GGTGTAATACCAGCGGCTGTAAGAGCTGCTTCAAACTAAGTCTTAACAGCCTGATTTACAAAGAATACGTGAGTAGTAACACTCTTAGTTTCCTCACCAACGGCGTCTCCACCGAGAATACCTCTATTCTCACAGTATTCTAAAGTATATTGAGTATAAGTAGCACCTACCATAGGTCTATCATCCTGATAAAGAGCGTTCCATCTAGTCTGCTCAGCAGTTGGGAGTCTGAGATTACGCATAATCCACTCGAATGTTCCAAAGCCTTCATTACCAGGAGTAATAGTAACTACATCAGTTACTCCATAGTTTTCAACTGAAGCATATTCACCTCTAGGAGTGCAGCATCCTGTAGTAGTACCAATACTAGGATCAAAGTATTGAAGTTCTACCTTAGAGAAAATTTGATAAGGATCCTGTGCAGTCAATTTTAACTTAGTACTTTCTTTAGTAGCTTTAAGCTGTTCAGTATCCATTGTAAACAACTTAAACTTAGTAATCATTTTGATTACCTTATCTACGATATTTCCGCCTTCTTCAGTAGAGGTTGCTGAGAACTCAAAAGTCCAAGGACGACCTTTAACAACCCAAGTATTAGAATACAATGGGTTATTATTACTTTGTGCTAAGTGTACATAAATCTCTACTCTGAAAGTACCTTTAGTAGCTTTATTAGCAGTAAGGGTTTCTTTTACTTTAGCCATATCTATAGTAGCTTTAGCATTAGATTGAGCTACTGGGTCTTGTTTGTAAACAGAACGAATATTCTTTACTTTAAATCTATTTACTCTTTTTACATCGAAGTACTTAGAGTCTCCTTTAAAAAGGTCCATACTTGGATTTGTATAATCCTTAGCACTGTTAATTACAGTAGTTGTTGTAAACTAAAACATAATTTAAATTAATTTAATTATTGTCTACGAGCCTATTGAGGCTATTCCTATTGTTGAGCTGGCTAAGCAATAGATTGTGAAATAGGTATATTTGATTGTAATCTAGGATCACCGTCGTGTTCCATAACTAAATGTACCAGCTCGTTTACTATCTCTTGACATACATAATCTGGGAACTCCATAATTTGTGAAGTATCCTCTGTTAAATCCATTTGCTCTTGTGTTAATCTAACAAACTACGGAGCTTTAATATAATCAACTGCTACTTTTGTTAATGTAAACACTGAAGTATCATGACCATATCTGATTTCACATCTAACAGTAGAACTATTACCATATCTAAATGGTGCATTTTTCTCTACCACTGACTAATCAGCAGTTCCAATTTTAATAGTTCTAGTAAAGTTAGCTACTCCTTCAGTTGAATCCTATTTCTTAGAACTATCTGTTCCAGTGCCAAGTCCTTTATCCTCAGGAGCTGTATAAGGATTTGTAGGAAGCTTATCAGAAGTATTTACATTATGAATGTAATAATAAGGTCTCCAAGGAAGAGGTCTATTATAAAAGTCATTCATAATTGTAGACCAGCTATCAGAAGTAAGTCTTTTAGCAGCAAAAGCCACATCAGAATTAGCATTCCAACATTTATGCTACTTTTTTAAAGTATATATACAAATGCAATTAAGCATATGCAGATAATCATCGGGAAGATTTACTTCAAACACTGCTCCATAAGGATTTTTAGCATTTGAATATAAAACATCACTCTAAACTTCAGTAATACCTGCTGTAGTATATATGTCAGAGGCTCTAGGAGTAAGAACTGTTGTAGCTTTTAATACTCTTAAATCATCAGTAGTTTGCTGATTAATATCATAAATATTATAACGTTTATTTATGTATTGGTTAACAGCTTTATTTATATAATAATTGAACTCATCTAAACGCATGCTAGGAGCGTGCTATTTAGATAATTCAATTAAACAAGATTCAAGTATTTGTCTTGCAGTCATAACTAAATTTTATTATTTAGTTTTCTTAGTATCTTTTGTATCTTTTGTGTCTTTAGGAGTTATAGTGTTATCAGCTTGTACATATAATTGTGGATAAGTGGCTCTCATAATTAATCCCTTTAACTTAGCATTATCAGGGTCTGACAACCAATTAATAGCTGCATCATCTGTAGCACCTAAATAATTATCATTGAAGCAAAGTAAATTATCCTTTACAATAATAACATTCTTTTCACGAGCGTCAATTAAAAGAATACGCAACTTAGAACGGGCATCTTCGTAAAGACCAATAATCTTAGCAGGATTCTTCATAGCAATTTGAATCAAGAAGTCTGTAATATCTGCACTAGGTACATTATCCATCTTCTTACCAAGAACTTTAGCTCTAGTAATTTGACCTTCTCTACTATCATCAATAATATATTTCAATGCCTTAGACAAGGTCTCTGTCCTCTTAACTCTACGTACAGAATCAAGTCCAGGATGTTCAATATAATATTCTGCCAAACCGTAACGTGGATGAGGATTCTTCCATCCCATTGTACCATCAATTAAATAGTTACCATTAGCATCTTTAGCGTAACGGTCAGGAGCAATATATGAACAATTTTTAATACATTCCCATAAAGCTGCATCTTTCATATTTTCAAGATTGAATTGAATGCCATCATAAATTTTAATTTTAGCATTTTCAGCTACTAAATAAACCTTTTCAGCACTCAAATTCTCCTTATCAGATTCTGATAGAATCATATTTCCTCTATCATCCACTCTTCTTACGCAGCTAGGGAAAGAACCTGTTTCTTTATCTCTACATGGATTTATAGTAATATTAGAACCTACTTTACTATAAACACTACGTAAAATTACAATATTATCATTATATTCCTATGTCATATTAATTCTTATTATTAAATACAAAATATAAGTAGACAGACTACTCTGCCTACTTTTATCTTAATAATTGTTGTTTACTATATTTATAGTAAAACTAACGTAGTCTTTATTATTAAACTTCGCGAGCAATGAAGGATTTGTATGGGTTAAATACACCAATACCTCCATAACCCCAAACAATAAGTTTACTAGCAGCAATAGCACTAGAAACTTCTCCAGAAGATAAACCATCTGCGCCACCTACACCAAGCACTTTATTCTGAATGAATTCACCATTCTTGAAAGTGAATTGTGCTACACCTGGCTTACCAGTAGAATCATCTGGACTTAAATCAATACAAGCAATAAATCCTTTCTCGTTACCATATTCACGAGAGAAAGCTCTATCAACAGTAAAGACTAATGTGTTACCAAGATAATTGTAAGAAGTATAACCCTTAGCACCAACTTCTACTTCACCATTAGCCTTCATAGAATACAAGAATGTTCCATCTGTATGGAAGCTTTGCAGATATTCTCCCAAAGTTGTAGTAATATCAGCATCAGCTTTTTCATTCATAACAAATACCCACTTATTTCCTTTAGGATTATTAGCTTTCTATGCCATTGTAGTAACAATAGTGTTAAGAACATCTACTGTCATCTTATTATAAGCATACTTATCAGCATAAGCTTCAATTTGTGGAATCAAGCCAGGACCAATATAAATAGGTCTACCAGTTGTTGGGTCTTGAATTGTAGACTTACCATTCTTATCAATAGAACTCTTATTAAACAGTAAACCGTTGTTCTTAACGAACATAAAGTTCTCAAGCAGAACTTTTTCCTTCTTGTCCATCTTATAAACAGTCTCCTGCATAGCTCCATTACCCTTACCTTGAGAGATATTTACAAAAGTATCTTCCATAGCAGCATATAATGCTGAGTAGGTCTCATCGTTACGGAACTGAGTAATGTATCCACGGAAACGTGAAATATTGCTCTGATATTTGCAGTAACCTTCTTCATGCATTTCTGGCATTGAGTTACTCTAGAATCTTGTCAACATACCAATCTGACAAGCATCCTTATCAAGTACTGAGCTGTAATCATCATCAATCAAACGTCCTTGAATTTCCCAATAATTATCAGCACGTCTCTGTGGTCTAGTAATACAAATAACTTGCTGTCTAGACTCTTCAATCATAAAGATGTCATACTTTTGATAGTAATTTTCTTTAAAGGCGAAAGTAATTTCTGTGCCATTAGCACCATCTTCTGTAGGTACGGCAGCGAATTCAATACGTTTAATTTGATTAGTTTGAATCTCATATTCATACATTAATGAGTTCAAACGCTGGAACTTGTTACCACTCTTAGTGTTATTATAAATAACATTTTTAAGTGAAGTAGTTAAATACTCAGCAGTGTTCTAAGGATAGAGATTTGCAACAATTCCCAAACGAGCAGGTTTTACACCTAAGAACTTATAAAAATCTTCATATGTTCTAGTATTACCCATAGTAGGGACTTGTGTAGTAAAATTTGCAACTAACATAATTTAATTAATCTTGTAAATCGTAAATATTTTTATATTTATTAGGTTTAGAGACCAATCCAGTCTTCCTTGTTTCCTTAGGGCCGAATATTACGGTCTTCTTACCACTTTTACCATCTTCTAAGCCTTTGGCATAAGAAGTACGGCGAATTTCTGTTATCTAATGCTCATAGTAATTCCGCATATTATCAATAGCTTCGTCTCCGTGAAGAGCATACCAAGACATTTTAGTAAGAGTTTGTGGGTCGTTAATTGCTTTATTAAGATAGCTTATACCAGTAGCATCCTACTAAAACATAAAATTATATAACTCCTACTTATCAGCATTTGATAGATTAAATGCAAAGTCATTACCCTAATCTAGGTTATTTATGGAACCAATAATAGCTTCTTGAAACTACTAAAGTTGCTCAGAATCTTGAGCCTATTTTTGAGCCTACTCTTGTTCTGCCAATTCTTTCTCTTTTTGTTGATATTCTGAACGAATACCTTCTACCTATTTAGAGAATAAACTTTCGTTTTGTTTAGCAGAATCTAGAGCAGCAGCGGCTGTCTCATCATCAACATCTGGAACCCGACTCTTTAAATCGAGTAAGTACAAGTCATCATCAGAAAGTTCGTCTACTTTATAAGAGACTGGCTATTCCTACTGATAATTCTTAATTGCTTCCTAAGCAATATAATCGGCATATTGCTAAGTTGTTAAATTGTTATTACGAAGATAATTGATTAATTGTATCTCGTCCTCGTCAAGATCATCAGAATCATTATGAGTATCTTCACGAGTTCCTTTTAAAATATTCAACTAATCTTCTAATGGCAAAGAATCAAAAGGTAATTCTTGAATCTATCCATTTTCATCTTCGTACTAAATTTTATCTCGGTCAGTAATGTTTTGTTCTTTAAGTAACGCAGTGATTACGTCTTCATCTTCCTAATGGTTGTCCTCATCATTATCATTGTTAGGGACATTATTATCTTGATTAGAGTCATTGTCTGGGTCCTAATTATTAGGAATCAGTACATCATCCATCAAATCATCATTTAAGTCATTAATTCCTATTGCCATATTGTATATTATTTAATAATATTATACTATGTTAAAAAAAATAAAAGTCAAAATAACAAAATTACTCAGTTGAAGATTTTAATTTATCCTATAAATCTTTCACTGCTTTTTGTAAGTTAGCTACCTAAGATTTTAATATAGTAATATCACTTGTATTTGTACCCACATTACTGGAAATAGTATTTAAAGTATAAGTCCAATTATCCACTACAGATAACACTCCGGTGTTAGTAATAGATAAACCATTACCTACCATAATTCCTCCTAAAGTACTAGAGGTTGCTATAGATAAAGCATACCTGTTAGAATTTACCCACTTAGTAGTAGCTAAATTTTGAGAATTATCTTCTTTAGGTAATTCCCATCCTTCTTCTAGTCTAGGAAAATTATCAGATTTTTTAAATACTGTATTTATTAAATTTGGAGTATCTAGATTTGGGGATATTAAAATTTGATTTTTTGTTATTGCACAATCAGAATAAAATCCATTTGTTAAAGAGTCACTACTATATTTTTCAGTTATATCTCCTATTATTACTGAATAGGTATTATTACTATATACAAACTTTTTATAGTCTGTAGTAAATCCATAAATAGTAGGATCTTTATATTTATAGTAACAAATTGGCTAATAAGTTAGTGTTGGAATATCTTTATCACACTATACTTTAATAGAAGTTCCTGAAAGTTCTACTATAGTAACTAAATATTCTTCATTCTAAGAAGAATCATTATCATAAATATTAAAGTACAAATAATCTCCTACTTTATAATTATTTATAGAATACTTTAAATATAAAGTATAAAGATTTTCAGAGTCTGTAGAGTCATTTACATTATTTGGGTCTGTAGAATCCTCTATATTTGTAAAGTTATCTATAACATCTGTTATAATATTATTATAATTATAATGATACTATAAATTATCTAAATTATTGGAACTACTGGCACTAATAGTATCAGCAACTATATTATTTATTTTTAAAGTAGACTTACCTCCAGAACTAGTAATATAAAAAGAGTTATTAATATCTTGTAATTCATTTATGTATAAAGGTCTTTCACATGATATTGAATTTTCTGATAAGTTAAGTAATTTTGTATTATTAATTTTAAAGTAATGATTTTTAGAATAATTAGTTATACTTTCAGTATACTAATCTAAACCTATATTTAAAGAAGAAAACTAGTTGCTATTTATAATCTACATAGGTATAGAAGACTATATAACGTATAATCCTTTTTCTTTTATATATACATATCCATCACTCACATTCTGCTAAGCCTCTTCCAAAGTATCATAATATATGCCAATATTTTTTTGTGCCTATATTTGCTACTCCTAAGTAATATTTAACTAAGGCAAATAAGACACTTGATTCTCTCCAGTACTACTATTTAATGGTAATACAGTATCCTAATACTTTACATATAAAACATCTTTAACTAAATATAAACCATTATCAATAATATTATCTTTAGAAGAAGCTTCTTTAATAATATCAATATCAACATTTATTTTCCCATTTTTTACTAGGTCTATAAAACTAGAACCTATCTAAACTTTTATTCCTCCTCTAGTTTTTAATAATAAATCTCCACTAACATTACCAACTGTTTCATAAGTTCTTCCAAAGAATTTTTCCATATTATTCTATTGTTATTGTTATGTTATTTTTATCTTCTAGTAGAGCTTTATATATTTTTTTAAAAGTTTCTTTACCATCTGTTAATTGTCCTACCACAGTGTTTTTCCCTACCAAAATACATCCATACGTAAGATCCTAAGCTCTAGGTCCATCTCCTACGTGCATTAAAATTCCACTATAACCAGGGACATTTAAAAGCCTAGGGACTTTGCCATTACACGTATCTTTATAAAACTATTTTTTACTAAATTTAGGACTTACTACATCTAAAGTTACTTTATAAGTACCAGTAGGAATAGCAGTCTAGCCATAGATCTTTTTCTTTTTAATCTCATCTTCCGACATATTCTAAGTTAAACCTCTGTCAGTGTCCTCTAATGTATTTGCAAAAAAAACACCATTGATAAATAACTTACCAATGGTGTAATTAGGTTTTTTAGCAATTCTTTTTACTAAAACTTTTATCATTTATAAAATTATTAATAGTTTCTTGCTACTTCTCCATTAGTTTAGCTATCTAAGAAAGAGAATCTTCAATTTTACTAAATCTCTATTCATTTTGCTATTTTTCTTTTAATACTGGGTTGAGTTCTAGAAGAAGCTTATCTGCCTTTTGTAATATTGTTTTCTATGTATCTACAGAATCTATAATAAGTTTTGCATTAGTCTTCATTGTCTCAAGTTCCTATATTAAATCTTTCTAATCAGTAGCTAGTACTAAATTATTAGCTCTAGTAACAGATAGCTATTCAGGTATAGTATAAGTAGCTTGTTTATCTTTTACATTTATAGTAACATCAATTACTATTTTACCTTCCAAATTAGGTTGAGGTATTCCTACAGCAGTAACAATACCCTCATCAATAGTTACATTCATTTTATCAAGAATGTATACTTTGTTGTGTTGTTTAATGTCTCTAAATATCATATCGTGATAATAAAAAAGCCCAAGAAGTTAGACTTCCTGGGCTTATGGTTTACGCAGTAGTAGTTGTAGTTGGTTTTAACTATGAAATTAAATACTAATTCTGTCTAACTTGACTAAGTTCAAGTCTAGCATCATTGTATTTCTACTGCAAATCTTGATTCCAATGTGTATTAAGAGTATCAATTATATGTTGAGTATTACGTTGATTATCTCTTAATATTTCGCAAGTTTGTGTTTTAGTAGCATAGTTTGTAGATGCAAATCCTCTTTCTACTCCAGTAGTTAATGTGTTAATAGCATTATTTAAAGAATAGTTAGTGTCACAGATTTTACTAGCTATAGTACTTGTTTGATTAGCAGTAGCTAATTGCTATTCATAACCCATCTTTAATAAATTCTGCTAAGTCTGGCAGCAGCAATCTTTTAACTGCTATACTATATTTAAATCACCTAAGTTGGCAGCATTGATTACTCTCTCAGCAGAATATCCAACTTTGCCAGCTACATCCTGTATTCCAGAACGTACAGCGCATATAGCATTGTTAAGTGAATTAAAATCGCAGTTAAGATTACTTGCTAACTAAGTAATAGCATTATTATTACCCTTAACAGCATCCATTAATAGATTACTATTCTAGTTATCTGACATTTGATTTCTAATGGCATTTAACTATCCCTAAATTTCTGCGTTCTAAACACTATTAGCATTAGTTCCCCATAATCCATTTCTTCCAAACATCATAAGGAATACTAAATAGATAAAAGGATTATTCATCCACTAATTGTTGTTTAACATAGCAGCCATTGCCATTGGATTATTGTTGTTCTTACCCATAACAGAAGCCAATAAAGCATCATTGTTATCAGTACAATAAATTTTTTCTACAGTGTCGCTCATAATTAAAAATAATTTACTCAATTTTTCAAGGAAAAACTCATCTATAAATACTAGTATCTAATTGTATTGTTAATATATATTAAATAATGTTCAGCCAAAATAAAAAATAAGGAATTATTAAAAATAATAACTACGTAGTCACCATTTCTAATAATTCCTTATTACTTTATTTGTTAATTAAATTTAAATGAAAGATTCCCAATCAATTTCTAAATTCTTATTCTTTACATCTGCCATCCATCTGCAAAACTAAATACCTTCATATCCATCTTTATCATTTGCTACTTCCATAGCATATATTATACAAGATTTAGCATCTTTTAACAATAAAGGGTAAAAATCTGCATGTGCCATGTTGGCAGTATAAATAATATCTCCTATAGTACTACTAATTGGGATAATATATCCTAATTCATCAATAATCTATTTTACATCAGAAACATCCCAATGTTTATTAGTTCCATCGGAATTAACCATCTATTCACTAGCAAAATCTGCTAATTTAATAGTAAAATGTTTACCATACTTTTCCAAGTACTACTCTTTTGGTGTTAAAGATTTAGAAATTTTTTTAATAATTCTCATAGTCGTAATAATTTAAAAATTTTACTGTTTATTTACTTTATCTAAAATAACTTGCATATTATCTTTTATATAATTAAGTAAATCTTCCTCAGAATCTTTAGGTGCATTATAATTTACATCAATATGGTCTGATGTAACTGTTTTATAATAACTCATAGTCTTAGAATTATTAACATCTGTCATGCTAATATTAAATGAATAAGAATTATCTAAATTAATATTCAAAGATCCTGAGATATTATATTTTTCTGTAGAATCACTTATTTGATAAATTTCGTTTTGTTTTGTTATTTCCATTACTTAACAAATAATTCATAAAAAGCTTCCATAAGATCAGCAGCTTTTACTTTCTGACCATTAATCTCATACTCGCCATCAGAATTTACATCAAGAATATCACCATACTCATCTTCTGTAAGTGTGTCTTCAGGTGCATCCTTAATATCTTCATTACCTTTTTGTACAAGATATTCCTGATATTCTGAATTAGCTTTATTATTCAACTCATTGAACTTAGTTTCCTCTTCAGGAGTACGCTCTGTCTTATTAGCTAAATCTCTTAATTCATCTGAAACAATTTGCTTACTAAATTCTTGTGTATCTTCATCAAACTGTTTCTTAATCTTATTATAAGACATTCTAATTCTCATAATCTTTACTTTTAACTCCTTAGAGAGTTCCTTGCCGTTACCAGCTAAAAGAATCTTTGTAATAAGATTCTGCTTTGTCAAAACATCATTTAAAGTCATAAATCATTTATTTTTATTAAACATATATAATTGTATATTATTTTATAATAAATCAAAAGTTAATAATTGTTATCTGAATTTAACATACCCAAATAAGCAAACTGTAATTATCTTAGCTGCACCGTCACCTGAATATAGTGGATTTCCGCCCCACCAACTATTGTTATGCCCATTAGCTGGATGAAATCCCTTCACCTGTACTGCATTACTACCTACAGCATCACAATGAAGCCACCACGCGCCATCGCCTCTATGGTTTCCTACCCAATGGCCCATTCCTGATCCAGAATAGTGTACTGATGCAATAGCCGCTTTAATATAGAATGTTTGAAATGATGTATCAGGGATATTAATAAGGCAATAAGCCCCACCTCTAGTATAAGTAAATGGAACTGAATATCCCAAGCATGGGAAAGAACTGCTTATAGTGCCATCATTACCATTAAATAAATTTAAATATCCTAAGAATATAGGATAGCTTTCATCCCCATCAGCAAAAGCTAGTTTATGAACTGCCTAGAGCCCATTAGTTTCTCCAGTAGACATATCACCTTCCATATAACCAACATACCAATTTGATGATCTATGTGCATTAAAGATAACACTAGTTAGATAATTATTATGAGTACTTGCAAATCCATTTATCCATCCATAATCAGTACCTGACTGATCAAATGTCACAATTCTGCCTGATTTTCTCTTACTAAAATCAAATGATGATTGATGAGTATAACTAAAGTTGGAGGCGTGTTCCCCGTCAACAGTATCAGCATTAAAATTAGTCCATAGAGAGGTCCCACTAGAATAATGGCTAGAACCATTATAACCTATATACATACCACCTTTACCAAATTTAATACCTCCCGAATTAGCATTATTTGTACCACTTAAACCAATAACATTACTTATATTGCAGTCTCCCATCCAACAGTCATCACCCATAAGGATAGCATTATAATTACCATTAGTAGGTAAATATAATTGTCCTGTTGCTCTAATATTTCCTATCACATCTAATTTTTGTGTAGGGCTATTAGTTCCAATACCTACATTTAAATTAGTATCTATACATAATCCCTGTCCAAATCCACTATTATTTGCTCCTAATTCTAATTTTCGTCCAGACCTAGCCCCTAACCAATGAGTGTAAATATATCTACTAGCAGCAGCATCAGAGCCTATGTCATAACTATTATCTACCTTAAAATGTATATTGCCAACTTCTGATAAAGAACCACTTACATTACCAGTTCCATCAAAACTTTGACCCCAAATAGTTCTAGGAGTTTGAAGTTTAGTTGCAGTAGACGCATTTCCTGATATATTATCTGTGATAGTGCTAACCTAAGCAGATAAGTATGTGCTCATGGATGGAGTTTGTACTGCAGTGATAATTCCACTATATAGAGTAAGTCCCTCATACAATGATCCTTCTGAACTCTAACTTATTACTGTAGTAATAATTCCATCCCACTAACCAACAGTATTGTACCATATTTCTGAAGTTTTATCACTGTCTTTATAATATAATCTAAACCTATTTGGATCATAATTAGAATTACAGCATATATTAAAACCTTTTGCCAAGTATGACGACGCACCACCTCTGAGATACACTAATAATATAGCATTTCTTCCAAAACCAGAATGCCCTGACTATACATGAATTGTGGCAACAAATTCTCCATTCTAACTAATACTAGGAATACTAGCTAGTCTTACCCAGTATGATGTTAATGAATGAGCAGTGTAAATAGCTGCTTTATAAATTATACCAGTATTCGGGGTAGTAGATATAGCATGTCTATTATCAACTGTATCTGCATTATTTACCTAGGTAATCTCATTGCCATATATATAACCTTTATTGTTATTTACATAAGTATTCTAAGTAGTTAATATTGGATAACTATTATGATACAATTTAGCAGCAGTATTAGTTTTAAACTATATAGTATCGTTAGTATCATTCATCTAACTAAGTACTAAAGTAGTTCCTCCTGCTACACCCGATCTAACTAAGGTAATAGAAGCTGCATCACTACCATCTGTAGCCGATTCTACATTAGGATTCCAATAAATGCCTCCTCCTATAGATAAGTTTTTAATATTATTTGTTTGAATGTTGGTAGCATATAATGTCTAACTACTAGTCTGCCAAGATAATTTATCATAAGATTTATAAACAGCTCCAGTAGAATCACTGGTGTTATTATGAGAATCTCCTCCCCATATTAGAGGATACCAAGCAGCATCTGTAGCTGATAAGAATTGGTGTAATGTTACCCTACCTCGTATATCACCAATATCAGAAGTATCTAACACTCTATATTGACCTTCATTCTACCAAAAACAACCATCTACTGAAATATACATTTTACCATTATTCTCAGAAATAGATAAATCTCCTCCATTATAATGATAATCAGCTGCTAAATTCCAACCTCTAGGATTCCAATTACCATATGACAGATTTTGTCTATTCAACTTAGCATCAAGAAGACTATTCACCTCTGACTCTGTATAATAGCGAGAATCTAAGATACCTGAATAATTAGACGAATCAAGTATAGTTTTCCAGGCTAAGGTGTTAGTCATCTTTGCATCCTCACTAGAACGTATATACAAACTACCTCCATTAGCTAATAACATTTGTCCAGACCACCCACTTGCAGCTCTAAATTTAAATAATCCAAAGGCATCAACATTAGCAGGCTTTCCAGTAATCTTATTACCTCCACCAGCATATAAAACCTAAAAATTATGATAAGCAGAATTAAAAGATTTATCATCAGCAGAATTAACTACTAAATAATCATGACTGTGATTAGAGACAGCAGCTCCTATAGAACCAGGTGTAATATTTATATTCTTAGCAGCACTTCCATCATAAGGACCCTGGCTTGTTCCATTTAAACTAATAGTTAGGGCATATGGATTTTTCAGAGAAGTAGGAATTTCAGACACATGAGCTAATCTCGAATATCCATTAGCATAGTACTCACCATCTAACACCATATTTAATGTAGCCACATTAGCATTAATTCTTTTTAACCATAAAGACATATTTCCAGTATCTGTTGCTAAATTGCTTAGATATGAAGATTGTCCCCAAACACAAATGGCTTGCCCATCTGCTACAGCATTACTATTGTAATCACTAAACGGATTAATCCAAGTACTAGCACTTACACTAGTATTTCCATTATCAAGAAATTGGAGACTATATGCTCCATATTTAATATTGCCACTATAGGCAGTTAAATTTCCTAAAAAAGTACTTGCATTATTAAAAAAGGTTATTCCTGGATATGTAGTATTAGCAGCTTTAATTCCAAAATGTCCAGATATATTACAATCTCCTATGTAAGAGTCGTCTCCTACTAAATTCCAAGTATTATTTGCAAAATTAAGAGCACCTAACATTGTGCCACCTGTTAATTTTAAATATTTTCCATCATGATTATGCCCCTTTGTTGCATAAAGAGAATCAGTCTTTGCTTTTATATATTCCCATAAATGAATAGCCTTTCTCTTATATGGGACATTAACAGCATTAGTATCTGCAAATCCACTATTAGTTGCATATGAAGTAATAAGCATAGTGCCATCTGTTATGGTAGACGTACCTTCATTAACCTAACTAATAAAATTAGAAGTAGTAACTGTTTTAGCAGCAGAACCATCATATACCACTCCAAATACATTAAATGAGTATGGATTCTTTAAAGATGATGGAATGTCTGTAGTAAAAGCTAAAGTTTTCCAAGGTTGCCAAGTACCACCATTTTGAGCACGAGTGCTAACTTTACCTGAACGTATGTGTACAGCTAATTGAGCATCCCATCCACCAGTATTGTCCCAAGCTAAGTGTAATATATGAGAATCTCCAGCTGGTTTTCCTTCAGTAGTAGATGAAGTAGCATAAAATATCCTTAAACTACCGTCACCAAATTGTGCATTAAGTGAAGTTGGTCTAGCAGAATACCAATTAACTAATTTTCTTGCATTTGTGGAATTTGTAGAGTTTGTTGCATTGTCTACTTGAGTTATAGTAGTTCCATTAATAACTCCTTTACCATTAGAGATATAAGTAGATGAAGTATCAAGAATAGTATAAATTCTAGAAGTATCAGAACTCCATCTCAAAAACTATTTATCCTTAGTGCTATTATTTAATCCTATATATCCATATACACTTGATTTACCTCTAAATTGAATAGAAGCACCATTAGCATCATCGTTTCTTTTTATAGTTAATGCTCCAAAATTTGTAGTGTCAATAGTTAAAACACCCTACATAGTGTCTCCTGACTTCTTTACATATCTACCATCAGCAGTACCGCTACTATATACAGTAATACTAGTTCCATTTAATTTAATAGTAGAACCACTTATACCTGAGTTCTTAGATGTTAATACATTATACCAAGTCTCATCCTATTGATATTCATATTCGTGATGACAAGAAGCCACTTTAATATCTCCGGCGCTACTAAATGCCAGTCTAGATCTGTAAAAGAACTTATGATTTTCAGCATTCTAATTATAATTAGTTACAGATAATAATGCATAAGGATGGTCTGTAAATGGTCCAGTTGTTATAGTACTAGCATTACCTTTAGTATCTACCCAAAATAAAGCATTATTAGTTTTTGTAGTTAATATATCTTTTGCAGATAACTACTAGATAGATAGTTTACTATTTAATAAAGTATTTAATTTATTATCCTCTGTAATGCCTGCTAAGAAATTAACTATTTCTTCCCATTTATTAATAACCTTATCAGTATCAGTTCCAGTTATATTACTAACAAAGTTATAAGCTGTATTCCAACTATTAACTAAGGCGGAAGTAATACCATCGAGTACTGATTTATTAGCATGAGAATGGCGTAAGTTATATGCAGCGTTAGCTTCTGAAGCTATAGTGGCTAAATTATATATAGATTTATGTGTACCTTTTATTCCTATATACCACTTAGGTACAGAATCGTCAGAACTTCCATTACCCCCAGCCCACATAATAAAAGGTTCATTATAAGCAGATGACATAAATCCTTTAGTATCACTTCCTCCATATAATATACCTGAACCAAAATTACCTACACACCATTCAGGAGCTGGGTTATTAATTCTAACAGATAATAATAAATTATAATTAACAGGATATCCAAATACCTCTTTCCATTTAGCATTTCCATTAATACTTGGCATATTTAAAAAGAAAACAGAATTAGATAAGCCATGGGTGTGAGTAGATGGAGTAAAAGAACTAGGTTTTCCAGTAACTTCAGCCCAAGAAGGCCACCTAGTAGCTGTAGCAGGTTTATTAGTTATATAAGACCAATCTAAATTACCTTTAAATGTTCCAGTAGTAATTACTCCACTAGATGATATATAAGAAGTTTGAGTATTAGCTTTATTTCTAATACTTAAACCATTAGAATTATCGTCACCAAATTGAATAACTAAATCTAAGTTATCTCCTACAGTCTCTTCTGCATATAATTTAGCATAATCAGATTGTCCTGTCCAATAGAGTCCTCCTCTGGCTCCTTGAGGCTTTTTACTAGTGTCCCAACTACCACTATCTGCAAAGGTAATCAGGGCATTACTAGCCATTGTTCCTCCAGTAAGTTTTAAGTATCTACCATCGTGATTATGATCTGAATTAGACTTGCCATCAATTAAAGCTTTTAAAACTTTACCTTGTTTAGCAGAAAGAGAACTAGTAGTGGAATCACTAGTTAAGTTATCCACTACAGGTCTCCAAGTAGAATTGATAGTTACTATACCATTAGTATTAGTTAATATAGTATTACTACCATTTCGTAAGTCTAAAGTATGAGAACCTATACTTACATTATTTATTTTTATATCTCTCCAAGTATTAGTATCTGTACCATAAAATTTAACCCCTCGTGCAAATATATTTCGCCCCCTGAGGTCAAATGTAATATCTTTGTTATTTGGCGGAGTTGTTAAGGCTGCCACCGTAGAGGGATTAAATGCTATTTTCATTATTTATTATTCATATTCATATTTACCGGTACTAACATTATACCATGCTAGACCAAAACCTATATCAAAATCATCAGTAGATGTACTATCCTAATCTGCAGTTTTTACATAGATATCTCCAGTTGGCATAAAATTAAGAGTTTTATTACCTATAGAGACTCCACCAACTTTAATAGTTCTCCAAGTATTTATAAATGCATTACTAGGTAGTTTATACCAACTAGGAGTAGCCTAACCATCAGATGATGCTAATAAATAGAAAGATTGTCCTATAAAAGTCTTATTTGTATTTATTAATTGTGGAGCTAAGCCATTTGCATCTTTTGAAACAACTCCATAAGTAGTATTAGCCCAAGGAACATTAACATATAGCTACTAATTAGAATCAACTTTTACTGCATAGTTCTTACTCACTAAATCAGTACTAAAGTTAGTGTTAGCATTTACTGATAAATTTTTATTTATACTATCCCAAGTAAAAGAGATACCATTACCATTTTTAAAGTTAAGAGCAGTACTGTCAGAAATAGATAACACTTCTGTTGAATTAACATTTACAGCTCTACGTCCATGTATAGTAGCAGTTTTAGTAGTGCCACCAATAGTAACAGTTAATACATCATTTATATAAGTTAGAGTTGTAAACAAAGCTTTCTTTGCAGCATCTGTTAATCCTCCAGCAATAATTTCTGACTAATTTGTCCAAATTGGAGCACTATTACCTCCTCTGCTAGTTAAAACCTATCCCAAGGCTCCAGCAGTAGTAGGAGCAAAAATAGAAAAAGTACTAGTATCATTAGAATAAAATCCTTTCTAAACTCCGTTTATTGTATGATAAATCTAGCCATTAATATTAGTCTAAACTACTGTCCAAGCGGTATTTTCACCAGTTGAATCCGCAGTAATACAAATAAGTAAATCGCCTACTTCACACTATACTCCATCATACCTTCCAGCAGTTACTACTCTATAAGTATCACCTACTTTAGCAGTTTTAGATGGAAATTCTGCCTCAATTCCATTAATAATATAATTATTGGCAGAAGTTAATCCTATAGTGCCCTTAAATCGCATTGCATCATTAGCTACAAACGACTAATTAATCTTATCTAGTATAGTTTTACTATCCCATAAATGTTTATTATCTGCTACAGTATTATTTACAGGCAACTTATCTATAGGAATTACTCCAGTTCCCCAAGGAATATAATCAATTCCATGAGTAATTATATGACCATCTTTTGTAAAATATAATTTTATATAATCACCTGTCTCTGATTGAGCTAATTTTAACTTATCAGCTACATCATTATAAGAAGTCGCAAAATTTAATAATGCCATTATTTATTACTAATTTATATCCTCCCATTTGAGAGAAATACTATTGTTATTTATCGTAAAGTCATCTCCAAAATTTATGTTAGAATCTGCATTTCCATCATATTGTGAATATACAATATTATTTACGGTTGTTATCTATTTTTTAATAGGTTCAGTACTTACAATATGCCCATTCTAATCATACTATATTAAATAAGACTTAGGAATTTCATTAGGTGTAATTTTATTAGTATGTGCAATTGTTATAGAAGTTCCTTGTTTAGAAACAGTTAATCCTGAGTTATTAGGAGTAATTATATTCTCTATTTTTTTAGGAAGAACTTTATCTAAAGTAGTCACCTAATCCCCATTAATTAAAACAGCTTCTGCTACAGTTTGTGGAAATACCTAATCGTTTGCTAATACTACTTTAATTAATTTATTACTCATCGTATAAATTATTAGGTATATTATAATTTACTGTGACTGCAACTCCTGATGATGTAGTAACATCTTGGGCTGTTAACACTATAGATTTTAAAGCATTAAATTCAGTTTTAGTTACATAATCATCTAAGTTAACATCTGTTGTTAAAGAACCTATCTATTCCCAAATATAGGTAGAATCTTTATTAATACAAATATATTCTATAAAAATATTACCATTTACTCCTTCAGGATTAGGAACTAAGTATATAATGTTTTCGTAGTCTTTTCCCGGAGGAGAAGGTAACACAGTAACTATTTTATACTAAAATCCTAAAGTACTAGTATTAGTAACACTAATAACACCATCAGGAGAAATAGTAATTCCATCACCCGCAGTTAGTTTATCCTACTTATTCTATAAAGTATTATTTATACTAGTAAGAGTTTTATTAATAGTATCTATATTTAGAGTATTAGTTCCAACAATTCCTAAAGTAGTTTTTAATACTTTATCTAATGTAGTAATTCCTAAAGATTTTAATCCAGGAATATTAGTAGTGTTTACTACTACTGCCTCAGCTAAAGTAATAGGTACGAATTCCTAATTGTTTTGATATAATCTTTTTATTTGGGTACTCATAATGTAAATAAATTTTCTGGTATATTGTAGTCTATATTAGATTTTAGAGAGGATTTTACATAATCTAAATTCTATATAGCTTCATTAAAATAATCTTTAGTAATATAAGACGATAAATCTACTCCTGATAAATCTTTTATAAATTTATCTATCTAAGTTTTACTATATATATCTAAATTATCTCTAGCTAACTATTTTTCTAATTCTGTTTTAAATTCTCCTAAAAAATTCTCTTTACATAAATGCTGATGCCACTAAGGTTTAGGGCAATCTTTATGTAAAGCATTATCACAACCAAATCCAGTATTTATTTTGTCGATAATAGAATCTTTATTTACTTCTTTAGAAGGTTCTTGTTTTATAACAGGTTGTTCATTATGAATTACTCCATAAGTCTATTTAGGAGGCTCTATTATTTCAGGAAGTTGGATAATTTCTTTATTAGGTATCTCCTACTTTTCCTATACTACAGGAATAGTTATTTTAGGTTTTTTAATAACTTCTTCCTATTTGGGAATACGTATAGAAACAGAAATGGGCTAAGAATCCTTGACTCCTAGCCCAATATCTTTTTTAACACTAATTTTCATTTAAAATAACCTTATTTGGATATTTAGCAGTGTAGTCATATTTAAGTAATTCTTCAATAGTACTTAACTATTTTATATTCTAAAGATGTTCTGCAGTTATTGAAAAACATTTCCCAGCATATACCTCTAACTAATTAAGAAATTCTTTTAATTTATCTGAAGAAATAATTAAATAATTATCATTTAATTGTAAAGTTATCTATTTTGTACCACTGTCTATTAATCTAAATAAACCTATTCTAACATCTTTACTTAACCAATATTGTTTATCCTAATAATAAAATGAATTAACATATTTAGAAGCGTCATAATAAACAATAGATTTCTTTAATATGGTTTTTAAAGAGAAGAAGTTTAAAACTCCCTCTCTTAATGTTAATATTTCAGACCATTGTTTATTAGTTGGAAACGCTTCTTTATATATATTAAATATCTCATCTAAGGTATAAGTAGAATTTTTAACTATATTAATATTTAACTATTCCATTATTTCTATTGATAATTAAATTGTGCACAAGGAAGAGGTTTATGTTTTAGTAATCTCCATCCATTATATGCTGCTCCCTAGATTCCCATTCCAGTATTTCCATCATTACTGCCAGGTATCCATTGGTAACTATATTCATATCCGCTTACAGAATAATTACTTATTTCCTAGTAAGTATAGTTATGACATGTAGCATCTGTATTAGTACATAGGTTATTAGAGTCTGCTAAAGTATTCCATGCAGTTGGCATATAGTTACCAGCATTTTTATAAGCTGTAGAGAATATAGGATTTTTTAAATCCCCTGATTCTTTAGGTATGGCATCTGATATATTAGATTTTATAGGAATATCTCCAGTGGAGAAATTATTTCCTGCTGCACTATAACCTCTGTAATAAATTAAAGTAGCTAATTCCTAGTATGAAGGGACATACCATTTACCTTTACTAAAATAATTCTAGAAGGCTTGAGTATTCTTTTCTTCTTCAGTTACTGTAGGTTCATACAAATATGTTTCATAGAAATATGGATATAACAAACACTACATTTGTTCTAGATGCTAATTACTTATATTTGGAATATTAGCTAATAAAGCATCTAAATTTTCTTTAGTAGTTATTGAATAACTGCCCCCAGTAGCTTGAATTAAATCAGGATAAGTTCTAACTAATAATCGTAACAATGTAGTGTTTACATTATTTACGTAAGCCTAAGTATCTTCTTTACCTGTAAATGTAGAAGGAATCTTCTATTTAAAGGTAGTCAAAGTAATAGGCTAATTAGCATCGGCATCTACAGTGCTCGTAACACCTTTAGTAGTATAATAAGTATCTCCAAGTCCCGGTACCTAGCTATTTAACCAGAATTTTACATTATAAAGATCTTTTCTATCATCAGATGCTCCCTAATTTGCTTCATCTGAATATCCTACATACTAAGGGTCTAAGTATTCTTTACCAACTATATAAGCTGTTCCTTCAGTAAGTGAAGTCTTATTGATAGCAAAGATTAGTCCCATTAATGTTTTACTAGGCATATAAGCACTAGAGTAGGTACCATCGGCATAAACAAAGTTACCTAATTCAGGAGCTCTCCAAGCAAAGTAAATATTAATAGTTCCAGAGGTTAGAGTATTACCATTAGTAAGTTTTACAGTAATAGTGGCTGTAGTAGTTTTAGAGGAAGAAGCTGTTTTTAAAGTAATAACACCAGTTCTATTATTTATAGTAGCTACATCTGATACATCAGAATTAAATCTATAAGTAATATCTGGAATTACTTTTCCTCTTTCAGTAATTAAAGCTACATTATTACCGTCAAGGCTTAATCCAAATGGATTTCCTGAATATCCTTGACCATAAACTGAAATCTCAGTTTCACAGGAAATATTATAAGCAGTAGTTACTTTATAATTAATATATAAACTATTATCTTGAGAATCTATATTTCCATATAAACTTACTAAATTAACTTTATCATTATAACTAATACCTTCTAGCTCATTGTCAGAATTAGCAATAGTTAATTTACCAGTAAGTTTAGCCTATAGTAATACTAACTTCTCTAAAGCTTTTAAAGAGATTCTATTATTTAAATTTCTTAAAGTGACTGACTTAAGACTAGGGCAAGTAATTAACTATTCGCAGAAATTTGAAATATCAAATTGTCCAACTTTAGCACAATTAATATCAACTGTTTCTAAGTTATTTAAACTTTCAAATCTAACCTCTTGTAAACCTTCATTATCAGTGATAACTAAACTAGTCAAAGCTGCTGGATAGTGTATTTTAGTTAATCTACTACCAGTAGGTAATGCTACCGTAGCTATATTAGTTCCTGTAAGAATAACTTCCTTTAACTTAGGAGTGTGTTTAGAATCAAGATTTATAGTAGTTAAAGAACGTACGTTAGTTAAATCTAATTTCTCTAACACATTACAATTTAAAGTTAGAGAAGGTGGCTGGAATAAAGGTAATTTATCAGAACCTGTATTAGCAGAAAACTCTAATAATTTTGGAGCTGATAAAGAGTAGTCTCCCTAATTAAATAATACCTAGTTAAAATTATCAAATCTTTGTATATAATTACCTCCTAATACATAATAAGAAGCATCATTTGTTAAAGATATAGTAACTTCAACAGTCTCTCCAGCACTTACTCTACTAGGAATATACAGATTACTAACACTACCAACTAAATATCCTAAATATAAATACTAGTAAGGAGTAATTCTTACCTTATAGGTTTGAGAATTTTGAGTATCTTCCTTTACTTTAATAGGAATACCTGCACCCTCACGTCCAAAAGTAGCTATTCTAGCTTGACTTAAAAACATTGTAAGTCTTTTACGCATAAAAGCTATTTCACTCTCTAAACAACTACCATGTTCCTAAGATACTGGAGTTTGTCCATTATTAACCCAAGTTACTCCGGCTTCTTTCTAATTATCAAAGAATATTTGAGCACATTCATAAGCTAGTCTAGATACATAGTTATACGTTACAGCTGGATAATATTTCTACACATAATAGAAATACTAAGTCATCCAAGTATCTAAAGAAGATTCAGCAGAACCAAACTTCATCTATAATAACATTGTTGATAACATATCATCAATCTTATCTTTATAAGTTATATCTACTAGTTCAAAGAATGCACTTGATCCTCCCCACATCTACTTATAAGTTTTATCAGATTCTAGAGAAGGTTCTAGTAAGAAATAAGGTTTTTTCTATAAACCTCTATTATCAGTAGCTAAGATTGTATCCATATCATCCTATAATAACTAGATTTTGCAATCTTTATTAAATAATTTGAAATATGTATTCTTAGCTCTATTATCAGTACCTGCAAATAATCTAATGAAAGCTTGATGATATATTACATCATCAATATGGAAATATGTTCCAAATTTATTTTTGAAATCAGTTTTTAAATCTTCTATGTAAGTATTAATATTCTCAACTCCAGAAGTGCCTAACTATTCATGGAATTTTTTCAAATTAAAGGTTTTATACTCATAGACATTAGTGTTATAAGCACTTTTAACTGTAGATAATTTCTAAGAGCCATCATCATTTAAAACTGGTAATCCAGCCGGAACCCATAACATAGAATATTTATCATATCTAAAGACATCCCACTAAGCTCCTCTAAAATAAGTATTATCCTAATAATTAATACTTGTAATATAATACTTTTTAGTTATATCAAGAGAAGTATTACGAGGGTCATTTAATGAATAAGTTTCTTTATAAGGTAATAAATTAATAGTATGCATATATACAAAATTATATGCTTCTATAAACTTATTTAAGGTTTTCTATCCACCAGTGGACATTGTATTTCCATCATCATCAGAACTATCTAATCCAAAATCAACATCAAATGAATCAGATAATGCATAAGAAGGCGCTCCTTCATTTACTACTAACTATTGGGTTTTCCAAGTTTCACCACTTAATGTAACTATACTAGGACTCCAAGGAGCTAACCAGTTACACAATTCTCCATTATTTTCGGCTCCTTCTAGTAAAATATATTCAGGAGTTGTACTTTCAGAATAGCCAAATGTATTCTTATCTCCCTTTGCAGAACCCCAAGTCTAAAATCCCGCAAACATTATTTTAGAATCATCAAGCTAAGCCAAATCAGATAGCTTATAATTAGATACATCCTTTAAATCAGTTTCTACATAGAATACTATAAATGTATCTTCAAGACAAGCTTTTCTTCCTTTTATTTCTTCAGGTGTAAAGTCTGATTTGTCTACACAAGCATCCCATAAATCATGGAAAGCTCTAACTGCGCCTATTTTATGAGACTACATAGAAGAAGCATAATTAAATTTACCACATAACTTCTATATACCAATAGCACAATCTGTATCCTCTGGCATATAGTAATACTTACTATTATACTAATAGTTATTTGGATTATCCCCTGTAGGCTCAACATATTCATCAAGTTCCTCGTTATAACATCCCTATGAAGTAAATGTAGGCTTCTTCATCTGAATATTATACCAATAATATTTCATAGCAGAGGTACCTTGACCACTAATAGATGTATTAATAAATCTACCAGAGCAACGATTTATCTGTGCTTCTGATAAAACATGGCTCTCTTCAGTAGCTATACTATTTACATAATTTACAAATACTGTGCATCCTTTAATAGATACTCCTTTAACTAAATTAAACTAATGAGGATATCCATGGGTATTTGGCATTATATATACCAAAGTATTATATAATGATTTAACTTTATTATAAGATATATAAGTATCATTATTAGCATCAGTAGCAACTAAGTCATTTAACTACTGGAATTTAGACTTTTCAGTAACAGAAGACATAGTAGAGATATAATTATTTTCTATCTCTTTTAAAGTTAAAGCTCTATTATATATTCTGAGTCCATAGATATCAAGATCTGCAGATTCTGGACTAACTTCTAAATTAAATCCGTCATACTAGAAATCTGTCAAGTAATCATACTTGTATAGACGATCAATACCTCCATTTATAAATATTCTAACTAAATTAGTTGTTTTGTTAGCTATTTTTTTAACTTCTTTTGGAACTTCTCTTGCAGGAGCTCTAAAATTAGGAACAACTTCAATTAAAATATGAGTTCTTGTATCTCCCTAAAATATAGAACTTTTAGCAGTTGTGTCTATTTGGGTTATGTCTACGTTACCATATTGCCAGTTAAGTTCTGTAGGATATAATATAAATCTTCCTAATTTTAATAATGGTTTAGTCTCATCACTAATGTTATAAGACTTAAAATCTAACTCAAAAGTAAATCCCTAATTAGTTAACTAGTCAGATAAATCTAAGTTAATAATATTATTAGGATAATTTCCAGCAGATAATCTAAATACTGTTAAAGCATCGTCAGTAGTTAATCCATCAGGAGAAATTACTTTATCAAGAACTTCTTTAGTTATAATATTAGAATTATCAGGAGAATACTAATCAAAATAATAAGAACAATCAGGAGTATAACTGAAAGAACCTTTATTAGATACTTTAATAATAGTAGAGGTATCCCAAGATATTATATCCTATTCATCTATATTTACTACTAATACAGTGTTAAATATTTTTTGAGAGGCAGTTATTCCTAAGAAATAACTAACATCCTATTCAATAACTCCGTCATCCCCAACTAAAGTTATTGTCTTAGTTTTATTTAACTTATAGTCTTCTGAGTTACCAGTTTCAGTAAGTTTAGTAACTATAGTAGATTCTTCCTAAGACTAACCTTTGAAGTATATAGATAATTTATATAACTTACTAAATTCCCAGTTATTTACCCCAGTAGATATTTCATTTATAGCATATAATACTTTATTAAAAGAAGTTACCCCCTTAGTATTTATTACCTAAACTTTTAAAGTATCAGATTTAATAGAAGCATTGCTAGTTACTGCTACATAAGCTTCGATAGTGTTTACTCCTGTATCAGTTAATGCTAAAATTAAATTATCCTAGTTTTTAACTGTAGAACCATTTATTTTATAGTAAATTAAATAAGAAGCACCTCCACCATCTTGCACTTCAAATCCAGCAGTACCTGAGACTATATAAGATTTGCCTGAATATCTAAGTTTAGGATTAACCACTTGAATCTTTTTAGTAGTGGTAGTTGTTACTGTTTTATCTTCTATATTTGCAGATGCTATAGCTCTAACAGATATATTAGAAGATGTTACTTTAGTATATAAATTTGTAATTTCTATATACTATATATCAGGAGAAGATTTTATACCCTATTCTAACTATATAAAGCCATTTCCAATATTTACAAATAATTTCTAAGTACTATTTACATGAGTAACTTTATTAGTTAATGGATTAGTGGCGGTATATGTATATCTTACTCCTAAATATACTTTAGTACCTAATTTACAAAGTATAGTATCTTTATTTATCTAATTTTCGGAGTCAGTATTATTAAAATATACTCCTTCTATCTATATAGAATGATTATATATAGGTTGAGCTACACTTACTTCAGTTTGTACGATAGTATCTCCATTAGTATTAGCAATAGTTAATACATTACTAGAGCTATCGTATCCCATGCTAGCAGGTAAATGTCTAGATATTAAATCTTCTACCTGCTAGCCTGTAGCACCATCCCAATTCATTGTTAGATCTAGCTAATCTTGTTTATTTAAATTCTAAATTGCCATTTGTATTAATTATTTTTCCAAAAGTCATTATCTAACCAAGGTTTATCTTGTATCCAGGTACCACTGCCATAACAACTTTTAATAGCGTTATATACAGTTACCCAAACTAATTGAGAACCTTTATATATAGCTCCAATATCTTTCTAGACAAGCTACTATATCTAATCAATAAATTCTTTAATATTCTAATGAACTTCAGTTATTAATTTACCATTTCTATATATCATTTGCCTAGATCTTTTTAAGCCTTAGCTTTAAGCTCTTGTAATGATGTAGTTAAAGTTGCTACAGTAGATTTTAACTATTCTACATCAATTTTTAACTATGCTACTGTGCTCTTTTCTTCAGCAGAGTAATCATTAGTAGACAACTATTTACCTACAACTTTGTCTACCTTACCATCTAGAGCAGCCTAGGTTGCTGTAGAAATAGGTTTGTTCATATCCGAAGTATTATTTACTTGGTCTAAACCAATTTCTGCAGCAGTGTAGGTAGGTTTAACAGATGCCTTAGCCCAAGCACTAACATCACTAGCAGGTAATGTTGTAGGTATTTCTGTTTTGAGAGCAAAAGTTTTCTTATCTACTGAATAAGTCGAATTATCTACTTTACTAGAAATATCCTGTATAGCACTATCTGCTTTATTCAAAGATGCCTGAACTTTTGAAGATAAATCTGTTTTAGGAATACCTCCTGAAGGTTTTACATATTTACCACTAATTTCTCCAGGAAGATTTTCTAATGAAGTTTTTAAAGCAGCAGTAAAATCTTCAGTAGATAATTGCTTACCTTTTACTTTATCAACTTTAGTTCCTAACTATGTGATTATAGTAGTTGCAAAATTAGAATCATTATTTAAAGCTGCTGCTATCTCATTTAAAGTATCTAATGTTCCTGGAGCAGAATTAACTAGCTCAGATATCTTCTAAGTTACATATTCTTTTGTAGAATAAGTATCTTTAATATTGTTATCCTCAGCATCAAATTTAGCTGCTAAGTCATACACAGTTTCCCCGATTTTTAATTGATTTAATGTACTCATTGTTTAGTATTCTAATTAATAGTGTAAGTTATAAATATAGGGGTATTAGTATTATCCCTCCATCTTTTTCCTGCTTTTAATACTACTTTAAATCTATAAGTTCCTGGTTTAGATCCTCCATCACCTATAACATTATAATAGTCTGTACTTTCTAATTTATGGATATTTCCATCATAATCAAAAGTTTGATCAGTAGGTTTATCCACCAAAATAATGTCTAAAGCATGAACACCTAATTCTAAAACTTTACCAGAAACAGTAAATAAATTTTGTAAAGCATTATTAAATAAATCAACTATCTGTTCTTGATTATAGTAATTAGTTTCTAAGAATTCACTTGAAACTATGCCTCCATTATTAGACTCAGTACCATGAGTCATATAATAAACATCAGGGTCTTTAGTTTCTAAGTCATCATATTCCTACTAATCCATAACTACTATTTTAGGAACATCTTTATCTAAAGCAACATCTTCTCCATTTACTGCCACCTTCTAACCTATACTAAGTGTAGTACCTTCATTAGATATAGATTTTAATTGGGCTTCAGAATTAGTAGTTACTTTAGTATTTATCTAATTAGTAGTTTCTTCTTTATATTGATTAAGATTTTGCTAATCAGTATCATACTATGATTTTGTAACAAATACGAAGTTATCGCCCTCAATTCCGTCACCTCGTAAACTTTCTTTAGTTACGAAGATATCATCTACCTTCTATTTTGTATAGTAATTATCTAAAGTTTTAGATAGCTTAGATTCAGGGTTAGAACTATCTATATCATCAAGAGTAGCATAAACTTTAGCTAAATCTTGTAGTGCTTTATCAGTTTTTTCAGATAAGCTATTTAAAGCAGATATAGTAGCTTTCTTATTTACTTGATTAGTTAAATCTTCAAACTAAGTATATGATACATAATACTATCCTTTATCACTTATACTTTCTTCATATATATAATAATAAGTATCTTGATGCAGCCAAGTTTGACTATCATCTTTTGGAGTAAAATCTGGATTAGTATTATCCTACCACTTTTTATATTCCTACTCTGTACAAGTAATTATCTAAATTGCTTCATAAGAAGCTTTCCATCCTACAGCTTCTCCTATCTTATTTTTATCTATTAAAGTATAAATATTACCATCAGCAACACATACTACTGGCATTCCGTTATAAGCATACTTAGCAGGAATACTATATAAGTCTGCTCTAGTATCCACAACTAACCTAGTGTCTAATGGTTTTGGAGTTTGTACAGTTAACGAAACTCCAATGGCTGAATCTCCCTAGTATTTAAATCCCATTACTACATTAATTTAAATTGTAACTAATGTGGAAGTACTGAAGAATATTCATCATTTTTTGACCATACCTTATAAGTAATTCCATTTATCTATTCAGTTGTCTATGTCCAACCATTTAAGTCTACATCTAAAAATCCAAGACCTCCATTTACTTTAAAAGATAATAACTAAGAATTAGCTCCTGGCAATTTAATAACTGCTCTACCAGAAAGAGATATTTCCTATGTTCCAGAATCAGTATTAAATGCCACTAATTGCTATTTAAATACCTAAGTATTTGTACCTGCATACCATGGATAAGTAGCTATTGTAGAAGCTGAGGTTGAGATACTGCCAGCTTCTATTCTAGAATCTGTTGTTTCTCCTTTATTATTGACTAAATATTCTCCAGCTGCATAATTAACAGTTGCTTCATATTTATATACTCCTATCCCTATATAAGAAGCATTATCATAATGAGAATCATTAAATGATATAGTTTCTACTGTAGAAGTCTAAGATCCAGCATCATTCTAAGTGAAAGTTAACTCAGGATGTAAAAGAGAACTTCCTACTTCTACTAAGCCAGGTAATGCTGAATAAGATAAAGTTGGAGGAATTAAATTTCGAACGTAAGCAGGAAATAACATTAAATCTAGTATATCTGATATAGTTTTACCATTTAAAGATTCAGCAGTTGTTCCTTCTTTGATTCCACCTACTGTATAAGGAGAAGAACCTGTAGTTCCTGTAAGATATTTATCTGAATTTTTTAAAGATTCAATAGCAGTAGTATTAGACTACACCTATTCTGTATTATCATTTACATAAATACCATCTTCTTTAACTACAACTGCATTTACTTCTTCATTAGATACCTTTACTTCTAAAGTATTATCTCTTAATTCTATAGTTTTAGAATTTGCTAAATGTTGATTAATTCTGTTAGTAATTTTATCATCAACGTTTAGTTCTTCCAGTTTTTTATCAAATTCTAATATAGAGTTATTAATCTATTCTATAGAATTATTAATCGTTGTAATATCTTCAGTATTCTATTGTATGGAAGTTTGTAATCCTGTAATATTCTACTAAATAGTTTTAACATCTTCTATTAACTATTTAATATTTTTATCACTAACTTCATAAGACTAAATTAATCTTATACAATAGTCTAAAGCCTACTATACAGTTTTTATATCTTTATAACTATCTAACTATATATCTGAAGGATAAGTATATTTTCCAGTAGCTCCTAAAATACCTAGATTCTTTAAGACTTTATCTTTCTCAACCTGAGTTCTATATTCTCCTAAATAATTGTTTCTTAGTAAAGGTATTTTGAATGGGAGTACTGGTTTACCTTTTTTACAAGGTTCTAATTTAGCATTATCTACCTAAGTGTAAATAGTCTGTATTGCCATAATTTAATAATCGCTATTTAATATATTCCATACCTTCTAATTGAATAGGCATATTAATAAAGCTAATTAAAGCTAAAATATATTGATAATCATTTTTATATCCCTTAATAGCTTTATTAATATACATATTATATTGCTTTATAGCTTCACATTTTAGAGCATCCACAATCAGAATATAATTTATTAGTATTAGTATTAGAAGCAGTACAAAATCCTCCACAAGTTTTAAATTGTTCTATAATACGTTCCGCTTCTAAAAACTATTTAAATCCTATTAAATAATCTATTATATTTAATGTCATCCATATAAAATCTCTGGCATATATATTAGAATCATATTCTGAAGATTTACATTTATTTAATAAAGAATCATATATTTTTTTACAATAATTTATATAACACTGCTATAAATTGCCATTAAAAAATATATCAATCTTACAATGTAAAATATTTGTTCCTTCATAATTACGTTCTAATAATTCTTTTACTTCGGCTTCTACAATTTCTCCTTTTACTACTTTTTTTAGTTTATCATTTTCAACAAAGTATATACCTTCTGAAATAAATTCTGATAATTCAGTATCAGGATTTTTTAAAAAATTATCATACCACTAACGTGTTGGGAGAACATAATGATTAACTACATAATAGCCATCTTCTTCAACATGGAAACTACAAACATCCATATTATCTTCATGTTTATTAATTAAAACATCCTATAATATAGCTTCTTCCATATTTACTTTAAGAATAGTATTTAATGTTACTGTTTTACTATACTTATATTTTAATGTAGAGACTCCATCTATTTCTTCTATTTTAGAATCCGGATAATCATCTCCTTCCGGAATATAATAACCATATTCTTTAGAGAAATCTTCAAGTGTTATATCTCCCTATAAGGAGTTATGTATATCAATACTAAATTCCATTATTTAACAATTGATATTAAAGTAGGAGAACTCCATACCGTAGAACCATTTAACTAATATACATCATTTACTACTGTAGCATTAATCATCCACAAATACCCAGTGAAAGATTCTGTAATCTAATCTTTCCAACCTTCAACTTTACTATAGTCGTCGCTATTCTCTGTAACTGGAGGAACCTATATAGTATCAGTCACTTTATATTTATAAACAGGGATACTATTATATGCCCATTTAGCATTTTGTGCAATATTAAAAGCTCCCCATTCTCCAGTATTAGTTCTTGTTCTAGTAGCTATGTATCCATTTGGATTAGTAGCTGAAATACTTACAGGCGATTTAGACCATAAAGCATTTTCAGGTTTAGCTAATATATTCTCTAAAGTATCATTATAATAAGGTTTAGATGCTCCATGATCATCAATACTATTATAAGCTACAGTTACTGCTTTAGTATCAGCAGATCTTGCTGTATATATAGTTTGGGTAGACTAGGATGATACACTAGCTAATTCATAGGATACACTAGTTGCTGAACTGTCAGCACTACTGCTAGCTTTTATTTCAGTCTTTTTCCAAGTATATGGAAATTCCGCATCTGGTTGCACAAAGTATTCTCCCCACTAAATACTTTCATTATCTTTAACATCATCAAGATTCTTGTATGTTGTTTGTGCATAAGAAATCTTTATATTTAATTTTATAGCGTTTTCAGTAATTTGACCTATAGAAGTTGTTAAATTACTTAACCACTACTATACATTTGTTTCACTATTTCCATTAATAGCATCAATTACTTCAGCTTTTGATTTTGGATATATAGGTGTCTTAGTCGAACCTTCACTGCTATAAAGTTGTGTTCCAATTATATCACTCATTAACTTCTTAACTATTTTACCTTATCATTATAAGGATTACCATCATATAACTACTATCTTTCTAATTCAGTACGTTTAGCATCTTCTTCAGCTTGTCTATCTTTAAACTATCTATCGGTTTGAGCTTTAAACCATTCTAAGTCCATTTTCTATTTAAGCTCTTCCTATTTAAAGTTATCTGCCTATTTAGCTAACTACTGTATCTACTATTCATATTTTTGAATCTGTTTCTAGGATTCTTGTAGCTACTGCTATAACTATTGTACCTATTGCATAGCCTACTAGAGCTAGTTATTTTCAGCTTTTTGTTTAGCTAAAGCTTTACGTATTCTAGTTTTTATAGAAGTAAGGCTCTTACAAGTGATAGTTTCAAATAATATATCTGCAGGAAGTAACTATGCCTATATAAGCTAAGGTAGTATCTATTTCATCTACTCTATCTCCTAAGTAATATCAGAACTAGTTTTAACAGTTATACCATAATCAGTAACTGTGAAATTTTCAGGTAATGCAGTAAATATTTTCTGCTATTTGTCTCCTAAATTAATTATTCCTGTTAATCCTTTTTTATAAACTTTCTTTCCAGTATTTAAACAATCAATTAATATTTCTTCAGTTAAAATATCCATTTGATGATAATACTATTTAGTTATAACAAAAGAATTATTGACACTAGTCTATACATTAGTTACAGCGTCTTTCTAAGAAATACCATTTAATCTTTCTTTAAATACTCCGGTTATAGAAGATACTGTTTGTTCAATACTATCTATAGCTAATTGAATAGCCTAAATAGATTGTACTTTAATAGTATCATCAAAGCCATTAAATATAGTATTTATAGGAGCCTATCCACTTGCCATTCTTCCTTCCTAAGAAGTATCAATTAGTCCTAATCCAGACTTTTTATAAGCTAGCCATTTTTGTACTCTTTCGGAAAAATTTACTCCTAATTTTGCAGGTATTAAAGATATGTCTAACCATTCTCCAGTAGTACCACTAGTTGCTATAAGATTATCACGGTAGTAGCATAAAAGATCATATTTATCTTGTAAAGTCATACAAGCTTTTACTAAAGAATATGGTTCACTATTTTCATTTAAATAAAATACACCGTTTACTGATAAAGTACATTTAGATGGGTTATCCTAAGTTCGTACAACATCTTTATCAACTTCATCTATTATATAGATATCAGTTCCTATTTTAGTAGCAGAATGTCTATGCATTACAAAGTCTGAATCTGTTTCGATCCATTCTACTTCATATACTTCTATTAACCTATGATTTAAATATCCTTCTTTAGGATAACCTGGTATTATTTCAACTCCTGACTATATACCTGGATTTAATTTCCCATTAGTAGTTCTTATATAGGTAGATGAACTAGAATAAGAATTTGTCCATCTATCTTTTATTTTTTCAATATCTTCTTTGGATAAATCTTTTCCATAAGTATTTAAAACTTCAGCTTCAGTTAGCCACTTACGAATAACTATTCTACTACAATCTTTTACATAAGGAGAATTTGGATTACGTTCAGGAAACGTATTTAAAGGGCTTGGAGATTCTATCTATATATTAGTACCATTAGCAGAAGGTTTTACTCTATAGAAGGTATCTCCGGATATAAGTAAGTCTAAAAATATCTTTCTTAATTTATTTATTAAATCAGTATTTCTAGACTACATTATATACTCAATAACATTCTAAGCGGCTTCTTCATATTTAGAAATAAAAGAATCTTCTAGGTCTCCCACTAAATCTTCCATCTAATTCTAAACCATTATATCTGTAGGGTCTTTACCCTATATAACCTATATCAAATTATTTTTTAATTTCTACTAAAATATTTTCTATAATTCAGAATAAATATATATCTATTTTTCTCTAAATATAGTTGATACAGTCTTTTCATCTTTGCAAGTTACTTTTGGAATGATTGGTGTGCCTAAATATTCACCTATTAAAGCATCTAAATGTTTTTTAATAAGTGGTGTAAATTCTACTGAAGTAGGCTATCCTATTCCATAATTATCTTCGAGATACTAAAATTGTTCAGCATCACGAACACCATTATAATAATTATAGCATTTTTGAATAGTAGTTTTATCTACTACTAGCTCTCCAATGTGTTTATTAATTAATTCTATTACTTCTTGTTCTGACATGATTTACAAGTATCGTCGTGTGGACAAGTATTTAACTATCCAGGATATATTTTATATCCAGTAAAGTATTTTACTTTATCTAATCTTCGTATTCTAAGTTCTTCTTTTATATATTTAAGAAAAACTTCTTCGGTAGGTGAATCCGACATTATTGATATAGGATAATCATCGTGTCTCCAACCTAACTAAAGTTTATATCCTACAGGTAATTTAGTAAGTTTTAATAAGCCTACATATTTACATTTATACATAGTCTCAATAGCCTCTAGGATTGCTTGTTCTAATTCCTAAATTGTCATATGATATACTATTTATAGTTGCTTTAGTTATTATTTTTTTAGGTATTATACCTTTACGTCTATAACCAGTTTCTGGGTCTATATAATAACCAAAATCCTAAAAAGAATCATCAGTATTTTCTATCTATCTAGGAGTTACTCCTATCATATCTTCATCACCTAACTCACATAATCCCATAGCTGCTATAATATCAAACTTACGTTTCATTTCATCAGTATACCGGCTTAATTCATCAAGCATTTCTTCAAACCATATATTATGACAAAAATCATTTACGTAGTCTCTAATTAAATCAGTCTGATGATCAATAATAGCTACAGAAGCTGGAGTACCTATAGTTCTACGCTTAGGATTATTTCCAGCTGGATAAGTAGCAACTGGTCTATACATAAAATAATTTAAATATTTCTTTTCTCTAGCCCATGAAAGCATAGATACACGAGTTGCTTCTAGATTAGCTTTACAATTATAATATTGTAATAATTTTATAGCTGTTTTATAAGCATCACGAACATCGTTAGGTCTAGCCTTATATATAGCTACATAAGTAGGGTCTTTTAATCCAAACTATCTTCTTTTAATTACAATACAGAAATTAGAAGGGTCTTTAGTTAAAGCTGATGTATCTTCCATACCTAAGTCAATACTATCTATACCTGCTACATACAGACCATTCATTTTTTCATATTTTAATTCATTACCCTCTTCATCATAAGATACCTAAGTCCATATTGGATGCTCTATTATTTGCACATCACCATTATTATTCTTTATCCATCTTAACCCAGTAATGTTTTCTCTACTATGCTAACCATTCTTAAAAATATATTCTAAAGTTCCTCTTTCAGGTTTAGGGGAATCTTTATGAATTCTTATACTAGCTAGCTATTCAGCTATTAATATTTTATTAAATTTATTATTACCTTCTAATGAAAAAGCTTCTTCTCCATCAAAACAATATTCAGCACAGAATGTAGTAAATTCTTCAGGGTCTTGAGCTTTTAAATCTCTAGTTTTATTAAAGTAGGCTTTACCATCTTCATCATCTAGCCAACCTCGACTATCTAATAAAGATAACTCTTTTATAGTTCTAAACGCTGGTAAAAAGAAAGAAGTAATAGCATATTCTCCGTTTTTAGTAAAATTATGACGATAAGGAAGTACTCCAAAGAGCTAAGGCTCATAATACATTTTACGAAGACCTTCCATCTAAGGTCCAGTTTCACCTCCTGTTCCTCCCATTAACCTCAAGCCCCACTATCTACCAATTTGACCAACTAAAGCGTCTGCCTAAGTATATGCCTTAGTAAATTGAGGCCAAAGTCCACACTCTTCAAACATTAATATATCTGTACGATCACCTCTTAATTTACCAGGTTTATCAGTAATAATTCCTTGTATCTAAGAACCCCAACCTACTTCTATTTTTTGTCCATCTCTAATTTCATAATGAGAAGCACGACGTAAATAATTACTATTTTTAGCCTGACTAAGATGTGCCATACCTCCGTCAGTATTATAATACAGCCAGTTAATATTTGCCCAAACTTTCTCTAGCAATTTATCTAACTAAGTTTGTGCAAAAGCTGTGCATACATTTATGGAGCCTTTAATTACATTATAACTATTAGAAATTATACTAGCCTCAATTTCTGAGTATCCTGCACCTCTGGCTTTCATCATACAGGCATTCATACGTAATTTTCTAGCTAATTTTAAATAATGAAACCATTCGTACTATCCTTCTAGAAAATTAGGGAAAATTTCCTGACGTCCCATACCTGCTTCTTCAACATTATCAAGATCTTTTAATCTATAAAAGTTGAGGAAATAATAATGGTCTCCAGTAATAGTATAACCATGAGAAGTCATACCATATTTACATCGTATAAACTACTCTTTCCAAAAAGCTCTCCAGCTTCTAGAGTTTCTTCTAAATCTAGTATAATGTCCAGTTCTTACAAAAGTATCTCTAGTTTCAGTAAACCATGAAGGATTAAAATCTAAACCTCTGTATTTATTAATAGGTTTATATCCAGTTAACTCATAAGATAAATTAGCATCAAAATAAGGTATAGGATCCTCTTTTTTTACATCCCATCCAGACTAATCTCTAACTTTACCTAAGATAGCTTCATCAGTATCAGTCTCTTTTATTTCTAATACGGGTTTAGATTCTTCTACTATCTTCTAAGGTTTAAGACTTTCAACCGCTTCCTTCATAGGATCTTCTACAGTACCATGTACTTTATTAATCATATCCTAAATCTCTTTAGGTATTTTAGGCTTCTTTTTAGGGTTTACATCGTCAATTACTGTAGGTATTTTCTTAGGTCTTCCTCGTTTACGTTTAATTTCTTCAGCCATAATTAAAAGTCTCCTGGGTCAAATCCTTCTTGAGCATCTCCTCTAATACTAGATGATTCTTGCATAGAAGATTTTAATCTTCCTTCTAGAGCTAATAATCCATCAGCAGTTTCATCTAATTTAGAAATTTCCGCCATAATATCTTTAGCTTTAAAAATAGGTTTTCCAGTCTAAGGGTCTCTTTCTAGAGGATCTACATTTTCAAAGTAATCTATTAATTTATCTACAGTACTCTCAGCAGCTTTTACCATTCTAACTAGTCTATTAGAATTTTGAATTTCCTAATACTTTCTACAAGCAGTCCTAAATACTGAATCATTAAATTCATTCTCTGTTAGCCCTGAATCATCAATAGCTGCTTCATGTCTATCCTATTCATCATAATTATGATATGGGGAATTCCAATCAATAGCTAGATATATATAAGATAATTCTCTGAAAGCTCTTTCTTTATGTTCGCCTTTAGGATCAGTTTTACTTTTATTACGATTATTATCTAATAAATCTCTAAATTCTTTTATTAGTAATAATTCAGTTTCATCTAATTCAACCTTTCCTAAAGTCTAATTATACTAAAACCATTTACTCATTATTTCATATTAACATTAAATAAAAATAGCTAACCTCTAAAAGAATTAGAAGTTAGCTTATATCTCATTAATCTCCTTCATCATGATCTCTATCCCACTAACCTCGCTAAGTAGCTGTCCAATATTTTGGATACTTACCATTAGGAAGTGTTTTTAAATCTTTAGGTCCTGGGCGTTTATTAGTTGGTTTTACCATTCCTGGTTTAGATTGAGGCTTTTTTACTAATTTAGGTTTTTTATTATCTACCTCACCACCTAATTCTTTCTTTTTAACCTTACCGCCACATTTCTATTTAAAAGCTTTAATAGGATCAGAACTTTCATTATGAGCATCAGCTTCACACTTTTTACACAATGTTCCTCCTATTCTATAATATGATAAATGTGTCCCCTAAGGACATTTACCATTTAATTGATTTATATAATTAAGTTTTGCACCATTCATAGCAGTTTGTACTCCCTATTGTTCTTTTTTAAATGTCTAATATAACTATGCTAATTTTTCTTTACTTAAGTCCGATTCTTCTAACTCTCCTTTACGAAGTTTCTAATTAAGCCACTTTTTAAAATCTTCCATAGTTCCTCCATCGTCAAATTTTAAAAGACCTCCTTCAGCATTATAAGATATAGGTTGATTATCCTAACTCCACTATTTAAAGATAGCTTCAACATCCTATCCAGAATTTAAGGCTTTTCTCAGAGCCTTTCTCTAACCTCCAGTATAAGCATATGGATCTAGTCCTCTACTAGACATAAAAGCTCTTACTTGTGATCGATTAAAATTATTAATTGGGGCATTTATAGAAGTTATTTCCTATGTACTAGGAGGAAGAGTAGCCTAATCTATTAACTAATTAGTAGCAGGACTATTAAACTATGGTTTAAAATATATTCCAATATTATAATCTTGTCCCGCATATTTACCTTTAGTAGGATTCTAAAATACTCCCATCATTTGAGAACCCATATTAGAGGCAGCTTTCTAAAAATTAGAATTATCTCCAACATTACCTTTGAATTTACTAAAGTAATCTCCAATTCCGGAATTCTATTCCTCTTTAGTCATAGTATTATAATCATTTCCATTCCAAGAAAAATAGCGATTACCTGCTTTTCTAGCAGCATCAAATGCCTGTTTAAATTTCAACATTTTTATTTGGATACTTTATATAAAAATAATTAGAAAAATTTGGATTTTTTAATCTTCTTTGTATAGTATTATACTTGACTTTAGTTTTTTCAGAAGCTTCTTTTATAGAATTATATACTACTCCATCTATATTTATGATAGAGTGATGTGACTATGACTTTCTATGTTTTGCTGCCTACGATAGTTTAGCTTTATGTTCTTCTGATAATACTCTACCTTTCTATCCTTCCCTTATATGTTTTGCATGACTTTCAGATTTCTTAACTCCTTTAGTAGAATTACTTATCTTCTATTTAGTCTCTTTGGTATGATGATATCCCAAGTTACTTCCAGCTACAGGAAGAATATTATAAGCAGGTTTTAAATTATCAATCCAAAACTATTCCCTCATTAAAAGATTTTCTTTAATAGAATCATCAATATCTATAATTTCTAAAACTTCGAATTCAAAAGCTTCTCTACCATATTTATTATATGCATTTTGTAGGTGCTTATTAACATGCTTGTTATGTTCTAATCTACTAAAGTGCTATTTTCTTCTCTAGTCTAAATGTATTGTACTACCTACATAATATTTACCATTAACATTATTACTTATCAAGTATACTCCAGCTTTCATCCTTTTCTTAAATTTTCTAAAGGTCCTTAGTATTGAAAATCGCTTCCTACAAAACTCCATCTGTAGTAAACCATCTACACTTTATTCCAATTAATACATCAGTATCTTTATTTTTAAATACAGTAGTTACTTTTTTAACTACTAGCATCTTAGGAACATTTCCAATGTCCTACTTTAAAGTAACAACCTCACCTGGTTGGAAATATATTTTATCTTCCATTGAATCTCTCTGTTAAATTATCATTTACTATTGCTATTAATCTTGCTTCATTTACAAGCTCTAAGCCTTGTTTATAGAAAGGCACTGGAATAATACTAGTTCTAGGGTAGAATACACAATCTCCTATCTGTGCCCATTTACATTCAGGACCTACCTCTACAATTACTCCTGATTTGGTAATATTCTCTTCTTCCTCAATTTCGCCATTATCATTATTTTTATATTGAGGTTTTTGACCTCCTAAATCAATGATAAGTCTACCAACCTTTTTAATACGTTGAAAAGGATTCTCAGCAAAAGGTTTTATAATAATATAATTACCAATAGGTCTAATCTCAGCTTTAGATGACATAGTAAATTCTTCAACGGCTTTCTCTAAAGCTTTAGCATGTTCTTCAAAACGATTTACATATTCATCTACTTGAGTATTAAACTTACTAATAGCTTCATTCTTTACTAAATCATCTGCTTGTTTCTCATTAACATTAAAGTGCATACCGCCACTTTCTAAGCCATTAACTGTCATGGCTAATTTTTCATTCTGATTAAAAATTGCTCTGTCTTTATTCATATTACCATTTATTTACAGGACAATGTGCATTTACAAGTCTAGTCTTGGCATTAAGACGACATCCACAACCATTTTGATAACCTGGTCGTGCATTTGTACTCACATCTCCCGTTTCTACATTTAACCATAATCTACTATTACACATTCCGCCTAGAGCGTTACTAAATAACGGGCATCTATGACAGATTTTTAATCTAGCTTCAGAAATATCAGTATCTAACCCTAGGGCTTCTTTAGCATGACCTTCTATAATCTAAGCAATAGGTAATTTCATATTAATATACAATAGGTTTACGTCTCGCCGCTTTTAATTGTTGTTTTTTCTTTTTATAATAATCAGCAAGCATACGTTTTACTTCATCTTTTCGATAAATACAATGATATAGAGTATTTTTCATATTATGATCATAATGATTAAGAATTAAATCTTTAATTACATATTCTGGATGTCTTTGCTGAAGCATAAATGCATAAGTAGAAAGTTGCATCTCATAATGACCATAATTGCAATCCTCAATAGTGTTTAAAGGGTATTGCATTTTAGTAGTACCTCTAGTAACTGTATTAAATCCTCCTTTTAAGTTTATTTTTTTATTAGTATTATGGGTAGGAATCATAGTATACCCAAAACAATAAGTATGAGATGGACTGTCTACAGCAATACATTGAGTAGGCACTTCTTCGCAAGGTTCACAAGATTTAATAACCCTAAATGAACATTTATCCAATTTAGGTTTTTCTAAGTTTTGATTTCTAGTTAAAAAGAAGTTAGTAGTCATGCTATTGAAACATACATTCCATCCTTTAAAAGATTTACCATTACATTTATTAACAGCATCAAATACAGTAGGTTTAACTCCTAAAGTTCCTAATAACTTTACTAAATCCTTATACTGCCACTCACTATCAGTATTCATAACATATCTATGTCTAGTAATATGATAGTAACCATCAGTATCCATAAGTCCTCTTAGTAAATCTAAACGTTGTTGATAAGAAGCTCTAAGATACATTTCAGGAATATGTTTATTATTAATAAGATTTAATTCCCTTAATTTACCAAGTATTCCTAGAATAGTTCTACTTTCAGTATTTTGTCTAGTAGGGTCATGTACTACATTATCTCCTAAAGTATATCCTCTTTTAATAATTTCATCCCATAATGGAGAATCTTTAGCCTGAGTTAACATTCCACAAGATTTTGAACCATCACCTAACCAAGCTCCTAAAACATAAGGATCTATAGGAAGTTCTTTATAAGGTAATTCTATAGGTTTTACATTAACTATCTTAGGTATTCTATTAGTAGGTTTTTTATCCAGATTATTTAACCAATCTAAATATCCTGCTAATTCCTCAGTAGTTAATACCTGCTCCCGATAAGCTCCATGCCATCTACTAGATTTATTAGTGGAGAAAGATATTAACCATCTATGTTCACAATCTGCTATAATAGATTCTGAATTATCAAAAGTTATTTTATAGCAAGGATTATGATGTACTTCGGATTTAATAGTTACATTACAAAGTTTACCATCCTTATCAAATACTTTATCTCCTACTTGCAATTCCGCCATAGTTTTAAATCCATTTTCAGTAGCTATAGGAGTGTCTAAAGGCAATCCTTTATGGTCTACAATAGTAACTTCATTACCATATTTAACCATTAAATCAATTTGTCCTGCTAAGTTTAAAACATTATCAGGAGTAGACCAGGAAATTAAATACTCAGGATATACACCATTTTCTAAGTCTAATTTAGTATATCCCTCTTTACATATAAATTTACCTCCTAATCCAAATTTCTGTAAAGGCTTATCATCCTTCATATTATAAAAAGAATGTTCTAATTGAGAATGAATTTTTGTTCCTCTCTCACAAGACTCTATTTTATTAGCTTCCCATTCATCAAGAATGTTCTGTTGTTCCTTATTAAGGTCATTAATGTCTACAGAATAAGCCTCTAAAATTTCTTTAGTAATTCTGTGTGTATTAAGTAAAGTCTTTTTTAAATCTTTCCATACATCTGTATCTAGAATTTTTTCTAAAGCTTTGTACTTAGACCAAAAATCTGAGTCAAAAGGTTGTGCATAACTTCCTATTAAAGTAGTTACTGAGATATACTCTTTTTTTGGATTATTAATATCCCAATAAACGTGAGTAGAATCATTGAAAGCTACTCCATCATTTTCTTTATCAATCTTCATTGTCATTGCCATTTACAGTATCATCAAGTATTGTAGATAATCGTTGAATTTGTGGAGAAATAACTGTATTATAATAACCTAACTCATATTGTTTAGGCTATTTATACAAAACTACTATTATTCCTATAGGATTTCTAACTCCTTCTATAGGATAAAAAGCAGCTGAGTATGCCCCACTCTATTTTAACTTTTTATATAATCTAGGGAAAGTGTTTTTAATTTGAGAAAGACTATCAACTCTTAAATAAGCAGTGTCATCAATTTTACTTAATTCTTCTTGATAATTAGTATACTATAAAGTTTGCCAATAATCTCCGACATATTCATCAGAATATGATTTTACACTTTCTCTTATACAATCTAAATAAATATAACTAAAACCCTGTAAGCTATGCTTAGTATTGTGATAACTTAATAATAAAACATTACTGCAATCAGGATCTTTTATTTTTATATTATCAATACACTAAGCTATATAAGGAGCTTGTTTAAATCCATTATCTTCTTCTTTACGTAATTCTTCTTTCTATTGTTTCATAACATTAGAAAGAGTTTTTTCATAATAACTTCTAGGAATTGGATTTAGTATAAATATTAATAATATAAAAATAACTATAGTTTTAGTTTCTGAAGTTAAGTTGGAAATAAAATTCCATAATTTTTTTAAATAATCTAAAATAACCATTATAATTTTTTTCATATTACTATAAGTAATATTTATATATATGTTATCTATAATAACATTATTACTATATTTAATAGGTAAAGTTATTATTATTTTGTACTATTTAAGTATATATATAGGTTATTTATATTCAAAAGTATTTTAATCTTATTTATTACATTATGACTAATTCTGAATTACAAGAAAGAATTTGTTCTGCCTATTAGGATTTTAAGATTAAAAATCAGTATAGTTTTATAAATAAACTAAAGAAAGGCGGATAGATAAAAGATAGAAAAGATACTATTCATATAAAAGATAAAAATAAGGGTAAGTTTACTGCATCAGCTAAAGCAGCCGGAGAATCTGTATAGGAGCACGCTAAATCTATATTAAATAATCCTAATGCTACTCCTTTACAAAGACGTCGGGCTAATTTTGCTATAAATTCTGTTAAATGGAAACATGCTAATGGAGGCACTATTCTTAAAATGTAGTTAGCAGGTAAGATGCCTGGAACTAGGAGTCAATATAATAATGTGACTTAGATATATCAAGCTTTAGTAGATAAAGGAGTTACCCCACAGGCAGCTTTAGATTTAACTAACCAAAAGGTTGCAGAAAAAGGTTGGACGGGATTCGCTACTGGAGATAATAAAAAATATCCTAATGCACAATCTTTTGCAGACCATCTAATTAATTGGCATAGTAGAATGTATCCAGACTCACTTAAAGCCTAGAATTTTTAGTAGTACTATGATGGAATACAAAAAAATGCTAAGTACATGTATAACTCTGAAAAAGGCTATAATGGTTACAGAAAAGATTTATTACTTACAAGACCTGGGGTAAAGAAAAGAATTAATTATTATAGAGCTACTAAAGGATTAGGACCATTAGCTTTAGTTAATTTTAATTAGCCTGGTAATTATTCTAGTTATGCGTAAGAATAAATATTATAAAGAAAATAAAAAGATTTTAAATGAACATAAAACACAATGTATAATATGTGGTGAATCCGCTAAATGTTGTTTAGAATTTCATCATACTGGAGAAAAATTATTTAATATATCACAAGCTGTAAGTCATATACCTACAGATTTATTTATTAAAGAATTATCTCAAACAGTTTGTGTTTGTAAAAATTGTCATTCTAAAATACATAATGGTTTGATAAAATTATGAGTGAATATTTTAAATATGAAGCTTTAGATATTCCTGATAAACCTGCTACAGAAGTACTAAAAAGTAAAGGTTTAGATTTAGATTTTACTCCTAAACAATATTAGTACATTCCTGAATTAAATACTGGAGATTTTCATATTAATGGTTTAAATTTAGATGGATATTTTTCTATTAATAAAGCTAAAGAGCCTACGAAATATAAATCTACCTAGCTAAAATTAAATCATAATACACCTAGTAAAAGTAAAAAGATACTAGAACAAACTTTAGATAAATATGGTATCACTGGAAACAAGAAAACTACTTTAATGAAAATAGCTTCTCTAGAATCAGGATTTAATTCTAAAGCTCAATCTAAAAATAGTTCTGCTTCTGGATGGTTCTAGTTTATAGATAGTACTAGAAATAAATATTCTAATTTATCTAGAGAACAGTTTAAAAATAGTCCTGATGCACAAGTATTAGCTGCATCACAATTATATGATGATAATGCAAGATTTTTAAGAAATAATGGTATAGCAGCTACTGGAGAAGCTATAGCAGCATCATGGTTAAATCCAAAATGGACTAAAAATTATTATAAGTATGGTATTGCAGGAGGCGCTGATGCTAATGGCACTAATGTTGCAAAATATATAAATAAATTTAGAAATGCTTAAATTAGTTCCTAAATATCAAAAAGGTAAAGTTTTGCCTACTCCATAGTAGTTATAGTAGGGTGGAAGTTTTACTACAGGAGCTCTAGCTAATATAATTTGGGAATTTCCTAATTAGGTAAAATATGGGAATGGAAATTATAATAACGTTAATAATAAGTTATTGTCTTAGTTAACTCCTAATTCTAGAGAACATTATCTTGATAATGTAAAATTAAGTAATCATCCTACACACCCTTCTAGGGGCAAATTTAATAAATCAGGAATCAAATTTTATTTAACTGATTTCGGAATGCAAAATCCAAATCTTACATTATTTGGAACTGCAGATGGTAATTAGGATGGTTAGACTACTATGATTTATAAAGGCGGAGTTGTACTGCCTGAAATTACAGTGACTCCTACATAGAGATATATAGATAATCCTTATGATCAATATAAAATATATCTAAAGAAATGAAAGATATAAATATACAATTGAATGAATTACAAGAATTTCTAAATTTTGTAGATGAAAGAGATCGATAGTTATGGAATAAATATTTAAAGAGATATGAAATGGATACCTAAATATTAGAAAGCAGGTAAATTAAATTTTAAAACCACTGGATTACCGTGGCAACAATCTAAGTAGGATTAGGAAATAACTAGAAACGCTCAATCTACGGGAATTCTTAATCCTACTAATTTAAAAAATAGATTATAGCCTGTTGCTAAAAATTTAAAAGCTAAATATAATAATCTACCAATTAAAGAGAGGATAGCTTTAGCTAAGAGGAGTGTGCCTCATAGTGAGGTAGTTACAGTAAAGGATTAGTAGGGAAATACTAAAACTAGTACTAATCCTCAAGCAGGGGCTATGTCAGGAGCTGATCCAGTAGGAGAATTTATAGTAGGAACTGCTGCAGGAAATTTAGGATTGAGTTTAGGCAAAATAGCTCTTTCTAAAATGGGTTAGAATGCCGTTTCACATTGGGCAAGAAATAGTTTACTTAATGAAACTGCTGGAAATTTAACTAAAAATGTATCTCAAGGAATTACTAATAACTTAGCTGCTAAAGAATATACAACAGGAGATAATCCTATTATGCAGTTATCTTATTATAAACCTACTAGAAAGGCTTGGAGTACTGGAAAAGCTGAAGGAAATGAAGCTACTTCTTATTTCTTTAAACAATAGCCTAATCAAAGATTTGAACTAGTAAAGGATATTGAACCTAATAATTATTCAGTTCATTTTAAAACAGATAGAAATGGTCTAAGTTATGGTAATAAAATGTAGCTATTTGCTAAGGTAGCAGATGAAGTACCTGAAGGTGCTAATCTCTCTACTTGGGGTTCTATATCTAAAGGAGGTATTCATGGTATAAATAGATTTGGTAAAGACTTTGGATTTATCTAGAATGGAACTAGACAACTTACTATGAAGGGAACTAAAGAACCTATTGAAGTAGGAATATTTTAGAAACCTAAATTAGATTAGGGTATGGTAAGATTATATAGAGCTTCTGGTACTAATGGTAAATTTACTCCATCTCCGGATGGAACAGCTAAATATACAGGAATGTGGTTTACTGATAACCCAAGAAAAACATTAATATATGCTTCTAATACTCGAAGAAAAGCTATAAAAGAAGGAGTTGACAATTCTATAGAATTATAGTATATAGATATACCAAAAACGTAGCTTAACTAGTATAAAGCTTCTAATATAATAGGTAATGATCCTAATATTGAGTATGAAATAAATGAGGATTTTTTAATTCCACTTAATATGAAAAGAAATAGAATACCTCTTAAAGGAATAACTGGAAATATATTACGAGATTCTCGATTAACTATTCCTGAGTTAGATTCTAATGCACTCAGAATAGCAGCACCTATAGGTATGAGTTTACCGTTCTTAAATAATTCTTAGAAATGAAATAGTTTTTAATTAAATTAATAACAGCACATACTGGAATAAGTAGTAAAAGAGTGTGTGGAATATTAGGATGGATAGTAAGTTTAATTATTCTAATATACTGTTCTATTAGTTAGATACAAGCTCCTGATATGATAGATACAGTTTTATATTGTTGTATGGGATTACTAGGAATTGATAGTATAACTAGTATATGGAAAAATAAAGTATAAATATGCCAATAGTAGATGAGAGTAAACAAAATAAAGGAGTAAATAATAATACTCGGAATAAATAGATGGCTATAGATATGGAATATTATAATAGACTAAATCATCCTAGATTTAAATCTTCATATCTTGGTGCTAAATATTAGTAGAGAGTTATTCCCGTTAGAACTTTAAATGGGGTACAAGATGTATTTGTAGATAATAGAGGGACTATAAAATAGGTAGGACATACTCATTCTAAATTATATAATTATAGTAATAAGAATAGAACCCATCCTATAAAAGGAGCTTATGCTAGAGAAGTAGATAGTTGGAATAATAATACTAGTCCTATTAAAGCATTAGTTAATTCAGGAATAGGTTATGCTTTAGCTCCAGCCGCTTAGGCAGTATATGATTATACTAAAGGTGCTTTAGATATATCTAAGAATCCAACTAAAGCTAGTAATTATTTAGTAATGCTTCCTGCAATAGGATATGCTGTAAAAGCTCCTTTAAAACGTGGAGTAGAAGTAGCTATGAGAACTTCTAATAATGCGAATCCTATAGAAGACATAGTATATAATATGCATAAGGCAAGTCCTAAAAAGCATGCTGGAGTATTGTCTTATATATCAACTGGTGTAGGTTACAATACCTATGCTCCTGAAGCATATACTGGATTTTAGAAAGCAGCTAAAGGTAATGATATGATTGATGCTTATTTATATAATAAAACTATAAATCCTTCTTATGGAGTAAAGAAAATAAATGTAGATTATGGTCCACATGAGAATTATATAAGAAAGATATATCCATATAAAGATATTCCTGTATATGAAAATACTGAAACTTTAGATTTCTTTACTAAGAAATCTATGTAGAAAGCTTCTAATATAACTAATAAAACTCCTTGGAAAGGTGCTAATAATAATCTAGACTTTGGAGATAATGGAGTTGATGCTGCTGGACATTTAGTTTAGGAAGGAACATCTAATGGTAAGAAAGTATATAGAGCACAAGATATTTGGAAGTTTAATCCTGATGAATATAAGTAGAAATGGAGTTCATATGATTTAGACAGTAAAGCTGTATTAGGATTAAAAATATTAGATAAGTTAGGAACTCCAGTAATAGTAAGAACACCATGGCTGTATAGGTAATTACTAACAATGATTCAATATATGATTATTGGTATGAAGATGGGTAGTTGTATGGTAGAAGAAAATCAAATAAAGTCCCTTTTAAAATTAATTCTGATAAAGCTAATAGTATAATATTTCCATAGGTTTAGGCTAAAGGAGTAGATCCTACTAAACCAACATCTACCTTAGTATACCATCCTGCAAAATATAAAGAAATGCCCACTGCTAAAAAAATATCTACTTCTAAATAGAAAGAAGAAACAATGTGGGAACGTGGTAAATAGTTGATTAATTTAGTAGGAAATGGATTAAGTAGAAAACTATAGTTATTTTTTGATTCAGAACCTGAGCATACTAGTAAAAGAATTAAAATTTCTAATAAAAAAGTAACTAAAAATAAGAGGAGAGAAAATTTAGAAATAGAAATATCTCCAAATAGTTATACTATAAATGATACTACTAAAATAAACTCTAGAAGATATCGTATACCAGAATCCATAAATTTAACAAAGCATACTTTTGGTTATAGAAATAGAGGTGATTATACTCCTATAAATAGTGTAGCAGCTCCTATTACTGCTTTTTCTAATTTCAAATCTAAAGAAAGCATATCTCCTAATAATTAGAATTATATAGGTATAGATTCTATTGGTAAATTTGTTTTTGGTAAATATTCAGATATTCCTAATGGAAGTATGATTTCTCCAACATTTAAAAATACAGTTACTGGTTTTAAAACAGATTCTAAAGATAATGTATTATTCATGGAAAGTAATTCTAATGGTTCTAGAAAAAGTCCTATATTAAATGCTATAGTAAATGGTAAATCTGTAAATAACAGACTAAATTTTTTAGCTAATAATAATAGAACTGATGAATATGGTTCTATAGCTGGAGGAAGAATAATTATATAGGCGGGTAAAGAAGTTCGTTTAGTTTCCGGAAGTATAGATAATATTAGAGATGAGATAGAAGCTATGAAATCTAGAAACAATGTTAAAACAGTAGATTTATATACTTTAGATAATGGTACTTATCATTCAGGATTAAGAACTTTTGATAAAATATTTACTAGAGATGACTTACTAAAATATGATGCTCAAAATACGGGCGGAGGAAATTTTTTATATATAAAATAATTAAAACCACAATAGCCGAAGTTTCTCAAATGAGAAGCCTCGGCTATTTTTTTAAATTAATAAATATCCATCCCCAAATATTTATTAATAAGTAACAGATAATTCATTTAACTTATCACAAAAATCAAGAGTTAATTGATTATCTTGTAAATCATTATCTCCTATAGTATCAATAATCTACTGTACTTCATTAAGTACTTTGTTCATTTTAGACTTTAAGTCTTTTAATTCTTTGTTAGTCATTAATCAATTTTTATATAACCATTAACATCTAGATTATCATATATAGAAGTCATTGTATATCCTGTAATTGGATTTCTATAATGATATTTTTTAATTTCTATATCTTCTTCTAAATTAGAATTTATATTTTGGTTGTCTTTAATCCATTGGTCTAAATCAGCTTCTGTTCCATTTTCTAATTGAAATAGAATCTTAGGTTCTGATTTTAATCGTTTTAATTTTTTAGTAAGATTAGTTGTTTTTAAAATCTTACCATTTAATTCATAAATTGCTGCTATCATGTTCTCCCACAAGGATTCGAACCCTGACTAAAAGATTTCATACTACTCTTACTTTTACATAAGCCATCCTATTAGGATGTTGTAGTCTGGACTATTTCTTCATCTACTAGAGATGCTTCCCTGTATAGTCTCTACGCCATTTATAACTTTTATAAGTTAATTTAGTAAGCCCTCGCCAAAGAATATATTACTATATTCGAGGTTTCGGTTTATTAGGGGAAGAGTTTCAATATATGTCGCCATATAAAGCTCCTTATATTAAGAGTCTTCTGTGCTAACCATTACACCATAGGAGAATATTATCTTTATAGATAACTACTAACACTAAAAGGATTTTCAGTAGAAGTAGTTTTAATACTATTAGTGTCTACTGTAATAAACCCATTATGTGGTATATCTTTTAAAACCATATTGTCTATAGTTAATTTAGGTCCATTAATAATATTTACTAGTTCTATTAATTGAGATACTGTAAGATTAGGAACTATCTTATTAATTTTTTGTAATGTTTCTATCATTTAAAAAATCAACTATGTGTTTAAATTCTTGTTTATATTTTTTATATTTAGAATTATCTAAATTAGAAGAAAAATCTTCTAAAGATATATCTGAGATAATTCCAAATATTAGACAAGCATTGTTAAATGTTTCATCATCTAATTTACTACAATATTCTTCAAATTCATCTACCTTTTTAGTCATGGTTATATGAATTACATTATCAATAACCTATAAATTTATATTATACTAATCAGGAAGGTCTTTAATACTTTGTATTAGTTGTTCTTTATTCATTTAATATCTCTTTTTGATTACACGAGTAATATAGTCGAGGTAGAGAATATTAAAAGTTAATTTTTGTAAAAGTTAATATTTTAAGAAATTAAAATTAAAATTTTAAAAATTCAATTACTAAATAAACTTATACTCAATTATATTTTTTATAATTTGAGTTCTATCAGATATTTTACTTTTAAAAAAGTATTCAGGATTTAAATAGTAAACAGCTTTATATCTAGAATCTTTTAATAACATCTTTTTCTTTACTAAAGAAGTAATAGTATTACGTATAGTTCCAGCAGCTAAGTTAGTTTTAATTTTAATAGTATCTCTAAGTTCTTCATCTAAAGAAATCTTATTTCCTGGAAGTGCCCTATCTTTATCTTCATAATAATTAGAAGTATACCATAAAACAGCTAATACATTAGACTCTGCTTTAGATAACTTATAAAATTCTTCATTATCTCTTAAATATATCTGGCAGAATTGTTCAGCACTAACAGTTTTAATAGTTTTAACTTCAGCTGATAATATCTCTCCACCCACTCCAACTTTAATTGATTCTATTTGTTTCATATTAACATTTGTTTTAATTAAAATTAATTTATTCATTTTTTATATGATTCAAAATAAATTCACAAAAATTATGTCACAAAAATTATGAATAGAACAAATGTAGGAATGAATGAAGTGAATCCTCCAATGAATAAAATAAATCTGTGAGTGCATAAAAAATTTGTAAGTGTCTGATAATCAAGGAGTTATGAAAATACTCTTCTTATCTTATACGTGAAAAATATTTTACATTTTTAAAATTTTAAAATTTTTAAGGTTACTTTATATATTCCCCCCCGTTATTTTTTAGGAACTGTTACATTAATGGCTTTTATTGAAGTAGTTAATTTTTAATTAAATTTAGTGATTTACACGGGTGTTCACTGCCCCTTAGAGCCCCCCACATATTTGGAGTAAAAACCAAACAAAAAATTAACAAACATTTTAAAAAGTTAAAGATTATGAAAATTTCAGTTAAGGGCGGTGGCAATTTGACACTCCGCCAAGTAAGCATGGGTGCTGCAGCCATTCAGGCTGCATTGAACGGCAAAGCCACAGGTATCAAATTTACATTCACTGATGACACTTCAGTGTCAGCTAGTGAACAACCAATGCCAGGTGATGTTATGAGAGGAATTGCTGCCTCAAAGGCAGTAGTTGCCACCATGGCTAACGTCACTATAGAGGGATTAGATGGCGTTCGTACTATTAATTGTAACCGAGTGCTGGCTATGTTGGCACCTGGAGCGGCTGATGTTGATGACGCCGTTAAAATCATCAACGAGAAGGGTTTCAAAGGTTTCACAGCTGATATTGAAACTCTTGAAAACTATGGTGGAGCAAAACGTTTTAATAACGTAATTGGTACTAAGTAAAGAAAAGGGGAGAGAGTAATCTCTCTCCTTTAAAATTTTTTTTATAAATTTCTTTGTATTTTTGTATATGTTCAGAACTATAAAGGGAGTTTATGGAAAAAATAAGCTTGTTGATCTCGAAACTTTGGAATTCTACAATGTTCAACTTCCGACACAAATTGTTGGAATTTTTATGTTGCTCATTGAAAATGATAAAGTTATCGTGGTCAAATATGCTGTTTGGAGAGATAGTTGGAATTGGTGGGGGATAAGTTGGGATTGGGTGAGGAAGGTTAGTTGTTTGTATGGATTGGTATGAGTTTGTGTGCACACGAACTCCCATCCATCAAACAAACCTTTCCTCAATTTCCCAATCTCTCTCACTAAAACCAACTTATATATCACTCCAAAAATCATCATCACATCAAACAATTTATAAGAATTTTATACAATAATATTTTTATTCTTTGTAAGATGTTTTACTAAAAATAACAAAACACAAATAAAATAAAACAAACAAAAAGGTTTTTATTCCATAGGTTGAAATCCCTGTCTAAAGTTTACTTTAGACGAAATCCTATAACGCAAAGCATACCTCAACGTGGTTTATAGGTCTTAAAACTAAAGTGCTTAATATTCATTTAAAAACCTCGCGATAGTATAAGGTAAATCGTATAAAGTTATGCAGTATTTTTATATTGTAGTATACACAATTGTTGGTGATGATTTGACAATGTGTAAAATAGGACTCAATCCTCATCAACTAACTAAATGGGGAAGAAGAGAGGCTACAAAACATCCTGAACGTAGCTATAAACTATACAGACAGTCTATAACACACACCGGTAAAATTACATTCTATAAACAACTTAAATCTTATGCAACTGAAGTAGAGCATAGTTTAAAAGTTGCAAAAGAAGGTTTTGATTGGGACGCGTTTGAAGCAAATCGAGGGGCTGATATGGATATTGATATTTGTAGATAACCACAAACACCTGAGCATGTGTATAAACTGCTCTTAACTAGATTATTAACTCTTTAACATTAAAATTATGGATAGAAATGTATTAAATGATATAGTAAATATCTTATGTGCAAATATTGAGAAAGTACATGGAGTTATTATTACTAATGGTGGTGTTATAACTAATGCTTATGGAATGAATAAATATGAGTATCTTGATAGAATAGTATTTAGTAATGAATACATGAATAATATTATTCTTGAATATAAAGATATTAAATCCATAACTGTTGTTGGTAATGAACAATAATAACATTAAATATGAAAGCAATAATCGAAAAAGGAAAAGCAGATAATAGTATTCAAAGCTGCTTTATATCAGAATGTGGAATTGAAATAATATTTCATAATAATGACTTAGCAGACAAATTCACCAAATCATTAAACATACCTTGCATTTCATATGTAAAGGCTGCAAACAAAGTGTTAGTATATTACATTTTTGATTAAATGTGTATATAACAAAACACCTGAGCAAGTGTATAAACTGCTGTGTTTAATCTAAAAAATCTGGCTAGGATATATCTAGCTATAGGTTGCCGTACTACAGTCGGAAAGTAATACAGGGTATTGTGTAAAACCTGTTCCTATCTAATATGTTTTAAATTAAGTTGAAAAATCATCCTAGTATATAGCTAAATAGTAGAACGGATGTTTATCCTTTTATAGGTTTGTACAGGCAGTATTTAGCACGTCGTAACACATTGAAAGTATTACTGGTAAAGTATTAAAAAGACTTTAGAAGTAAGAAAGCGTAAAGACAATTAGTGGAGGGGATAGTAAGTGTTGAAGGACTCTACATTATTTATTAAAGCGATAACCTCGGTGCTAAAAGAGAGGCTTCCCTTAAACAAGGAGTAAGAGAAATTGTTTAGTCAACCAGGAGACTATAAAATTCATACTGATGAGGCTGGACGAAATACCTAGTAACAGTTGTACGTTATTAGGTATCTATGAATATAAATTTAACACATTAACAATATGGAAAAGAATATCGTAAAAAATGGAACTAAAGTAATCCTCTTTGCATTAGGCACTGAGGATACCAGTGTGACTGGTGTTATCACTGGTCATTGGTCAACTATGAGCGGTGTACTTATGTATAAGTGCCACTATAAAGAACTTGATGGTACTGAAGGAGATCTTGATAATCTTCAAAGAAGAAATTTCGAGATTATTCCTAATAAGTTTATTAACTTAACACCTCACACTATAACTTTGAACAATGGTACAGAGTACCATCCATCAGGTAAAGTTGCTCGTGTTGAGAACCAATTTAGCAACTTTTGCTGTGGTATTTCCACAGTGTTCTACGGTGAGATTGAAAATCTTCCTGAGCCAGAAGAAGGCACAATTTATATTGTGTCAGCAATGGTATTAGCAGCAGCAAAAGAGAAAGGCAGAACAGATGTAGTAGCTCCGGCTACAGGTCATCCAGATTGTATCAGAAAAGACGGATTCATCGTATCCGTTCCAGGATTCGTAAGATAATTATTCATTATAACTCCAGTAAATAAAAGCATTGTATCAGGGTTATAACCTGACTGGAGTTCTATTGTTTAACACATTAACACATAAAAAAATGATAAAAGTATTGTTTAAATCAGAGGAGTTGCTCATAGCAGCAGACTCTGAGAGTGCGGTGGTTTACGGAAACACTAGAAGAAATTCCGCAGTAAAGTATCTCAATGAACTTACTCCAAAAAGTAATGAGGAAGCAATGAGCGTTATGATGTTGATTATACTCATTCTTTCGAGTAAATATGTAGTAGCTAAACAAATTAAAGTTACTACTAAAACAGAAGTGGTTGTAAAAACTGCTAAATCTTCAATGGTTAAAACTGCTGAAGATGCACTTCGTATTGCAGCTAAATTTAACCTTGAGGAAGAGGTACAAAGAGAGCTTAATAATGGTGCTACACCACTAGAAGCTCTCAGAGAGTGGGATATCATTTGATGATTGTTTTAGTCCGTTCGAGTCCTGAGTAAGACTATAAACTGCTCACTTTTTAGTTAAACAAATAAACTTTACGGAAATGAAAAAGAATATCTTTGTAATCTCTACTATTCTTTTAGGGATAGTAGTTGTAGCATTGTTATTTACAATAGCTACTCTTCAGTCAGAAAACTCTGACTTACGTAATGTAGTACGTAACCAAGCTAATCAAATTAGCGAAGTCGATAGATACTACAACAATGTTGTAGCTAGAGGTATGTATGCTGATGATCCTGTGTATAAAGCATTGGATAGAAGTAATACAAAAATCCAAGTAAATATGAATAAATAATTCCATATAATATGTTAACAGGTCGATCAAGTCTCTTGCAGGTACATCAATTGTATCTGCGAGAGATAAAAACTAAAGAACACTTACATTGGCGTAAACAAGTTATTAAAACACATAACATAGCTGTAGCCAATCGTAAATCTCATAATTATGCAGTCCAACTCTTGGTAAAAGCTACTAATATTCCATATTCAGTAGAATTAGCTAAGTTGATGAATCTTATAATTAATGGGAAATTTACACAACGAAAAATGTATTATGTATCTATTGATACTGCGATATTTAAACTTATAAATAATTTAGCTATTTAAATAAAATGAAGAAATACAACATTTGGAATAAAATTTTCCATAAAAGGGAATTAAACAAGAATGTTGCAGATTATAAACTTCAACAAGGTCTTGTTAATAGTTATGAGTGTTGGCTTACTAAAATTGGTAATGCCAATACTCTATCTGAGTGTATGATACTCCATAAAAGAATTTGGCGTAAAGGGTTTCGTAATGCTAACCTTGGTCCAGATAAATATGGAATGTTTAGAACTAAAGATATAAACCTTATGACAATAAATGAGGTTTATATTGGAGGAATCTATGGTCTTAATACTTTAACCATTGCACAATGGGAAGATCGTAAAGAAGAACCATATGATTCTACACAGACATGCTATGACATTGTCTTATGTGCGTATAAAAGATTGTTAAAATCTAACATTATAGCACTTGCAGATAATGCTAAGTTATTAGTAGCAGAGTACCAACAAAATAATTATAAGTTATGATATTTTTACAAAATATTATTTTAATTATTCTACTTATAGGAATGAGTAAAATAGCATACGATGATTTTAAAAAAATGAATTTATGATAAATGTATTTCAAAATGAGAAGGAATATACAATTTCTGTGACTATTCCTATTAAAAAAGTAAATTTCTCTGAAACTCCATCAAAAAGAGATTTCAAGAAGTTTGCAGAAGAAGTATTTGAGGCTTATACTAATATTATAGTAGAAGCTTTGGAAGCTCGAATGAATGCTTGTGCTAATGGTCTTATTAAGCATTCAGATAATGTAAAGTATTGTGATAGTAAATATATTACATACACTAGAAAATCTGGTGGAGAACATACTTTTTCTTATAATGCTTATGATACTATGCAAAGACTAGTTAAAAAAATTCAGCAATATAAGTTGGGTGAATTAACTAAGTCTGAACTCAAACAGATTGCTAAAGCTCTTTATTGGGTTGAAGATAAATCAGATATTGGAAAATATACATTCCAAGACTTAATTGATGTAATCGATGAATACAGAGAAATTAAATAAAAAAATTGTATCAGGTTGTGAGAGTCTTGCCGGTAAAGCTCTCATAATAGATCATGATGCTAGAACTTATCACATTAGTGATAGAGTAATTCCATTTTCTTCTTGTGTTATTAAAGAAGGTAAAATTTATTACTTGACACCAATGTGTAAAGTTCTTGTTGATATGGGTTTTAAAGGCGTAGCAGATTTTACCTCTAATACAGTTATTTGTACTAGTTTTGATAATTGTAATCGCAATATTAAAACTGTAGGACTTGTAACTATCGACGACAGAGTCTTTATTAAGATTACTCTTAACTCAGAATTTCCAATGTATGAAGGCTATGAATCTTTAAGAAGTGAAGTTTATTAAGTAAAAGAATGAAGATAATCTCTGTACTCTAGTACTATAGAGTATAATAAATAGTTGGCATCTTGGAAAGAAAATTAGTTAATCATAAGACAAGACTTATGTATTTTTAAAATAAAATAGTTATCAACAATATACAGTTTAGATCATTTTCGCTAGTTCGGTCTGTGACAGATAGGGCTAGTTACTTTAGTAATCTATTATGTCCATAAGCACAATAGATTACAAAGACAAATATTAGAGTTCGGTCTGTGATAGATAGAGCTCTAGTGTAAACCTACATCCTACATATCCAAAGTAGCAGACTCTTAATGAGAAAGGTGATGGCACATTATTAATAATTAAATAGTTTAAAAAAATGGAGACAAAAGACATTATTAAGATTACAGCATTAGTCTTTTCTAAAAAGAAAACTATTGCACAAGTAAGTAAGGAGTACAAAGCTATTCATGGTAAAGAACTTCCAATCAAGAGTGACTTAGAAACATTACAAGCACAATTATCTTTGGGAGGAATTTATCAATGGTGACAATGAATCACAATACTCTGGGAGAATTAGTAATAATGCTCTCAGCACAGATTGATGCAGAGTACAATATTTCTAAGACTACACATGCTAACTATGCTAATGCTTTCAATAAGAAATATCAATATCTTAATAATACATTAAGAATTATTTCTGGAGAAAGTATAAAGGGGGGAACATTTGCAGCATATATTAGAAATCCTTTGTTAGTATTATCGGGACTGATTATGGATAAGTACAAGAAAATATTATTTACAGATATAAAAGGTAACACTTTTGTTGTAAATAATGTTAAATGGCTTTACCAATATATGAGTTCTAAAAACATTAATACAGAACCAAGAATATATGGATAAAGGTTTGCTAGGAATTGTTATACTTGCTTTTATTCTATGTGTGATTTGGGCTATTGCCAATCATAATAAAGTAATAAAACAAGTAAAACTTAATCAGCTAAGAGATATAAGAAGCAATATAAACAATGCTTTAAGTCTCTACGATTGTTTGTATATACATATTAATATGTATAATAAAGGATTTACTAGAAGTAAATCTTTGACATCTGATGGAATAGTATTTCTATCAGATAACTTATCATCTAAAACTGTAATGTTCAAAGAGGGAACTTTAGAATATATCGAAGGTCATTATGAAGCTGACTCTGAAACTTATAAAACAGCATTAGCTACATATAAATCTAGATTAATTTCTGAAGTTGATCTTGAACTAAGTAGATATAACTATTAATTTTAAAAATTATGGAATTATTATTTAATGTTAAACAGAAAAATGTTGTGGCTAAGATTGGTGAAGATTACTTCTTTCTTAGCAAGAAACCAAAGAAACTAGAGTTTGCTGATTCAGTGCATAAGACTTTAGTCTTAAAGCATTTTAAAGCTCTGAAACCGACTATTGAAGAACATTCAGTTATTGATGAATCATTAACTGTAGATGAATGGAAAGATTTTCCAGTATGGTTAGAGAATGAATCTAATGGCGCTGAAGGGAATCTTGAGATTACTAAATTTACTTATGGTAATATTAAACTGTATGTAAATGGTGGATGTCTTTGTGGCAATGTTCCAGAATATGCTTTAAAAGGCATCATTAAATTGTTCAAACAATCTAAAACGAAAGAAAATGCAGACAATTAAGAAAGTAAAGTACAGCATTGAGAGAGTTGGTAACAGTACGTTTTGTACTATGTCTTGTGATTTAGAGTACATAATGGATTACTTAGAAGGAGCTAATATAAAAGTTTCAAGTGCTGATACTTCTGTATTCCTTAAAATTGCGACTTCTAAAGAAAGAAAGATTTTCATTAAAAACCTTGCTTCTTGGGGACTTACTGTTGATAATTCTACTGTAACAGTCGTTTCTAAAATTACTTTAAGTAAAAATGATGAGGACGACCAGGTAGTAGCTAATCGAATTGTGAGAGATAAAGCTATGCATACTATGTGTAAAGTTATTGCAAACGCTTTAAATCAGGCTTTGGATTCTACTTATAATAGATTAGCTAAAGTAAACAATATTATTAATAAGTTAGAGCACATTGCTTATCATTCAAAATATAATGAGGATGATACAACATGTGATATTGAAGATTATCCAGATCCAGGAGATAATGATGTGGATATTGCAGACATACTATAAAATTGTCTTTGTATTGTATTAAAGTTTAAAATTTGCAAAATATGATGATTTAAACTATAAAATTTGAAATTAACAAATTTTTACTTTTACAATGGATATTTGAAACTATAGTAGAGTGTTGTTGAGAAACAATGCTCTATATACTATTAACTTTATAAAAATTATAATTATGAAAGTTTTAAGAAAGATATATAATGTTATTAACAATAGCATTCAGTCTCGTGTAGTCAATTCTAAAGAAGAGGCTAACAAATACATTATTTCGTTCAATAGAACTTTAGAAAATAAAGTATCTCTTGAGACAGTAAATAATAAACAGGTAGAAGCCGTTAAAATTAATGGTAAATGGTGTATATCTGAAACTGAAATAATAGAGTAATTCTGTAAAGTTCATATATATTGTTGGCAACTAGCAGATAATTAGTTGCACTTGGTCCTATAACTCAACTGGATTAGAGTACGAATCTTCTAAATTCGATGTTATGCGTTCGAGCCGCATTAGGACCACATATACGGAGTTAGCTTAATGGCTAGAGCACCTCATTTCCACAATTCATAGAGAGGTTATATTGGTTCGAATCCTTTACTCCGTACTAACATTAAAAAGATTGAGTAATATGAAAAAGATTATTTTATTAATGAGTTTTATTGTATTAACTACAATAGCTCATGCGTTTAATTATGGTTCTATCACTGTTTATCAAGATGGTGAATGGAGTGACCCATTTTACATTAAAACTTCAGTAGTATATAATGAAGCTAGAAAAACTATTACTTTTAATAATAGTAAGTTTGGTAAAATGGTATTAAAAATATACTCTTCTGAAATGAAAGATGGAGTAGAAATCCATAATTGTGGAGAGGTTAATACAGGAAGACGCTTTATTGTCTTTATTACAGTAAGAAATAAAATTCCTTATGTAACTCTTAGTACTTCCGCAAATACCATGTTTTCATTTGGCTTTTAAGTTTCCATAATAATGTGTTAACGTTTTACTAGTTTTCCGATATAAACTAGTACTTACGGTAGTAGCTCAGTGGTTAGAGCATCTCTTTTATAATAGGTCATTTCGAGAAGGTCATTGGTTCGAATCCTTTCTACCGTACAAATTTAATTTGATATATTGTTAGTGTGTTTGGATAAATCCTGACTAATAAATTTATTAGTATAGGTAGGTGTTACCACTATTCTCCTTTATAGAAATGTGGGCTATGGAGATATAGCTCAGAAGGTCAGAGCGCGGGACTGAAAATCCCGAGATTGTGGTTCGATTCCACGTATCTCCACTATATACAAGAATAAAATTCTATGCAAAATAAGATTATAAATTAGCTCTCTAAGCTTTAAGGTGAAGCACGAAACTTTTAATTTCGGGAAGACAGGTCAGTACTGTCAGGGAGCACCATTAATTTTTAATTTATTAAAAGTATTCATTTGTAATACACGAGATTCTCAGTCTGTGAAGATAGAGAATCTACTTGGCACTATCGTCTAGCTGGTTAGGACGGGATTCTTTCAAGATCCAAAGGCGATTTCGAGCATCGCTAGTGCTACTCTTCCATATTTAAAAAACTAATACGATTAATGTTTAAAATATAAAGTCAGCGGACTTTATAACGTTAAAGAGTTGTTAGGCTTCTTGTCTGTGAAGATAGGAAGCTTTATTGGAGAAATGACTGAGTGGTCGAAAGTGGCACCCTGCTAAGGTGTTAGTCATATTACATGGCTCGAAGGTTCGAATCCTTCTTTCTCCGCTTTATTCATACTTGTAATATAAAATATGGTTCGTGAGAATAGTATTTTATTCGGAGGATTAGTGTAACGGTTTCACACGAGGGACTTTGACTCCCTAATAGGCAGTTCAACTCTGTCATCCTCTACTAATTAATAAATAGGTACTAAACAACTCTCAGCGACTCTATTAAATAGCGTAATTACCTTAAAATTAATCATTTGGGTTAAAAAGAGAAAGAACGTTAGATAGCTGAGGACAATGGAATAGTTTAAATATAACCAGTGAAAATCGCCTATTATTTAAATAGATTATTAACACATTAATTATAGATAAATTATGACAAGACAAGATTATTTTATTAGTAAAACCAATTTAATAGCACAAATAGAAAGTGCTAAGAAATTTGGTTGTAAACATGTACTCAAGTGTGCAAAGTTAAATTTAGCTGAACTTGAAAAGAGGTACAAAAAAGAACATCTTTCTAATCCTCTGTTCAGTTACATGGTAACTGATGAAGAAATGGACGAACTTATTAGAAATGATGAAAAGCCTACATTTAAAATCAAAGTAACTTTTAAAAGTGGAGAAGCTTATGATTTAATGTTTTACCATGAACTTAAAAGTGGAGTTAAACATTCTGATATTGTGAAATGGGCGATGATAGGATTAACTAAAACTATTCATCATCCTGAAAATATTGTAGATGCTCGTTTTATTATGGGTTAAGAGATATGGAAATAAAAACAATACAGATTGACTCTGATACATTTTTAGTGTTTAAGGGACGAGAGTACAGACAAATAAACATAAATGACATTGTATGTATAAAAACATCTGGTAAATATAGTACTATAATAGATGTTCATGGCAATAGTATTATTGTGTGTTGTTCATTAAAAAATATTTCACGTGTTTTATGTATTAATTTTATTCTTGCAACACAAGGATTTTTAATAAATCATAAATACATATCTGAGATAACTAGAAAGAATGATGAAAATAATACATATATCTTAAAATTAAATGATGATATTCATACAACTGTGGATATTTCATTATATGTAGCTACAAATATGTTAAAACAACTGTAATACCATAATAGTTATAGGATTTATAAAATAAATATTGTTGGCAACTAGCAGATAATTAGTTGCTTTATCGCTTAGTGGTGAAACTGGGATACACGAGGGACTTTTGGAACACCAGTAATGGTGAATTTGAGTGCTCTATTAGAAATAATAGAAGTAGAATCTCCCTAATTAAACAAGTTAATTACTAATTGTAAAAAGGTTAGCATCTGTGTAAGAAGCAGAGTAATGATTATAGAAGCAGTATTCAGAAATCTAATTAACTTGCGACAGAAGCCTCACTTATGGTAACATAGGTTTTGGTGGTGACGAGCTAAATTGTGATAGAACGCTAATCTATCTTAAATGTAAATTGGAGTGTTACAGCATAAATGTGTAGAGACTATAGAGGAGATACCTAAGTTAATTAAAAGGAATGGTTTAGACTTCATCCTTAGTAATAAGGTTATAATAATAATGCATTATGTAAAAAAGGAGACGCTCATTGAGAGAGGTAAAACCTAATTCCTTACTTCGAAGTTAATTGATAAGGTAATAAAATAGTCCAGACTACAATAACTTAAATATGGCGGAATTGGTATACGGCAGCAGATTGACGGAAGCGCCTCTAAAGTCGTCATTAAATATCTCTTGAGGATTAAGGGTTCGAATCCCTTTATTTAAGTTAGCTTGTATAAAAGCAAGTGTAGTAGGAAAATCCCTTGACCAGGAATGGTCTTACGGGTTCGAATCCCGTCTAAGCGACATATTAATTATTAATTTGTGAAAATTGATGAATTTCTTGTAGTTGAGTTGATAAGTCAATAAAATGACTTACACATTAACTCATACTGCTTGCGAAAGTAGTATGAGTTTTTAAATAAGGCTATATAGCAATACTAGTATATATAGAAATGCGTAGCTCAATAGCTAGAGCGTCTATCGTAGAGTAGAAGATTGGCAGTTCAAATCTGTCCGCATTTCCTTTTTCTATCATTATTTTAATTTATAAGTTGTTAAAAATAAAAGAGTTTTGCTTGTGAAAGTAGAGCTCTTATCAAAATTGTGCGAAAACTTTAATAAGTCGGAGGACTTACAAAAACTCAAAAACAGTGTGTCTTAGTGGCAAGTTGCAACGTTCTCTTGACTGAGAAAGGAGAGGATTAACGACCCTCAGACACATCTTTTAAATGCTCGGATATCCGCTCTGTCTTATACACAGTAGAAACGGTAATGGTCACATGTGGGTTCAAGCCCCACTCTGAGCACTATTTCTTTTATTATATTATTCTATTTTAAAGAGTCTAATTAGTTAATCTAGTTAGGCTCTTTTTTTGTTTAATTAAATAACACATTAACATATGGAAAAAATAAAGTTAAAAGTGGGTGATGTATTTAATTTCACTAAAGTGAGTTATTTATATTATAAAATTTTGGAATTAGATAGAGCATCTAATTATGCTAAAATTGAATTAATATGTCCTTATGATGTAGATAACTGGGATGAGGATTGGACTTTAAGTTCTATTGAAGAAGGATTTGAAGTTGGTGATTATAAATTAATTAAATAATTATGTGTTGGATAGAAATTTTAAGAAATGTAAAATATCAAGTTGCAGATAAAGATATTGAAGTTTATAAACTAGTTACATTGGCTAATAAGCAATCATGTGTATCTATCGTTAAAAACTTTAATTATACTGCAAATATATTATATAAAATACCAACCCTTGAATGTAATGAGATAGCTAGAAGATATGGGACGATTAAGATAGAAAAAGCTTATCATAGTTATACTGGAGTACAATTTGTATGTAATTCTGCTTTTCACAAAGTCAAGGGAGTATATAGATGCAAACGTATGATATTTGGAAATAGAAGAATGTTTATACCTTTTGAAAATGATAGTTATATAGCAACTTTTATAATTCCTAAAGGTGCTGTCTATACTATTAATAATTGTGGGGAAATTGTGTCTGATAAAATCATTTATACTGGTAAATATTTAAAATTATAAATTATGTGTTGGACAGGTACAGGTCCTGCTAGAATAGCAGAAAGAGATATTGTAGTATATAAACTTGGATATATAATTGAAACTACTAAAGAGTTTTTAAGTTTATACCAAAGTTATATGTATTGTCCAAAAGGATTAAATAGAGTAACTACGTTAGTTCCTATAGTAGATGGGGTAAAATTACCCCAATTATTACCTTCTAATTTAGGAATAATTTACTCAGGTTATCATTCTTATAAAAGTATATCTTTACCTTTTAATGAGATAGGGATTGCTTCTAGGACAATTTTATTGGGTAATACTAGAGGATGTATAAATATGCGTAATAGGTATTACGTGGCAACTTTTATTATACCTAAAGGTTCTACATATTATGAAAATTGTGGTGAAGAATTAGTTTCTTCTAACATTATTTACACAGGTAAATATATAAAATTATGAAAAAAGCATTATTAATTATAGGATTATTATTAATTGTTACTTTAGTTAATAGTTATAATTATCCTGACACGTGGACAGGTAAGAGAAGCTGGGCTTATGAGAATAAAACATTAGAAATAATGTATGATTCTAAAAAGAAACCTCATAAGATAGTTATTTATTCTAAATTTAAAGAAGGAATGACAGCTATTGATTTGGATGCCAATACATATAAATAATTATGCCTTGGTTTATTCAATTAATAATGGCTATATTTATGATAATACTTTATATTGCTATATTTATGGGAATGTATACTAGTTCCAGTTATTCAGATAAACGAATATTTTATAGTTTTGGAATAGGGACGTATAGTACACTTCTATTGTTATTTTGGATATTACAATATAGTATTTATCATACAATCATCTATTGGAGAATTATAGAATTATTTAAATAATAGTAAAACAATTTAATAATTAAATTATGTGTTGGTCAAATTATATGGCAACTCCAATTGTATTGAAGAAGCCTTTGAAAGTTTATAAAGTAGGCACGGCAAAAACTTTAGGTATCTTTATAAGTTTATATCAAAATTTTAGATACTATAAATCTCAGACTATGCCTACAGTAAAGATAGGACCTAAATTTGAAAGGTGTAGATCTGTTATGGGATGTGTGGGAGAACTTTGGAATTATGATCGTTTTTATATACATGAAGGTTATCATTCATACTTAACTGAAGAAATGGCTAAGGGTAGAATGTATTGTGCTGAAATAGGAATATTTGAAATTCCAGTAGGTGCTACTGTATATATCAACTATGCATATAGAGAAGTAGTTAGTACTGATATTAAATATTTAGGATTATTAGAAGAATAACCAATTTGGGGGATACCTATATAGTCGCGAATATTATAGGGCAGATTGATAAGAAACGGAAACAATGAATGGGTAATTCTAGTAACCCCCAGGAATTTGTAAACGAAAGTTTCAAAGTACGTTAGATTCGTAAATCCCCCCACTGCGAAGTTTCAATCGTTGTACCTAATTAGGGAAAAGAGAAGTTACCTACATAATCCGGAGTATGTAGGACAGGTGATAAGGCGAAACATGATTATTATCTAAGTAGTCGAAGTACGTTCGATTCGTATTACTTCTCCAAAGTCTTTGATAGACTGAAATGCCAGGTTTCATAGGAGTATATTAACTTTTAGTTAGTATACTCCTTTTTATATTTAATACATTAACAAATAAATTATGGACAATCAAGAAATTTTTAATCAAATTAGAGAATTGCAAAAGCAACGAACTCTATTAAGTGCGCAAGATACAGCTTTAGTAAATAAGATTAATGAGCTAAGAGATAAAATAGTATTAAAGAATATCAAGAAGGGCTATTATACTGATAATAATGGTTTATACTGTAAAGTCTATGATATTAAAGAAGATGTTATATTTGTGTATGAAGTTAATACATCTGAGCTGTATGCTACCATGGAAGTTTATCCTTATTATAGAGCCTTCAGTAATGCATATTGTAGAGAGTGCACTAGAGAAGAGTATGACAAAGCTCTAGATTATATAGTTAAACATTTTAAAAGTTAAGCATATAATACAAAAGAATTATGGAAAGAAAATTAGGTGAAATATTTACTTGTGATGGTAAAACCTATCAAGTAGTAAAGGGTATTACATGTGATGATTGTTGTATTTTGCATGATCATTGTTTCTCAATTAGGGAATCTTTAGGTCTTTGTACTGATGTTAGCAGAACTGATAAAACTGGTATAATATTTAAAGAAATAAATAATATGGAAATAAAGAATAATCAATTAACTATTGATATTCCTGAAGGAATGAAGATAGATTTAGAAAATAGTGATTTAGCTAAAGGTATAGTTAGATTTAAGCAGAGTACTATTACTTATGAAGATGTTGAAGATACCTTAAAGCTAGGCAAGAATTGTAAGAGTATAATTATCAATGAAAGCAATGCCTCTAAGTTAGTTGCTTTAAGTAGACTAATGAATATTGCTAAATATTATAATGGGGATTGGAAGCCAAACTGGAGTGATAAAAATGAATATAAATATTTTATTATATATAAGGGCGATATCTATAAAGTAGATTATTATTGGGCGACTATTTCTAATAACATCTATTTTAAAAATAAAAAAGATGCTCAAGCAGTAATAGATAATCCTAATTTTAGAGATATTCTTGATGCCATTTATAAAAATTGATTATGGAAACATTAGAAGAACTAAAAAATACATATAAGAAATTACAAGAAGAAAGTAATAATCTTTATAGTAAAATTAAAGCACTAGAAAAGAGAAATGCAATTTCTAAGTTTACTGTTGGTGATTGTTACTTAAATACAAAATGGAATGATTTAATAAAAATTGTTTCGATAAAAGATAATTACATATATTATATATGTTTAGATAAGGATTGTATCACTAGAGACTATTCTTATATATATGATATTGAAGATTGGGAAAAGATTACTCCTCACCAATTTAAAGATGCTTATCTTGCTGTAATGAAGGATTTTCAAGATCTAGATTTTGAAGAAAGACCAGAATCTAATTGGAATAAAGTTTTAAACTCTATTGTAACTAGTGTTAATAGTTAATTATGAATACTAGATTATCAGATTTAGAGCAACTAGTTTCTGAGATAAAAAAATTTAGACCTGATTGTAAAGTGGCTATCGATTACTTGAATAAAGTAATAGATAAACTTAAATATGAAGATATAATATACAATATGTTTTATTAAAATTAAGTAGATTATGGAACAGAAACTTAATATAGCAGAAATCTTGAAGAATAAACCAAGGGGTACTAAATTGTATTCTATGATTCACGGTAAATGTAGTTCTGAAGCAGTAACAGATGAAATTTTTAAAATAAACTTCTGTACTTCAAAATTTGGTTTAACACAATCTGGAGAATGTACCTTAATTAAATTTGGTAATATGTATGATGGCGGAGAATGTATTATCTTCCCATCTAAGGAAATGCGTGATTGGTCTAAGTTCCAATGGGAAAAAGGTGATGTACTGATAAGTAATGATGGTGGCACAGAGGTTATCTTTGACAAATGGTACGATGATACTTATACAAGTTTTTATTGTAAGCATTACCTTAACAGTGAAGATAAGAATAAAATCGTATATTACGAAGAATTCTTATGCACAACTGAAAGATATTCCCTTGAAGATAAGGATATTGCTCAGACCTACATTAACACCATAGAGAAGCGTTTGGATGGCAAGCTCAATCTTGAAACTTTGGAGATTGAAAAGCCTAAGTGTGAGTTTAAGACATTCGATAAAGTATTGGGACGAAATGAGAAAGATGATGTATGGGAAGCTGACCTCTTTTCTCATTATAGAGAAGAATCACAATATCCTTTTCGGTGTATCGGATTTAGTCGTAAATATTGTATTCCTTACGAAGGTAATGAACATCTTCTAGGCACAAGAAATAATCCTGAATAGTACAACCTCCACGACACAGAATGAGCGAAAGTAAGTTAAGGCTTTATGCCCATATACCTTCTTAGCCCCAGAACAATACTGGTCGTGGAGGTCACTATAAAACTTAAAAATATGATGGACGATAAGAAAATAGAAGATGCTGCTAAGCAACATTCAGAAGAATCATATATTTCGGATTATTTTCAAGCTTGTTATAAAGATGCTTTTATGGAGGGTGCTAAGTGGGCTATTAATGAATTCTTGAAGGACTTGTGGCATCCAAATACAGAAGAACCAGATAAGAGTAAGAGCGATATTATTACCCTTGGTTTTGATAACAATACTTATCTACAATTTAAAGAATCCATTCTTTGGAATAAAGAATCTTGGAGACATTCAATTAGTAGATGCCAAATCATTAAGTGGGCTTATTTATCTGACATACTACCAAAAGATATTATTAATAATAGATTTGATAAAAAGAAATAGCGTATGGTAATGAGAAGAAAAATTGGAGATATATATAAAGCAAAAATTGATTCTTATAATAGTTACTATCAACACATGAGATTATTAGGCAAGATAGATGAAGCTCTTTCTTTAGATGAATGGGAAAAGAAACATCGTAAATGGCTGTAAAGAATGAAGAAACACTATTCTTGTAGTACTAAGGAACGTTCAGACCAAAAGAATATAATCTTTAAAGAAATTAAGGAGTAAAAATATGAGTGGATTATTATCAATGATTGGCATGCAAGCTGAATTGGACTATCTGATAGGCGATTTCCCTGCATGCTTTGGAAATACACCATTAGCTATTCCTAAAGGCAACATTTCTTCTAATAAACAAAAGTGTCAGCCAAAGGAGCAACATGAGTTTACTATTAAGGGAATTAAAATCATGGCAGCTTCTAAGAAGGATGCTATCAAAAAGTATAATCATCATAAAAAGTAAAGCATATGAAACATAAATTGAGAATGATATGGCGAATCCTCCGTGACAGACAGGTTGTAGTAATAACTGAAAGTTACGGAAGGATGTACTATGATTTGGACACAAGAAGTCTTGAAGATGTTTGTCAAATGTACCACAAAGTACACGATCTGGCTTATATAATGAATAATAAAAAAGTATAATGTACATATGCTAAGAGAAGATATTAGAGGAATCTGTCACAGACCGTGTATCTACAATGATGAAGGTAAGTGTGATATGTGGGACGAAATTTCTGTTCCTGATGAAACAGAAGAGTGTCCAAATCAAATAAATGTTTAATACTCTCATACATAAATAGTAATAACCATTGATGATGTTAAAGATAAAAATGGGTTTTATATTCCCACATTAGAAGGTAATATGAAAGCTAATATTGGTGATTACATCATCAAAGGTATAAACGGAGAGTTCTATCCTTATAAGCCTGATATTTTTGATAAGACTTATGAGAAAGTAACAGAGTAATATATAAATAATATGAAAATACAAGAAATGATTGAAGCCATTAAAAATGGCAAGAAAGTAAGACGTGAATGTTGGAGTGGAGATAAATTTCTTTATTATGTTCCATCGGCAAACTATCCAGCTAGGACAGGTATAGAAAACTCTATTGCTGATAAAGATGGAAAAGTTCTGTATAAGGAATACATTGCTATTCGCTGCAAAGATGGTGATGTTGGATTCTATACTCCAACTCAGTGTGATATCTTAGCAGAAGATTGGAAAGTTATAGTTGAGTAATTAATCACTCTTTCCTATAAAAGGGAGAAGATAAAATAAAAGAAATGTTAATTTGGTTAATATTAGGAATCCTTCTTGTGATTCTTACTATTTGTTTAGAAATAGCAATCATACATGAATCTGATGAAAAAATAGGTGTTATAATATCTTATGTAGGATTTATAACTGGTTTATTACTTATTATTGGATACATAAATAGTAGACCACGAGCAATCGATGTATATAAAGGTAAAACTGAATTACGTATCACGTATGAAGGAAATACACCAGTAGATTCTGCGGTAGTTTTTAAAAAATAAAATAATATGGCACAAGAAGGATGGATATGCCCTAGATGTGGAAAGGTAAACGCACCTTGGGTGATGCAATGTTCCTGTAATATGGATACTCAAGTATTACCTAAAGTTGGTGCTCCTTACTATGAAGGAGACCAAGCAACATGTAATACAAAGGAGAGAAAGTAATGAGCAAAATTAAGGAATTATTAAGTCAAGCATTCAGTCAGCTTGATGAATACAATAAAGGCGGTGCTACTCAGCATAATCTTCTTTGGAAGGCTATGGGCAATATTGAGGATGCACTTAAAGAATTAGAGGATGAATAATGGGTAAAATAAATGTTAAAAAGTCAATTCTAGAAATTGTCGAAAAGAATAATCTAGAAATACTCAAAATAGACTTATACAATGATGAAGAATCTTTTGTTAAATTTGATGAATATTGTAAATTTTATGCCACTCTAGAAGACGTAGATTTTGAGGTAGAATCAATCTTTATGTATGATAAAGTTCGTGGTATGGTTTATTGTCAAGATAAAGATACTAAAGAACCTGTATGGATAGAATCTCGTGGCGATGAAGGAGGTTCTTGGTGGGAAGTAAATAGAGTTCCAGAGTTTTACAAAAATCAATCTAAAACTAAAGAATTGAAGCACTCCTACGAAATTAAAACTGTCTATGTTGGTCATAGAGTGTATAAAATAGGTAATGGATTCTCATTCCGTGTTAATATTACTATAAAAGAAGTAAATAGAATATGACTAAAGAAGAAGTAGAAAGGAATGCAGAAAGATGGCTAGAAATTATTAGATCTTTTATAGATAAAAGGGACAAATTAAATGTAAGACGCGATGAGCTACTTCAAGAAATGAAACAATTTCAAGAAGACTATATTAAAGCCTTGCCTGTTAAAATTGGAGATAAGATTATGGATGAGGATGGACGTGTAGGTCAGCTTTCCAGAATAGTTCCATATCGTTCACCATCGGAAAGGTTTATGTGTGCGACATTGAGTTTGACCCTTTTCTTCCATATGGAGAAAAAAGATGGTACTTATGACAATCGTGAAGTTTATGTTCATGGTTTTCCAATCAAATTATAATTAATATGAACAGAAATCAAGCTAAAAAATTTTATCCTATTCTGCAAGCTTTTGCAGAAGGAGAGGCAATTGAGTGTAGGACAAAGCCGAGTGCATTAAGCAAAAGTTGGCAAGATATGAATGATTGGACGGAAATGAAAGAGATTGAGTTTTGGAATAATACAGAATATCGCATCAAGCCAGAACCAAAGTATCGTCCATTCAAGAATGCAGAAGAGTGTTGGGCAGAAATGCAAAAGCATCAACCATTTGGATGGACTAAACTAATAGGAGAAATCGAGTATAGTCTTATAACAGATGTTGATGATACTATTAATTATTCAGATGCTATTAAAGAATATACATTTGCAGATGGAACTCCATTTGGTATAAGAGAAGAATAGTTATGAGCAAAACAGATTTACATTCATCATTGCTTTTTCTAATGATTAAACTGGAAGAGGCTAAAAATAATTCAATGTCTGATAAAAACTTTGTTGCTGCACTAACAGATGTTCTCAGATATTTCCGTGATAATGGAGAATTAAAGAAAGCTTATGAAATCCAAAAGGATTCATTAACAAATATGGCTAATAGTCCTTGGGCGAAATTAGTAATTGGTATGCTCACTTCAAAAGTACAAGAAGATAAAGTTGATGTAGAGTTGCCTGACATTGATGCTCTAATAAAAGAAAATACTTCTGATGAGTTTATTGAAAGGAAAATCAACGATATTCTAGGTATTAAAGAGAACTGAACATGAATAACAGTGACAATGACTTAGAGATCTTAGAAGAATTTACATACTCCATTCTCAAAGACCTAAAAAGTTTAGAACCAGATATATCTCAACTAGTAGATGGATATTTTTGGCATTTAGTAGTATAGAACTTAAAAAAATAAATGATATTCTATAGATTTGGTGAAATTCCAGATGATGAATGTTCATCTATATGGAACAATAATAATGAAGTAATAGGTAAAGAAAAGGGTGTGTCTGTTTATGAAGCTCATAAAAACATAAATGGAATATACTCTCCTGTTCTTCCATCTCTAACAAATGAGATGGCATTTAATGATTTTATATATAATGTAAAATACTTTACTGGCAATAAATATCTAGTAACCGGTGATTTGTTAGATGAAACTGGTACTGATGGTGAGCCATTAATTAAGAATGTAAAAATATTAAAAAAATTATAGTTATGGAAACAGAAAATATAAATAACTATTCGGAAATGTCTATTGAGGACTTGGAAAAACTTAAAATAAAGTTTCTAAGTCAAAGAGATAATATAGAGAATATTATAGGAGAAATAATAAATAATATAAGAGCTAAAAAACTGCAAGTTAGTAATCACGCTCTTAGAGAACATCCTTACTATAAAGATAACACATCTTATCTAAAAGTAGTTATCAATGATGGTACTGGATATACTGTAACTAAAATCACTCCTGGTGGTAAATGTATAGGTATATACCAATTTAATGCAGATAATACTAACTTTTTAAAATATTATAAAATCTGCTCTCAATCTGAATGGGAAAGTGCCATAGATAGACTTAATATATGGTTTAAAGATGCTAGTTTAAAAATTAAAAAGTTATGACTAAAGCAACAGAAGCAAAGACTATATCTAGGTCTGCTGTATTAGACCCACATATATTAGATCAAATAAACTTTGCTATAATTAAAGAAGCTAGTAAAGGTAATTATGCAGCTTGGATTGGTTCTATACTTCCGCCAACTAATGTTGACAAATATTATAATTACCTTAAAGAGTTAGGATTTGAGATTAGTCTTCGTTATAAGGGGAACCATGGAGTTTATGTAATTTGGTGTTAAAAATAAAAAAATAAAAAATATGAATAAACTTTGGATATTACCAACAATTTGTTTTATAATTGTTTTAGCTTGGTCAGTTCCTAGCTACTATTATCAGAAAGCAAAAATTCTGGAATTGCAAATAATTGTAGATAGACAGTCAAATGCTATTCAGCAACTTGAAAAAGAGAAGAATAATACTGAAGTAACTATTCCACAGTATTTAGATAGCCTGCCTGGAGGTGATTAAGTATTTATAATATGAATGCAGATATTCAATTTATAATTCTATTCTTTATTATGATAGGAATATTAATTGTTTCTATGACTTTTTTATTGTATTATATAAGTTAATTGCTATGTATTTAGAAGGAGATAAATGGAAAAATTGGCACACTAGATGTTCTGATGCTGCCATTAAAGAGAACAAAAGTGAAGAAGATACTAAACTAAGTACTATATCAGTATCTAAATTACTTGAGTATGTTCACACTGCACTACGTAATTGTGAGATTAATAATTTAGACCCTGATAAAGTTCCAGTATTTCTTACATTAGAGCGTGATGGAAATTTGTATTCTAATATTGGTTTAGGTATATGTTGTAGTAGTCAGTTAGGTACTTATGTAACTTTAGAGTCTTCAGATTATTATAAAATGTTCTATGTTGCTCCGGATTCTAAACCTGAAGTTGGTGAATATTGGAGAAGTAGAGGTGTAGGTTATGATTTATCTGGTTTTGTAGTATCTAAACTAGCTGGAGAACGTTTAACTAGACTAGTTAAATATGTATTAAATACAGATGAACCTCTGTCTCATCTAGATTACAGAGAATTTGAACCTAATTGGATTCAATTCAAGTTTCAAAAAGAAGAATTTAATCTGGAATTACTAGATAAACTCGCAAGAGCAAATGATAATATAGTTAATGAAGCTATATTAAGACAATGTATGATTAATGATTCCGAAAAAGAGACAGATTTATAATTTCTTTGATGATGGTAAATGTTCACCAAGTAGGTTATATAAAGCTTATATAAAGAAAGTAATTCCTTTTAATAAAGCTGATATACATCTAAAGATACATTTAGTTAATAGTGCTCTTAACTGTAGTTGGATATGGAATGGAGATACTGACTATTTTATAGGTTGTTATATTCCTGAGTACGACGATCATCTTATTTGGTTTGCAAGAACTAAATATGGTACATGGTTTAGTATGGATATTCAATCTAATTGGCAAGGAGGATTATTAGATGTCAATAGAGATATTCAATTTAGTTTTTAACATTAATTAAGTTTTAAATTATGGATAATGAAGATAGAATAGATCCAGATGATTGGTATAATAATTACAATTATTTACGTGGTAGACACTAATTTATAAAAGAGTTCTAACTTAGGACTCTTTTAAATTGGGGCATTCGTGGTTTTGATTGTATAGGAGATAAGAAACACAGCAAGACAGTTGGAGAGACAACAAAACAATAATCGCTAGAGTTATCAATATGACTCCTGTTTCTTACGCTATTGCAGCCTAAGAAACCGAGCAGCACTTGCTTGGGAACGGAAAGGTGCATTATTCTTTTATTTCTTTATTAGTTCTCTGTATACTTTAGGAACAGAGTGGTGGAAGTTGGCAATGCTAATCTTGTCAACCCTAACAGACAAGGATAGTCTTTAAAACCTATGCTGTAAGAACGTTTTGATGCAAATATGCAAGACTGGAGTTCGACTCTCCAATGCTCCACTAGTTCATAGAACTGTTTTTATTATTTGTTTTTAATCCCTGGGCTATTATTATAGTTCAGGGATTTTTGTTTAATTTTAACTGTTAATTATGGAAGAACATATTAATAACTCTATTAAAATAATTGATAATATGTTATATAACATAGATATTCTTATAAATTTATTAAAGTAATTATTAAACATTTATCAAAATGGGTAAACAAATTTGGTTGCAAGATGGCAACGTTTTTAGTCAGGGTAGTGCAACAACAGTATCTCATCCTGAAGGATTACCGAAAGGTATTTATGAAGTAAAAGTCTCAATGACTGGATTTTACTTAAGTAAAATCGCTGAGTCTTTTACGTTTGATTACAAACTGTATGGTCTAAACCAAAAATTTATTGATTATGTCTTAAAGACATATGAGAACACTACAGGAAATTTAGGTGTTCTGCTAGATGGAATCAAAGGAACTGGTAAGACGGTCGTTGCAAAGGAACTTTGTAATCGTTTACAGCTTCCTGTAATCTTAGTGCAATCAATGGGGGTTGATACTAATAGTAAATTAATAAAATATTTATCTACATCTATTGATTTTGACTGTATCTTCTTCTTTGATGAATATGAGAAAGAATTTAAAAATTCTTCTGATGTTCTTTCTTTCATGGATGGTACTTATAACTCTATTTATCGTAAGGTATTTTTACTTACTACTAATGAGTTAAATGTAGACCCAAATCTTCTTGGTAGACCTTCTAGAATAAGATATAAAAAGTCTTTCAGTAATCTTTCTGAGGAAGTTACTAGAGAGATTCTTAATGATATCTTGGAAGATAAAACTGCTATAGAGAAGGTTATAGAGTTAACTCATTCTATGAATATTATTACTATAGACTTAATTAAAGCTATAGCAACTGAAATTAATATTCATGGAGTGAAAGCTCTTCCTAATATTAAAGAAACTTTTAATATTGAATTCTCTAGATTTACTTATTTGTATAGAGAAGTACAAATCAGACATTGTGACTTGAAATTTACTCCTGAAAATATAAAGAATATATTAAAAGCTTTTTATAAGTTTAAAGAAATTAAAAAGAAAGATTGGGAGAAATATACTAGTGAAGAAAGAAAATTCTATAATGAATGGTCTACTAAGTTCAATGAGGATTATGGTTCCACTACTGAGGATAAAGAGTTAAAATATCTGGAACCTGGAGATTATTTTGAGGATGATCGTATATTGATGGTAAGTATTAAAGAAAAATATGTAGTAACTATGACTGATTATGGGAATATTAGAATATATATAATTAATAGTTGCTATTCTACAAGTAAAGCTACAGGTCTTGTAAATTACGAATTATAAAAAATAAATGCCCCCTTGGAATTAACATCAGTTAGTTCTTAGATATTTAATTTTTATTATTTAAACATTTACAAATTTATGGAACATTTAGTTCTTATTGGTGTTATCGCAGTCGTTATTATTGTACTGCTTGTTATTATTGCTACAATGTATGTTAAAGCTCCTCCTTCGATGGCGTACATTCTTTCAGGTTTTCGTAAGGAGCCACGAGTACTTATCGGTGGTGGTGGAGTAAAAATTCCTGTACTTGAACGATTAGATAAAGTATATCTTGGTCAAGTAACAGTTGATGTTAAGACTTCACAACCAGTTCCTACTCATGATTTCTTGGATGTAATGGTAGATGCCGTATGTAAAGTTAGGGTAAAACCTGATACAGAAGGCACTAGACTTGCAGCTAAGAACTTCTTGAATATGAATTCTGTGCAGATTGCAGCTCAAGTGAAAGATTCTTTGGAGGGTAATATGCGTGAAGTAGTAGGTTCTCTTGACTTGATTAAGATTAACACTGATAGAGATGCATTCTCTGATGAAATTCAGAAGAAGGCAGCTCCTGATATGACTAAGTTAGGTCTTGAGATTTTGTCTTGCAATATTCAGAATATTACTGATGAGAAAGGCTTGATCCGTGATTTGGGAGCTGATAATACAGCAGCTATTCAGAAGAATGCTAAGATTACCCGTGCTAATGCTGATAGAGATGTAGCTAAGGCTCAGGCTGAGGCTGACAATGAGGCTAATGAAGCACGAGTAAAGGCTGACACCATTATTGCTGAACGTAATAATGAATTAGCTATTAAGAGAGCCGAACTGAAGAGATTATCTGATATTAAGAAGGCTGAATCTGATGCCGCATATGAAATTCAGCAGCAAGAGCAGCAGAAAACTATTAATATCAAGACTGTAGATGCTGATATTGAGAAGACTCGTAAAGAACAGACCTTGTCTGAGGAGAAGATTAAGATTAAGCAGAATGAGTATCTTGCAGATGTAAATGCTAAGGCTGATGCTGACAAGTATCAGACAGAAATTGATGCTCAGGCTGCTTTGGAGAAGCAGAAGCGTGAGGCTGAGGCTGAAGCTTATAAAGCAGAGCAAACTGCTAAGGCTGTAAAAGCTAAGGCTGAAGCTAATCGTTATTCTCAGGAGCAGGAGGCAGCAGGTATTCGTGCTAAGGGTGAAGCTGAAGCATATGCTACTCAACAGACCTTGACTGCAGAAGCTGAAGGTACTAAAGCTAAACTTTTGGCAGAAGCTGAAGGTGTGAAGGCTAAGGGTCTTGCAGAAGCTGAGGCTATGCAGAAGAAGGCTGAAGCATACAGTAAGTATGGCTCTATTGCTGTAATTGACATGCTTTCTAAACTTAATGAGAAAGTTCTTCCTGATATGGCTAAGTATATTGCTGAACCTATGAGTAAGATTAGCAATATGACAGTTTATGGAACTAATGGTTCTGAGGCTTCTGGTATTTCTGGTAATGTACCTGCTATTATTAAGCAGACTCGTGACATTGTAAAAGATGCCACAGGTGTAGATATGGCAGACATTATGAAGGCTAACACCATTGATGCTAAGGTTAATAAGAATGTTAACGTTAATGGCGATGTAGAAAACACCAATGTAAATGTATAAACATTAAGTATCACAGAGGGAGGGAATAATCTCTCCCTCTTTTTCTAACTTTTAAAAATTTTATGGAATACTTAGATTTTAGAAATCTTGTTACAGAAGCATGTAATAAGATGATTAAAGAGAACAAGCATCTCTTTATTCTTGACACTCAAAAAGAATTTTTATGGATGGCTTATATGGAATCTTTCCCTGAAGGAGCCGTACGTCAAGAATTTAACTGTGTAAATTGTAAACATTTCATTACTCGCTATGGAGCATTAGTCTCTGTAGATGAGAATTATAAAATACATTCTTACTGGGAGGATGTTCATGCTGAAGGAATGTTTGCTAAAGTTGTAGACAATATGTTACAAGTGCTTAAAAATACTAAAATTAGGAATGCATTTGTTACGGAAGAGACTACAATGGGTTGTAAATGTAATCAGCAAATACTACCTTCTAAAGAAATAATTACTTGGAACCATTTTTATGCTACTCCTACAAGTAATTTAATTATGGATAAGTCTCAGACTCCAACATTCCGTGCAGGTGCTAAATCTTCACATGATGTATGGATAAGAACTTTATCTGAAATTAACTATAATTCTGTACAAACAGTATTAGACTTAATTGCAGATGATAACCTCTATAGAGGTGACACTTATCTACGTCAAGTGAGTGCTTTAAAGACTGCTCTTGATACAATAGAGAATAAGCACTTGGAAGGTTTTGAGTTAGATAATTATGCTTGGATATCTTCTTGTGTACTTCCTGATGCTGTAACACATATACTTAATAGTGCTATAGGTCAGCTTCTTAAAGACATAACTGATACTAACAATGTTGAAAGTTCAGTTAAGAAGTTTGAAGCTATGGTTGCTCCTTATAATTATAAGAGACCTAAGGGTATTATCACTAAAACTCAGGTAGAAAACTCAGGTAGAAAATGCTTATAAAACTGTAGTAGAACTTGGCTATGAAGATGCTTTAGAGCGTCGTCATGCTAAAGTAGAAGATATATCTATTGAAGATGTTATCTTTGTAAATAGAGAAACTCGTAAGAGAATGTTAGGAGGATTTGATTCTCTTATGAATGAAACTTCTAATACTAGCAAAACTGCTACAGACTTTGAGAAGACTGCGATTCCAACAACTATGGAAGAGTTCCTTAATAATATTGTTTCTAAGGCTAGTAAGCTTGAATTATTCTTTGACAATAAGTTAAATAATAATTTAGTAACTCTTACTGCCCCAGTTAATAAAGAAGCTCCTTCTATGTTTAAATGGAATAATGGGTTTGCTTGGGCATATAATGGTAATATCTCTGATGCTATTAAACAACGTGTTAAAGAAGTAGGAGGTAAGGTAGATGGCTATATGAGAATCTCTCTTCATTGGTATAATTACGATGATTTAGATTTACATATGGATAGTCCTTATGGACACATTTATTATGGTAATAAAGCAGACCTTCTTGATGTAGATATGAATGCCTGTGGAGGTAGTGCTTTTGAAGAACGTAATAATCCTAAGAAATTCTCTCGCAATGCTGTAGAAAATATCATTTTCTCAGGAATTCCTAAAGCAGGTACTTATAAAGTATTTATTAACAACTTTGCTAAAGTTGAAAATATTGATTTAGGATTTGAAGTAGAAGTAGAACTCAATGGAGTTGTTCATACTTATGTGTATGATAAAGACGTCCCTCATAAGAGCGATGTTCCAGTATTAGACTTTACTTCTAATGGACGTGAAGTTATCTTTACTAAAGAACATTTAAGTAGTACTACAGCATCTAAAGAAATTTGGGGAGTAAAGACTCAGAACTTTGTTGAAGTGTCTGCTATATGTTTATCTCCAAATTACTGGGGAAATAATAAGGTAGGTGCTAAGCACTATTTCTTTATGTTGAAGGATTGTAAGAATCCAGATGCTGTTCGTGGATATTTTAATGAGTATCTTAAAGACGAACTCACTAAGAATCATAAGAGAGTATTTGAAGTATTAGCATCTAAAGCTTTAACTCCTTATGATAATAATCAGATGAGTGGTTTAGGATTTATAGCTACTTCTCGTAATTCACTTATGGTTAGAGTAGATTCAGGTAAAATTTATAAAGTAAACATTTAATAATTAACAACAATGTACAAAGAAGCATTACAAAAGAAATTACGTTTTAAGACAAACAAGGGTATGATTACTACAGAAGATTTGTTCGACTTATCTCTGCAGAATCTTAACACTTTAGCTATTATGCTGGATAAGAAAATTAGTGAGGCTCCTAAGAAGTCTTTCATTGAAGAGCTTCCAGCTGAAGAAAATGATGATGAACTTCGTTTCAGCATCGTAAAAGATGTAATTAATATTAAATTAAAGGCTCGTAAAGACAATATTAATAGAGCACAGATTGATGCTCGTAACAAACGTATTGCTGAGCTTATCGCAAAGAAAGAGGACGAAGCTCTTGAGAATAAATCTATTGAAGAGCTTCGTGCTATGATTCAGAATTAAAATTTTTAAGATTTTATTTTTAGAAAAAAAATTCACAACTATAATAGCATCAGTAATAAGGAATACTTATTGAACGTTGTGAAACGTGAATTATAGTCGTGATAATTAAAAGGAAACTCAATCTTTTGAGGGGACTCTATTTAGAGTTCCCTCTTTTGGTTTATTATGACTAGCAAATTTAAATTGTATGAAAGTATTGTCTTAGACAATATTAAATTTACAGTTATTAATATTAGTGTAATTCCACAATGTGCTCAATATATAGATAATAAATTTGTCTATTTATTTGATTTTAATTATTCTTTAAGTTATGGGGATTACAAGATAGAACTCACAGAGACAGAAATAAATAATTTAATTAAAAATAATAAAGTAAACAAAAATTAACTTTTATAATTTTTATAGTTAAATTATATTTATATCACAAACGGGTTAGGACTGTTATAGTTACGAATTTTACGATTAACCTGATTCCCAGATGTATATATCTATAAATATACTGACTTTTTTGAAGATTTCAACATGAAATTGGAAGGGTCGTACTTACCTTAGTACACAGAACCGAGAATTGGGAAGTTCTCGGTTCATTTTTAAATTTTATTAAAATTATATTTTGAATAATAAAATTTAGATTTATAATAGTCAATACGATAAAAAAGAATAAAAAATGAAGAAATTACTTGTATTTAGTGTGTTATTTACACTCTTGAGTTGTTCTACTGGTTCAAATAATTCAGTAAATTCAACTTCAAATGATTCTATTAATGTTGATACTACAGTAGTTGATACTACTGCTATTGATTCAACTGTATGTCCTGATTAATCAGGACTTTCGTCTAGATAGCCAAGTGGTCAACGGCAGCAAGCTGTTAACTTGCCCCGAAAGGTTCCTAGGTTCGAATCCTAGTCTAGGCGCAAAGACACATGGAGTATTAAGCCCTGTTGGTAAGGGAACTAGACTGTCACTCTAGTAAAACTAAGGGTTCGAGTCCCTTATATTCCGCAAATAATGGAGAGGACCTAGCATTTAACTAGGCGGTTGTTAGAGGTAGCGGTGGCGATCCACGAGTATGCCTGATAGCTCAATGTATTATTAGAATATGGTCACGATAGTTCGCCCGTCTAATGCCATATTCGCCTTTATTTAAGCTTCAATAGCACAGTGGTAGTGCAGCATTCTTGTAAAGTGCGGGTCGTAGGTTCAAATCCTACTTGAAGCTCTTTAATATCGTGGGTTGTAGCAGTGGTAGCTTGTTTGTCTCATAAGCAAACGGTCATTGGTTCGAGTCCAATACCCACAACTAATTAAAAAAAATAAATAATATGAAAAAAACTTTTAATTATCAATCTGACGCAAACTTTTATGATAAAAAGGATTTTATTATAGCTGTTTTAAAAAGCAAAATAAATAGGTTTAAAGAGTATGATGCTGAAAGAAAAAAGCATTATGCTGGATTAGAACAAAAAATCGGAGAATTAGAATCCTATATAGATGAATTAGAAAATGGACTTGGTATAGAATCTTTAAATAATAAGATTCAGTCTTTAGAAAATGAGATTGAGAAACAGAATCTTAAAATTAGAGAGTTAAGAGCTAAAGTTAATATATCTTTATTTGATGATACTAAGTCTTTTAGAGAATTAGAATCTATGGCAAATAATTTGAAAGACTTTAATAGCATGAAATTAGCTATTAAAGGTCTTAGAAAGCAGCTTAAAGATAATAAAAATACTATATCTGATTTAATATATAAATTAACACAAGCTAAACTTAAAATAAAACAATTAACTGGAGAGTAATCTCCAATTTGGGGCGTCGGCTCAAATGGTCAGCACCTGCTTTGCACGCAGGCATTCTTAGGAGTTCGAATCTCCTACGCTCCACTATTAAACAATGTGAGATTAGTGTAGTTGAAGGCGCACATCACACTTCCAATGTGAAGGCTTGCGTGGGTTTGATTCCCACATCTCACACTATGATAAAGCTCTAGAATACTAGTTACAGGAGCAACGTAACTTATAGGGTGCCTCTCAACGATGCATACTCGCCTATTAGGTGTCGTAGAACCTACGAACTGGAATGATTCGATGGTTTTTTGCATTCCTATAGAATCCTAAATAATAAAAATAGAGACCATGTCTCTAACAGGGGTGATTTACCTGGGATTCTTAATTTTTTAAACTCTCCTCCTAGATATTTTATAAGTTAAACTTTAAATTTGATTTATTATGATGAAAATTTTAAAAAGAACTTTAAAAGCATTTAAGAAGGGTTGGACTTGGTATGCTAATCAGTATTGTAGATTATACATGCCTCCAATTATTTAATCTTATTATTTAATTTGTAAGTACCAAAGGGGTACTTACTGATGTTGAGTCGGGCAATAAGCTCGACTTTTTTTGTTTGTATACATTTTAAAAATTTTATATATTATGGAAATAATTAATACAATTGAAACAACATTAAATGATATTAATGGTACTACTTGGATTAACAATGTTAAAATAGAAGGAGCACAAACCATTAGTATTAATAATGGTAAAATTTATGTAAATGGAAAATTAAGAGAAGATCTTAAAAGTCCATCTATAGAAGTGAAAATAGAAGGTAATGTAGCTAGTGTACATACTGGTAGTGGTAATGTTTCAGTTACAGGAGATGTTACAACTATTAATACGGCTAGTGGTGATGTAACTTGTAAAGACGTTAAAGGTGGAGTATTAACAATGAGTGGTGATGTTACTTGTGGTAATGTTGGTGGAAATGTTAGTACTATGAGTGGTAATATATACCATAACTAATAAAGATTATTTATAATGAGAAGATTTAAATTTATATTAATATTATTATGTTTCTTATGCACTAAAAGTATTGCTCAAACAATAACTCATGTAACTCTTACTTGTTATCAGCCAGTAAAGAGTCAATGTGACAGTAAACCATTAGTTACAGCTGATGGTTCTAAAATAAATTTACACCATTTAAAACATAATAAAATTAAGTGGTGTGCTATATCTCGTGATTTACTTTATTTATTTCCAAAGAATAAACCTAAAAAAGTATTTATAGAAGGATTTGGGATATATGAAGTTAGGGATGTTATGAATAAAAGACATAAACATCGTATTGATATATTAATACACCCCAAAAATTCTAAACGAATCAGTATCAAACATGTAAAAGTTAAAATTCTTAAATAATGTGTTTATATTTGCGATATAAAGAAGAATGTGTAGCTACTTCTAACATATGTGTATGGAAAGCTCTAATAAATTATGGTAGGTTAGGTTATTATTCACCAATATTTAATTATAGATATAATATAGGAGAAACTTATACATCATACTTAGACAGAAATAAGAATAGTGTATCTGTAGATATAGGACTACATTCTTTTGGATATAATATAAAGATAGTAAGTCCTTATGCTGGAAGATATGAATGTCGTGGAGATACACATAATAGTTTTGATATTGATGAATCTATTGATACTATAGGTTTATTTATAATTCCTGAAGGAAGTCACTATTATACTGATGGATATTTCTACGCAAGTGATACTTTAAAATTATTAAGAACTCTTCCAAAAAATAAATTTTTTAATTATATGATGAACAGATGACATTAAAAGAAATTGTAGAAGCCTTTGATGGCAAGGAGAAAGGGACTAGTAAGTTTATCTTATTAGTCCCTATTTTTGTATTAGCATTACTAATATTTATTAATTTAAATGGTTAAGTATAAAAAGTGTGGAGCATTACGAATTAGAATAGATGGTAATAAATGTATTGTAGTAAATCTTAAATTACCATCTATTACTAGTCGTAGTACTTCATATTTAGGGTTTTTAAGAGAAACTATTTTAGATAGTAATAAGCAAGAGTTTAATAATGCTGTAGAAACGATCTGTACTAGAATTAAATCTTTATAGTATTATATTATCTTACTTATCATAACGTAGATGATTATTATAGAAAATTATTAATATGATTAAATGTGTTTATTGATTTAACATTAGACAATGACAATATTAATAGAAGATATTTAATAGCCGTAGATGATATTTCCTTAGTAGAAGAAGTTGGTGAAAGCTCTTACATTATGTTAAAGAGTGGAGGCTGCTTATCTGTGAAGGAATCTATTGATTATATAAAGTCTTTATTAAATGTTGTCAAGTGATAAAGTAAATGTAAATTTAGGATGTGGAGGATGGGTTATTCCAGTAACTTTTATTATTTTATTAGTTGCTAAAGTTATTTTACATTCAGATATTTCATGGTTAGTTGTTTTTAGCCCATTCTTAATAGGAATAGGACTTATAATTATACTCTGTATTATATTGCTAATTTTATATTGTATACCTGATGGAAGATCTAACAGATATTATAAGTGATCTAGATGATTATTGGAATGATCTAGAAGCAGACTATTGGAATTCCTTAGAAAAAGAAGGATTATGAATTCAGATACTCTTGAAATAAAAGTAAATAAAGCTTGGAAAACATTAATTGCAGAGTCTCCTATATATCTATTAATGTTTAATAGAGAGTTAGGAAAGTGTAAAGACTTTTTTATTCTAGGATATTATACAGCAATTAGGGATTCTCACTTATGAATTATCAAAAAGCTAATCAAGTATCTTTATTAGTAGAATTAATTAAATCTTCTGAAATAGTGTCTAAAGAATATTCTGAAGCACATATACCAGAAGATTTAATTTCTAATATAAAGATATTGTGTATGAAAGATAGCAGTTTTAGAAGAAGTTTCTATAGTATAATGCAAAAACTTGGAAAGAAATATTCAGATATTTATATAAATAAATTATCAGCATTATGAACTTAGTTTGGTTGAAATTAATAAAGCGAATCTTAACTCATAAGTATTATGTTGCTAAATATTGCTTTCAAATAGGATTATATTGGCAAGGTATTACTCATGATTTGTCTAAATTTAGTTTTACAGAATTTTCAAGAGCTATTAAGTATTGGGATGATAAAATGAGCTCTTTAGCGAATGAGTGTAGAATATTAGGATATAGTCAAACATTCCTTCACCATAGAGGAAGAAATCCTCATCATTATGAATATTGGATACATTCCTTAGATAATGGAGGAATTCCTGCTAAAATGCCTAAAAAATATGTTCTAGAACTTATATGTGATTATTTAGCAGCAGCTAAAACATATGGAGCTGACCCTAGAAGAGAATATACATGGTGGCTTAAACAACAGCCTCATATGAAAATCCACAAAAAAACTAAGAGTTATATAACTGAAGTGTTTTATAAATATAGTATAGGTTTAACATTAAAAGAATCAATTAATGGAAATTATTAATGCAACTGATGGCTACAAGCTTGGTCATCATCGTATGTACCCAGAGGGTACACAAATGGTCTATAGTAACTGGACTCCTAGAAGTAATCGTTACTTCCCAGAAGCTACAGAAGGTTCTGTAGTATTTGGTATTCAGTACTTTGTAAAGAAGTATTTGATAGAGGAATTTAACAAATGGTTTGCTCTTCCTAAGGAAGAAGCTATTAAGCAATTTGCTTATCGTGTAGGTAACTTTGTAGACCTTAACCAGGTTGGGACAAAGCATATTGAAGAACTTTATGATCTGGGGTATCTTCCTATTGAAATTAAAGCTCTTCCTGAAGGTTCTATCTGTCCTATAAGAGTACCTATGATGACTATTAAGAACACTCTTCCTGATTTCTTCTGGTTGACTAATTACTTGGAAACTTTAATTAGTTGTACTCTATGGCTCCCTTGTACTTCTGCAACAAGTGCTCGTCTCTATAAAAAGAGACTTATGGAACATGCTAGAAAGACTGGATTCCCAGAGGAAGTAAATCTAGGTTTCTCTTGTCACGATTTCTCAATGAGAGGTATGGCAGGACTTGATGCTGCTATTATCTCCGGTATGGCTCATATGACTTCATTCTGTGGTAGTGAAACAATTCCTGCTATTGAAGCAGTAGAACATTATTACAATGCAAATGTTACTGAAGAACTTGTAGCTGCAACTGTTCCGGCTTCGGAACATTCAGTAATGTGCGCAGGAGGTGAGGATGGTGAGATTGAAACATACCGCCGTCTTATTAATGACTTATATCCAACAGGTATTATCTCAATAGTATCTGATACTTGGGATTTTTGGCAGGTAGTTGAGAAATTCTTGCCTAAGCTTAAGGCAGATATTATGAAACGTGTTGGTCGAGTAGTAATTCGTCCTGATAGTGGTGATCCAGTAGACATTATTTGTGGTCTTCGTACAAATCCTCACTATCATACTGCTATGAAAGAAGGTAAGTATTACTGTGATTTCAATCCATTTATGGACGATGATGAAAATCATTATGTAGAAGTATCTGAAGGTCAGTACTATGGAGCATATTATATGCTAGGAAAAATCTTTGGATGGAATACTACTGTAAATGACTATCGTTATCCAAGTACCAAGGTTGGATTGCTTTATGGAGATTCTATTACTCTGGAGCGTCAGCGTGATATCTATGCTAGATTGGAAAACGCTCATATGGCAGCTTGTAATCTTGTTCTAGGTATTGGATCTTATACTTATCAGTTTAAGAGTAGAGATTCTTTGGGTTTCGCAGTTAAAGCGACCGCATGCACCATTAATGGTAAACTTATAGAAATCTATAAGCACCCAAAGACTGATGATGGAACAAAGAACTCTCTCAAAGGTCTTATAAGAGTTGAAAAAGAGGATGGTAAGTATGTCGCTTATGACCAGCAGACCAAGGATGCAGAACTGCAAGGTTGTCTTAAAACAGTCTTTGTAGATGGAGAATTAGTAAGAGAATATTCTCTTTCTGAAATTCGTGAACGTGTAAATTCAACATTAGTATGATAGAAGTTGTTAATGGAGATTTACTCCAATCAAACTTACCTCTTATAGCCCATCAAACTAATTGTTTAGGAGTAATGGGGGCAGGTATAGCTAAGGCTATTAAAAATAAATGGAATAGCGTATATACACGATATGCCAATTATTGTAAATATTTTAAATATTCTAAAAAATTATTAGGGAAATGTCAAGTATGTATAACAGGAGATGAACCTATTAATCTCGTAGCTAATTTATTTGGAGAATATTCTTTCACTGAATCAGTAGCTCCTTTTGAAAATAGGCATACTGATTATGATGCTCTTAAAAAAGCTTTATTAGATTTAAAAGACTTTTGTAAAGATAACGAGATTACAGAGATAGGCATTCCTTATAAATTAGGATGTGGATTAGCAGGAGGAGATTGGGACGGAGTAGTTTATCCTATGCTCCAAGAACTTTTTGCTAATGATTCAACAATAACTCTTTATATTTATAAATTATGCAACAATTAAATTTAGTACATTTAGAAGATAGTGATATTAAGTATTCTATCTCTAGATTCCCTGATGGGGAAGTTCAAATTTCATTAGAAGAATTCAGCCATAAGGAGCAAGTATTAGTGCAATGTAGAATTACTAATGCTGAAGACTTATTTATACTTATGCAAGTTTTAGATATCCTTGATAGACATGAAGTTCTATATAAAATAAATATCTATTACTTAATGAGTATGAGAATGGATCGAGTAATGGTTTTCAATAGACCATTCACTTTAAAAATAGTCTTAAATGTATTAAAAAATTGTAATGCAGAGACTATTGAAATTTTAGAACCTCATTCTGATGTTTATTATGATCCTAGATTCGGAGTTAAATTCATGCCTCTTTACGCTGAAAAGAATCCATCTAATAATACTTGGAAAGAATTTCAATTAGTTTTCCCAGATGCTGGAGCTGAAAAGAGAAATGAATTCAGATATAATCGTACAGCAATTACTTGTAGTAAAGTTCGAGATTTAACTACTGGAAGAATCTTAGAGATTAAAATAGACAATCCTGAAATAATTAGTGATAAACCATTATTAATTCTTGATGATTTATGTGATGGTGGAGGCACTTTTTGTGGTATTGCTAAAGCATTTAATACTTTAGGTGTTCCTAAGGAACGTTTGAATATCGCAGTTACTCATATGGTAAATCCTAAGGGTATAAAGAATCTGTCAGAAAATTTTAATCACGTATGGTTTACTAATTCTTATAAAGACTGGGACAATCTTCCTGAGAATGTTACAATGTTTAAGGTTATCTAATGTATATTTTGGGACTTATTATAACTATTATTTTGGTAATAATTATAATTGATCCAAGATTAGATATTACAGATAACCAATGTATATTGTGGTATTCAAATTTAGAAGGAGAACGTTGTTATTTAATACTTTGGAATAAAAATGATCATTATAAATAAAAATGAATTAGACCCTGACTTAATTCATGACATTAATTTAGAGTTAGAAGCATTATTTACAGATAATAGAACTTGGGAAATTAGTTCTAGTACTGGAGATTTAGATGATGCTTCAGATATACGAATTGTTATTAAAGGTGAGGGACACTGTTATATTTCCACAATAAGTGATACTGAAGAATACGTCAGAGATTTATTAAATGGTTATAGAAAAGCTCATAGTTTTGATACTTTTTGTATGTCTACAACGTATTTTGATCCTGAAAAGAACGGAATAGTATTTGAATATGCAGATTACATATCTTTATAACTATGTTACAGATTTATACTGATGGTGCTTATAAATCTTCTATTGACCAGGGAGGTATTGGAATAGTATGGATGAAGGATGATAAAGTATTTAAAAAATACTCTAAAGGCTTTAAACATACTACTAATAATAAAATGGAATTAATTGCTATGCTATGTGCTTTTAAATCCATTAAAACTCCAATAGATGAAGTAGAATTTATAAGTGACAGTCAATATGTATTAGGATGTCTTACTAAAGGATGGAAGAAAAAAAAGAATGTAGAGCTCTGGAATATTTTAGATAAAGAATATGAAAGAGTTAAATCTTTAATAAAAAATATTAAATTTACCCATGTTAGGGGACATCAAGATTGTTTTGGTAATAATCTAGCGGATGAATTAGCTAGTAATGCTAGTTTAGAATTATTAGAATAATGTATTTAGTTATATCAATAATAATTGTTGCAGGTATAACTATTTATATTGGATCTGCATTTGCTGTTATAGACAGATGGACTGAAATTAATGTTCCTACTAATATAATAACAATATTAATATTAGTATGTCCAATTATAAATACGTTATTAGCACTGTATTACCTGTACCCTGAATTAACAGAAACTTTAAGTAAAATTTTTAAAAATAATTAATTATGGCTAAAGAAATTGTAAAAGCAACAGTGGACACTATTACTATTTATCGTACTACTGGTGGTAAAATTGCGGTAAAACGTAGTGACCGATTAAAACCAAGTAGATATTTCGATGATATCAAAGATGCTCGTAAGTATGCTGATGAGCACTTTGAAGGTAATGTCTCAGAGTCTCTCTAAGACATTTTCATTTCTAGAGTGATAAATTGTTCATGATTCTAAATTTAGAAGTTTGTAGGCTATTCTAGATGTGTCTATGACTAAATTATGGTATTTTACCTAGATAATTTTAATATTACACAGATGATTAATTTTCTTTTAATTTTCAATTCTAGTTAAAATGAAGTATAAGGCAAAGCTTGAAAGACTTCGTCAGAAGCAGGTATGGTGGGATAAGCTCCCTCAAACAGTAAAGAATGCAACAACAAGACCTGGTGGTATTGGATCAAAGTAATCTATGATAATTAAAGAGTCTGATTTTGAATTAAGATCTTCAACAAATGATGAAAGTTGTCCTCATTGGGATTTATATATTATGAAGACCATTAATGCCAAATCTAAAACTAGAGAGGCTAGAGAGGAACTTACTTTAGCAGGATATGGATTAACCTTATCTGGAGCTATGGCATCAATTGCTAGATATAGAGTAGCTAAAGCTAATTCTGAAAAGGCTTTTACTATGCAACAATATTTAGATTCCTATACAAAAGAACTTCATAGATTATATGATATTGTGGGGGAAACTCCTAACAATACTACTTTGATGGAGGAATGATTAAGTCCATTCCTATAACTACTTGGAGAGACGAACATCATAGAGACATTACAGTTTCTAAGATGTTCGTCTATGAACTTACAGCATATGCTCACTATAAAGATAGAGAGGAATTGCTAGGTAGCAAGTTTATATCTTCAAGTAAACCTCTTAAAGAGAGGATACAAGTTACTAAAAAAATTGGATACAGAATTATAAAATCCATTGACTTAGTATCAGCTCCTCTAGATTATATTATTAATAATTCCAAATTTAAAAAATTATGACAAACACTAAGCAGAAACTTGTAGATTACAGAGAAGGTAGTTTTGTAGACTTTGAAGGTAAAGATCATTACTTTGTAGTATGCGCTGTTCTTAGAGAAAGTGCTGTATTTGAAAATCCTACTAGAGTTCTTAGTTTTGGAGTATCTTTCTGTAATCCGGTAGATAAACACAACAACGAACTTGGTAAGAAAATTGCTTATGGTAAAAGTATTAGTGATAGAAATACCAACGTACTATTAGGTAGAGCAGGACTTCTTAATATTGAGACTGTAAAATATATACTTGATAATGAAGTTAATCACGTAAAACAATATCCTGAGCAGTATAGTGTGGCATATGCTAAAGCTAAAGATAAATATGAAAAAGCTAAAGAAAAAACTAAAGCTTTAGCTCAAAAAGCAGCTTTATATAATAAGGCAGTAGCAGATTAATGAAACTTTTAGATAGATTAATTTTAATATTAATTTTTATTACTATTATAGGAGCTACTATCTTTTTATATAAAGGGTTTAAATCTACTACTGTAATGCCTACAGATACCTTAGAAAGAAAAATAGACTCATTAAATAGTAAGAAAAATTCTATTAAAGTTGATATCGATAAGTGTGATACTGCTATCTACTATAATAAAACTATCTATGTTAAAGAGAAGGACAATATTATTAAGCAGTCTCCTGATAGCGACATGCAGTTTTTCACAAACTACATTCAAGAAGTCGGGAGAAAACTTCTTATTGACACCGTATCAATTAAAAATAACTAATCTTATTTTTAATGAGCATAAATATTTACTAGTAAATGATAGTCTACAAAAAATTCAAATAAATAACTACAAATCTTTAGTAAATACGCTGGATAGTACGCTAACATATAAAAATTATCAAATAAAGATTCAATCTGATAAAAATAATGAATTGTATATACAAAATAAAAAATTATCAAAATTGAATTATTTATTTGGAGGTATAAGTATATTATCTATAATATGTGCTCTAATACATTAGATACTTACATAAAGGATACTGACGGTAAGAAATTTAAATTTCCAGATAGAGATTGTAAGAATTGTAAAAGATATAAATGCTTAGTAAATATGGGCATGCTTAAATGTAATTTTGCTAAGTATGGATGCAGAAATTATAATCCTAGATAACTAAAATTACTAAAAATTGATAAATAATATTTACGCCTTGAAAAAGGATTACCATATTATTGCGGAAATTTATTTATCAATTAATGGTTGTTTATAGTAAATTACTTGAGAAATTTAATGATAGCTTAGGCTATGTGATATATGTATTCGAATTGTTAGATAATGAGGATAAGCTTAGAGAAAAGACTAAATACCTTATGTGTACTCAACCTCCTAATTGGAGCGCTGCTACTATAAATTATGGGGATATTGGTTATCTCGAAGTGAAGCCTGTAATAGCAGGGATAGATGAATGGTACGATGGAGACACACAACAGAAATACAGATATAATAATGTCTGGTTTATTAAGTTTGTCCCTCAGAGACCTAAAAACGTAGATGATATAATAATACAATAAATAATCTTTAAGATTTATGACAACAGTTTTAGGTGATAAACTCAATCAAGCTTTTGAAGCTAAGAATAATGATGTAGAAACATTTCTCTGGAAAGGTTCCAGAAAAATTGTAGATGGTGAACGCATTCAGTCTTCTATGAAAATGGTAGATATGACTGAAGAAGAATTACGTAAAGCATATAAACATTGTGAATCAATGCTTTATAGTGACAACTATGAAAATCCTGGACGACGAGTTTTGTTGGAACAGATTGAAGATCAAAGAACTCGCTGTAATGCTGAGTTGTTCTTAATTTGGCTATTGTACCCAGGTGAAGGTAGTACTAGACAAGGTATTGTAAGAACTAGTTTCTTTAATATGCTCAATCAGCAGATTACTGCTCAGGCAGAACAGTTTGCTAAAGAGAATGCAGAAAGTGGTGAGGGCGAGACAAATGTTAGTGCTATTGCAGAGACTCTCTTTAAAGAGTGGACCCTTAATGATATTATGAATAGTGATGAAGATTCATTTACCATGTTTGCTTCATTACCATTGTATATCGTTAGAGAAGCTTGTTTATCTGCTTTAGGTAAATGTGTCCGTAAACACATTACTCTTACATTTATTACTGAGCTTGGATTGTGGTTTACACGTTCTGAGTTATTAGAATTAAATAAGAAAGACGAGAATGGTCGTTTAATAGATAGAATTAAGCAAGTTGCTGAACTTCTAAATATTAAATTGAGAGACCCTAAGAATCCTGAAGACAGAAAAGGTCTTGTTTTAAAAATTGATGATAGAAAAGGCTTAACTCTAAAAGAGTTTAGCGCAATGCTTACCTTCCGTAAGGATAAATATGATAAGCGTTATAATGATCTGACTAAAGTACAATTGGAAACCTTAAGAGATAAAGTTTTACTGCATCTCGAAAATAAGGTTAGATGGCAAGCTTCAGAGTGGGAGAAGCGTATTAAACAAATCAAAGCAGTAGCTGATTACAATGGCTACAAACTCTCTGATTGAAGGAGAACTATTTCATAAAATCACTAGAGATGAACGACAAGAAGAGTGTCGTAGAAAATGGATAAAAAATCGTTGTGTAGGGACAATAGTCGCATCTACTGGATTTGGTACTGTAAAAGCGGGTCATATACCTGTTAATTACGATGCCGTTCCGATAGAGGAATCTTCGGAATTATCATCGAGCAAAATCGGTGAAAGCCCTATAGAGGGTAATACCGAGGTAATAGAAGAAATTAAAGAATCTTCTACACCGTACAGCATAGAGAATGAAACTAATAAATAATCTAGTTAATAGCTAGACTATTTTCATTAGAATATAATTTCTCCACGAGTGTTCGATACCCCAACTGAAATAAGTGGGTAAAAATTTATGCGGGACTTGCTAGTAATAGTAAGAAGTATAGATAAAAAACTATACGATAACAAAATCGAAATCCAGAGTAGGACTAAACTGTATTAAAACAGTGTTAAAACACTTTCCACAATATCGAGTACTAATAATTGTGCCAACAGAAACTTTACAAAAACAATGGTGTGGTCATATAGATTCTAATGGGCTAGGATTAAGTTGTGATGTACAAATAATAAACACTGTAATAAAACATCCTGCCAAATATGATCTTTTAGTACTGGATGAAGCGCATAGATATGCAGCTGAGACTTTTGTAAGATTATTTGAAGTAGTAAAATACCAATTTATCTTAGGTCTTACAGCTACTTTTGAGCGTCTTGATGGTAGAGATAAAATATTAGCAAAATACTGTCCAGTAATTGATACTATTGATATTAATACTTGTCTTGCAAATGGTTGGGTTAGCCCATATAAAGAATATCTAGTCTTAGTAAATGTTGATGATTTAGAAGAATATGAAAAAATAAATAAAGAATTCATTTCTCATTTTGAATTCTTCGGATTCTCTTGGGAGTTAGTTAATAAATTAGCCGGTCCTATGGGTTGGCGAAATAAACTACTCCTAAGAGATTCTATGTGTAGTGATCCTAACAAAAAATCTGAAGTATTGCAAAATATAAATTATCATGCTATCAGATTTTGGTCTACTATGCATGAGAAAAAAGCTTTCATAAATAATCATTCAAAGAAAATTGAAATAGTAAAGAAAATTATAGAAGCTAGAAAGGATAAAAAAATAATAACTTTTGCTAATAATATTAAAATGGCAGAAAAAATTCCTAATGCTACTGTATATTCTAGTAGAACTTCTAAGAAAAGAAGTGCTACAGCTATTGAAGATTTTAACTCTGGAAAGGTGACTCTATTATCTACAGTAAAAAAAGCTGATGAAGGACTTGATGTAAAAGGTCTTTCTGTAGCTATTATATTTGGATTAGATAGTTCAACTACTAGAGCTTGTCAACGGAGAGGAAGATCAATCCGCTTTGAAAAAGGTAAGACAGCAGAGATATTCAATATAGTATTAAATAGGACTCAAGAGACCAAGTGGTTTTATGATTCTCATAAGGGAGATTCTTTTATAACTATAGACGAATCAGAATTGGATAAAGTATTACAAGGTAAAGACTTTACCCCAGGTGAAAAGATAGTTCCTAAATTTGATTTTAGATTCTGAATCTATGTATTAATATCGCTCTGAGAAGAGATTAACTTAATTACAGTATGGAAGACTTTTAATTATCCGAATTACTGTATGTTTGATTTAAACATTGATGAAGAAATAACAATTTTAGAAAAATATAATATTACTCCTACTGAATTATTTGTTATTAAAGCTATTAATGCTTATATAGAAGATTATTCAGAAGATTATCTTCGTAGGTATTTGGCTATTGATAAAAAGTATGTAGGAAGTTTTATAGATATACTTAAATCTTTACAAGATAAAGGTCTTATCCTTAAAAGTTATAAAATTATTCCAGGAATGAAACTAGTTCCTGAAGAGATACCATTTAATAAAAACTTCCTAAAATGTTTAGCTAAGAGTTCCTTTGAAATGGGAAAAGAACTTAGAGAACATTATCCTAGATTTAGAAATATTAATGGATGCTTAACTAGTATGCTAGGTGTTTCTAAAAAGTTTAATAGTCTTGAAGATGCTTATAGAACTTATGGAAAGAAAATCCATTGGAATGAAGAACTTCATAAAAAGATTATTGATTTACTAGATTGGGAAGCTAATACTGATAATGGTATTATTAATTATAGCTTAGCTACATTTATTGTAGATGAAAAATGGGAAGACCTTGAAGCTTTAAAGAATGGAGATTCAGGTATGAATTATAATTCAATCACCACTCTGTGAGTTTAGAAAGTTTTAAACGTTCGATAGAGCTTGGTAGACAAGGATTTAATCAAGGATTTAGTATGGGTCTTCCTAAATTGGAAGAATTAATAGGAGGTATTACTAAAAGTACCATGACTCTTTTATTTGCGAGTTCAGGACAAGGTAAAAGTTCATGTGTATTATATTCTTACATATATGCTCCTTTAAAAGAACATTTAGAAGATAATAAATTAAAAATTATTTTCTTTGCTCTTGAAATGAAAGAAGACTTTATTATAGCTAAATTATTAAGTACCTATTTATATGATACCTATCATATTGTTGTAACTGCTAAACAAATATTATCTATAGGTAAAGATTATATTTTACCTGATGATTTATATGAGTATGTACAACTAGGATATGATTGGCTAGAAAAAGTATATAAAGTACTAACTATATACGAAGGCTCTTTTAATTCTGATAGGCTCATAAAAGTTACAATGGAAGAGCTTAAAAAAGAAGGAGAATTTACAGAGAATAAATATATTCCGAAAGACCCTGAAAAAGTAATACTTTCAGTAACTGACCATGTTGGATTGATCCAACCATCCAATGGAAGAAACAGAAAAGGAGAAATTGATGATTATACTAATAAATTAGTTATCATTAGAAATAAAACAGGATTATCTCCAATTATTGTTATGCAATCCAATAGAGCAGTGGCTAACATGGAAAGAAAAAAGAATGAAGCTTTCATGGAGCCAATGGTGGAGGATATTAAGGAAACATCCACTGTTTCAGAGAATTCTGAAATTATTTTAGCTGTATATAATCCTCAAGTTGATAAAAGAACAACTTATAGAGGTTACCAAGTTAAAGAAATGGGTTATAGGTTTCGAAGTATTCTTGTACTAAAGTCAAGATATGGAGAAAACCAAGTAGCTGATTGCTGTTTCTTTGACGGAGCAGTAAATAAGTGGATGGAAATGCCTAAGCCAGAAGAAATCTTTGATTATTCTAGATATCGAGCTACAAATAACAGTTCAACAGATAATACAATAAAGAATGAAGATAAAGATGAAAAAGTGAAAAATAAATTAGACTATAGTTTATGATTATTGGTTTAGCAGGTTTGAGTGGTACCGGAAAAAGCACTTCTTTGCGTTATTTAGATTATAAATCAACATTTATCATTAGTTGTACTAACAAGCAACTTCAAATTCCTGGATTTAGACGTAAGTACAAGAAAGCTGAAGTTGTAAATAAGAAGCCAGTTGGAAATTGGCTTGTGTCTAATGATTATACTACTATTGGTAAGTGGTTAAAGATTATTGATAAATTACGTTCTGATATTAAGACAGTAGTCGTAGATGATGCTAACTATTGTCTTTCAAATAATATAATGGATTCTGCCCTTGAAAAAGGTTGGGATAAGCACGTTGTGTTTGCTAAAAATTACTATGATTTAATCATGGAAGCTAGTGAACTGCGTGAAGATCTTAATGTAGTATTCATTAGTCATATTATTAATGCTGGTACTGACCTCGATGAACATTGGCAGTTATATTCTAGTGGTAAAATGTTGGATAGAACTGTAAATATTGATGGTTTATTTTCTTATATTTTATATACTGAACGTCAGGTTGATGATGAGGGCAATATTAGTTATTTCTTTAGAACCAAAACCAATGGTAATGATACTTGTCGTAGTGTTGATGGATGTTTTAAAGATAAACTGATTGAACCTAATATGCAGAAGGTTTTAGATACTATCCATAACTTTGAATATGGTGAGGAAGAAGAAGAAATCGCAGATGACCATAATGAAACCAATAATGATGACAATATTTTAAATGAAGCTAATTAAAATGACAATTAAGTCCGAGTGGCTTAATGAAGAAACTGGAGAAATTTTTACTGATACACGTGAATTGAAAGATGATTCTGTAAAGAAGCCGTCTACTCGTAAGTCTTCTTCTAAAAAGAAAGATTCAGAAGTAGATGATACAAATCCTAATCCACTATTAATTCTTGAGGAGAATAAGTATATTCTTAATAAGGCTGCTGTTGAGGCTCTTGGTGTAGAACCAGGAGATAAGGTAGACATTAAACAGCAGAAACTTAATAAGAAGGAGTGCTTAGTTATCGGAGCTGCTGAAACATTTGGTACGCAGTCAGGTAATAAATTAACTCAGAAGAATGCAGTTTCATATAGAGGAAAGAATAACCAGAACCTTGCTGAGCATGGTAATGAGTTTACTTTCACTCCACATCCTAAAATTGATGGATTGTTTATATTAACAGGTAATCGAGAGCCTGAGATTAAAGAAGATGTAGTTCCTGAAGCAGAGGATATTGCATCAGAAGATGAATTAGATGACGAAATGGCTAGTCTTATTGACGGCAACGCAGATGATACAGAAATCTCAGATAATGATTTTAATTTCGATAATCTTTAATAATATAGCAATATGAATTTAAATTTTGGTGGTCTTGGTGATATTAATCCTACAAGTAAGAAAGGTCTTCGTCCTTATGGAATTTATCTCGTTCAGTTAAAAAGTATAGAAGTTAAGGAGGGTCAAGGTAAGCAAGACCCTAATACAACTTGGAAATCTCTGGTACTTCATTTTGAAGGAGAGCAAGGAACTTATCAAGAATCATTGTTTTATCCTAATGAAAGTTCTGCTAAAAGATATGAGGGTAAGAGAAAGGATTCTAAGGGCGTAGAATTCCCATATGTACTTCCTTCAGCATTTGAACAGCTTAAAGGTTTTATGCTGCATATTATAACAGTAGTAGGTGGTGATAAAGCTAAAGAATTGTTTATAACTAAAGCTCCTGCTTGTAAGAGTACTGACCAATTCATGCAGCTTTTCCAGGCAGTATTGACTAAGCATTGTATGAATAAAAACTTTTATTTAAAGCTTAGCGGTCGTAAGGAAAAGAAAAAGGATGAAAAGGGAATTTCAAAGGAAACTGGTAATGTATTTGCTAAGATTCCTGATATTGGAGCTATTAATAGTGATGGACAGTTCTATATCCGTGATAATTTTGCTAGCTTAGAGGAAGATAAATTGTCATTCTCTAGTTATGAGATTAAGCAGAAAGAGGATATGGAGAAGCGTAAGCCTACTACTCCTGTACCAGCAGCTGATTCAGAAGAGGCTAAATCTATTGACTCTACTGAAGGCAAGGAGGCTCAAGATGAAGACTTCGATGCTATGCTGGCGGATATGTAGTAATTATAAAGTAAGTAGTTTTTATGGAATTAGATTTTTCTTATAAACCAGATATTACTAAGGACTACTTACTTAAATATAACACAGAGGAAGCCTATATGGAGTATTATCTTGGCGTAAAAGTTTCAAAAAAATTAATTTGTAATCCTTTACGTAAAGATAAAAATCCTACGGCTTCCTTTTTTCGTAACTCTAAAGGAGAACTTATATTCCATGATTTTAATGGGAGCTTTTATGGAAACTTTATATCTGTAGTTATGACTAAATATGCTTGTAAATACCATCAAGCATTAGATATTATAGCTAAAGATTTTGGCTTATTAAAAGGACAAAATAATTATCATTCTGTAATACAATCAAGCACTTCTTTTGTTAAAACAAATGAGCCAGCAGATATACGAGTAGAAATAAAAGATTTCTCAGAAGATGAATTAAAATGGTGGGGTAAACAAGGAGTTTCTTTAGAATTACTAAATAAATATAAAGTATATTCTTGTCGTACTGTATTTTTAAATGGTAATATTCAAACTATAAAGACCAAAGATAACTTTATCTTCGGATATTATGGAGGAACAATGCAAGGTAAAGAATTGTGGAGAATTTATTATCCTAAACGTAAAGAATATAGATTTCTAACAAATTGGCCCTCTAAAAAGGTTCAGGGTTATAGTCAGTTACCTAAAAAAGGTACTTTATTAGTTATAACTAAAAGTATGAAGGATACTATGTGTTTAAGAGGTTTAGGTGTAACAGCCTGTGCTCCAAATAGTGAAACACAATGGTTGTCTGAAAATATGTTAAATGATCTAAAAGAAAGATTTACTTATATAGTAACTTTTTATGATAATGATAGACCTGGAATGTTTAATATGGCTAAGATAAGAAGAAATCATCCAGAATTACTTTATTTCTTTATACCTCATAAATTCAAAGTAAAAGATATAAGTGATTTTTATAAAAAATATGGTCGACAGAATACTTTAAAATTTATAAAGTATTATATAAAAAAATTAAGTAACTATGTCAAAAAGTAATTAGAATCTGAATACTGCTATTAGAATAACATATAAAAACGGCGATGTGCACGATTATACATCTATAGAGGAATGCTCTGAGAAAACTAAAATAAGTCAAGCAGCTCTTAAAATTAGATGTAATAAATCTGGAAAAATGGCTGATGGCACTTTATATGAATGGATAGATAGCCATACTAAAAAGAGTTATCAAGCTAAAAAATCTAGAAATAAAGGAAGTGCATGGGAAGCAGATATAATTCATCATCTTAGAGATATGGGGTATACTGAGTGTGTAAGTGCTAGAGGAGAGAGTAAGTTTACAGATAATAATAAAGTTGATATAATTGATAGGTCTGGAAAATTACCTATAAATATTCAAGCAAAACATACTGCTAATACTCCAGCATATTTTAAGATAGAAAATTCTTGCCCTTATAAGGACAAGTCATTTGTGCTATGCTGGAAGAAGGCTCCAACAGAAGGTAGTGTTAGTCCAGGAGCAATAGCAATGATTCCTATGGATTTCTTTTATACTTTATTAGAATGTTATTCTAAAAGTAATAATTTAATATGAGAGAACTATTAGCCTTAGGAGTAATAGATTTTATAATAAGTACAATATTAATTTTACTTAAGATTTTTGGAATATTGTTATGGAGTTGGATAACATTAGCAGTGGTAATATTTTTATCACTCCCAATTACCATAATGATATTATTTATTATTATAATGATAATTATATATAACAATACCAAATGAATAATTATATTTTTGCAATTTGTCAGAGTAATAAAAATAAACTTCATAAGTTAACTGCATCTTCATATGAGGAAGCTGTTGAAAAGGCTAAAGAAGAAGTTGATAAGTACTTAAATTTAGACGATGATACATATGCTATTCTTGATAACAATGATAGCTGGATAAATATCAGAGCTGAATTGGCTAAGAAAGGTATTGGGGTAACATATATAAGAGATATTGAGGAATTATTTAATCTATGAAATTAAGAATTGGTTTAGATTTAGATGATACATTAAATGAGTTTATGAATCCATATTTAAAAAGATTTGGATATCCTAAGTCTGATGGAGAAATAACAAAAAATGTACAACAAGTTTTAATAAAAGACAGAGAATGGTGGATAAATCTTCCAATAAAAAATAAAATAAACTTTATACCTGAATTATATTGTACTAAAAGAGTATGCAATAAAGACTATAGTAAAACATGGCTAAAGAATAATGGTTATCCTAGTAAACCTGTTTATCAAGTCTTGTGCCAGCGTGCTAATAAAGCTCGGTATATAAAAGGTAGAGTTGATATTTTCATTGATGATTCTATTAGTAATTTTATTCAGATGAATCTAGCAGGATTGCCTTGCTTATTAATAGCTTCTGAATCTAATGAAAAATGGGGTCCTTATGGTAAGATTTATAGTTTAGATAAAGAAGAGATAGAATATGGGTATGAATGTATAAAAGAGTCGGAAGACTTTAACAATTACTTACGTGAAATTAAGTCAAATTTCTATTAAACCTCTGATAGAGACTTTAAGAGTTGAAGATATTGATGATAATACTTATTTCTCAGAAAAGTATAATAATTATATCTCAAACTCTAGATTATCTAAGATAAATCCAGATCAAGATGGTTCTCCAACAGAGTTCTTTGATAATTGGGGTAAGACTAAGTTAAATACAACTAGTTTGGAATTTGGTAGTTGGTTACATACTTTAGTTTTACAACCTGATGACTTCTTTCTAACAGATGTTAGCAGACCTACTGCTAAAATGGGGTCAATGGCAGACTATATTTATAAGAAAACACAAGGTATCAATGTTACTAATGATATTATATTAGAAGCATCTGATAAATGCGATTATTATAAAGATAAAATGTCAGATAAAAAAATAGAAAAAGTGTTAGCAGACTGTGCTCAATACTGGTATGATAGAAAAGCTTTTGAAAAAGAAAATAATGATGCTAGAACACCAATATTTACAGATCCTAAAAATCATGCTAAACTGAAAGTCTGTCTAGAGTCTCTAGATAGTGATACGCAAATTCAATCTTTACTAAACCCTGAAGGATTACTAGAACAACCAATTATTGGTAATGAGATAGCTTTCCTTATAGATGTTTTAGTAGAGGCTCCAGAGCATAAACCTTTTATACTAAAAATTAAGTCTAAACTTGATAATTATAGTATAGATAAAGAAGAAGGAATAATCACTGTAAATGATTTAAAAACCACAGGAGATTTAATAAATAACTTTGCTAAAGGAGCTCTTATTAAATATCACTATTATAGAGAGATGGCTTTATATAGTTGGTTATTAACTATGGCTGCTAAGAAGAATTATAACATTGAGAATCCTAAAATTAGAAGTAATTTCTTAGTAGTAGAAACTATTCCAAATTTTAATACTAAAGTAGTTCCTATGACTAGAGAACTTTTTAATAAAGGATTTAAAGAGTTTACTCATCTTCTTAAATTAGTAGCATTCTATTGTATGCATGGTTATGAGGGATTCGGAATTACTCAAGAGACCTGATTATACTAAACTTTCCGATTTATATCGTAAATACTTTAGTTTAGGGTCTTTAGGGGAAAGTATAAATTTAAAATTTGCACTTATATCATTACTTGGATATATGGTAAATTCTATGAAGAAGAAAAAACCTGGAGTTACTTATTATGAAGTAACTGCTAAATTAGCAGAAAAAACAGGTCTTGATGAAGATACAATACAAGCTATTGCTATCATCACTGAGGATTTTTCATATGGATGTACCGATTTTCCAACATTTGGCGTGCAACCAAAAGATATGCCAACAAAAATAAGAGAATTAATGGGAAAATTTCTTCCATTCTAAAAAAATTAATTTTTTTATAATTTTCTTTTTGGAGGCAAAAAATATAGATTATATTAGCCTTACAAAGATAAAGAAAAAACATCGCAGATGATTTGATAATAAGAATTAATGTTAATATATTTTTGAAAATGAGTGAAATTTTTAATTTTAAGAGTTTTGAAGTAAGTGCAGAAACAAAGGAAGTAGCAGTAGCACAGGTAGAGAAAGAGAATTTTCATATTAATGGTGATGCAACACAGGCATGGAAGAAGTTCCATGAGAAGAATGCTAAAGTAACTTCTAATGATGAGAAGGAATTTAAGCTGGAGTATTTGAAGAAAAAGACTAAGAATGCTCCTGGTAGTGGTTTCATTGTAACTCTTTCTAGTGCTGTTGTAAGTACACGTGAGCGTCCTTGGAAGGTTGTTGATATTAAGACTGAGGGTAAGCGTGATACTCAGAAGAAGTTTGATTTGGTAGACCACGATACAAAGGAAGTACTGAAGACTTTGAAGTCTGAGCGTGTAAAGAACGAAAAGGCTGGTGAAGCAATTCTTGATAAGGATGGTAACGATACTGGTCGTGTTGAACCAGATACAAAGGTTATTCGTCCTACTAAGACCGCAGCTAAGGAAATGGCTAAGGAACTTATTAAGAAGGGCTTTAAGGGTCAGATCGATATCGTTCAGGGTAAGGAGTCTATTGGCTCTGACCCAGTAGTAGCTACTGTAACTTATACTCCATCTAAGAGTACTAAGAATGGTCGCTATATGTTCTTTGGTTTGGAATTTTAATTTTATTCATAATTTTTAAAGTAAGGCAGGTGCTCGCGAGAGTATCTGCCTTTTTTAATTTAGATACCTTTTATTTTACTAGATACTTTTATTTATAAAGGCGTAACAGCTATCTAATTTTTAAAAAAGTATGAAACAAGCAACAAAATCTTCTTATATTAAGTTCTTTAATGATGCAATTAATAATAATCGTTCTTTAAAAGCTCAGTGTACTATATCAGGAAAAAATATAAATACTGTATATATTACAATGAGAAATCTTAGAAAGAAAGAAAATAAAGATGAAGATGATAAGAAGATATTGGAATTATATGATAGACTAAAGGATACTAAGAAAAAAGAAGTAAAGAAAGATACGGATGATGCTTCTAATACTTGGGAAATAAGAGACGAGGAGACTGGTAAAATTACTGGATATAAGTTTGAGATTTTCAGAAGAAATAAGCCCGCAATCACAGGAGTCTTTACTAGAAACGAAATGAATAGTGTATATAGAATGTATACTTATTACGGTTCTGGTTTAACCCAGCAGATTGTCAGCAGATATTTCCCAGATTATTCTCTTATTGACTTTAAAAGAATTTTACGAGCTTTTAATATTACTAAAGCATCCTCTCCATTTGCTCCTCATATGTATGAAGAATATACTGAGGATGAATTAAAAGAAATGCATCTTAGGGAAAAAGAGAATGATTTCTTAAAAAGAATAGAGAAAGATGAGGTAAAGGATTTAAGAGCTTTAGTTACTAAGTTAACTAAGGAAACCTCTAAGTCTTTAAATAAGGAACTTATAGAAGATACTATTAAAAATACAGTAAAGGATTATAAAGAGCTTCCAGTAAATATTAATAATAAAGAAGCAAAATATCCTGATTTAATTATATGGTTATCTGATTTACATATTGGAGCTTATAATGCTAAATATAGTAGTTTTGTACAGTTACCTTCTTATGATGTTCCAGAAATTAAATCTAGATTATCTAGAATTGTGGAATCTTTTGTGGGACAAGAATATCATTCTGTATATGTAGTTAATCTTGGAGATTCTATTGATGGGTTCAATAAAGAAACTACTAGAGGAGGTCATGAGCTTCCTGAGATTCTTGATAATAAAGAAATTAGTGAAGCATTTATAGAGTGTATGATGGAGTTTTTTGCTACTCTTACAGTAAAAGTAAAAAGTGAAGATTTTAATTATCTCTCTATAGGAGAATCTAATCATGGTGGGGATTTTGAATGGTTAAATCAAAAACTCTTAGCTGCATATTTAACTAAATATAATATTAAGAGTTATATTAGTAACTATCCTATTGATAACTTTATCATTGGAGATCATCAGTTCCTATATGCTCATGGTAAAGATAATAATTCTCAGACTAGACAATTTCCTCTTACTTTAAATCCTCAGACTGAATTATTCTTTGCTAATTATATAGCAGAAAAAGGTATATGTAGTCCTCATATTTATGTAGTAAAAGGTGATTTACATAATTATGCTTATACTACTGGTAAACGATTTGATTATATATCAGTAGGTAGTATGTATGGTAGTAGTAATTATATTACAGCTAATTTTGGACATACTAAATGGAGTATTAATTATACTATTGTAAAAGATAAAGATATTTTGATGGGAACTATTAAAGGAAATAATTAATGAAGGACATAAGACTTCCAGAAACATCCGATAAATCTATAGACATCTCTGCTATAGATACAAATACTGAAGGTATTATCTTAGCATACAAAGGTAATAAACCAATAGGATTTATTGGATATGACGATGATAATAATGAGTGGGTATACTTAGATGATATTACTATAAACTGTAGTTACAAACGAAACGAAAATTTATTAGCTTTACTAAGAAACGTAATAGCTAGTAATTACGCCGATAGTTTTAAATTAGTTGATTTTTAAATAATGAAATATATTACTATTCCTAAAAATAGTGAACACACTATAGACTTAGCAGCTATTACTGATGATTATAAAGGCATAATTATTGTTTACAAAGAAGGTATGGCTGTAGGAAGAATTTCATATTGCTCAGATACCGAGTTGTGGTATTTTTATGACAATATAGATAATGCTCAATTTGATACATGTAAAGATACATTATTAGAAGTAGTCAATGAATTAATAGATATTAAACATATAGCAGATAGTTTTAAATTATTAGAATTTTATACTAACAACGATGATTGATAGAGAAGATGTTTTACAGGAAGCTTTACATAAGTGTTTTGTAGAAATGTATAGATGGGCTCAGCCTTCTATAGATTTGGATGAGTTTATTAAGAATGGATTTAAAGATAGTGAGAAAGATCCTTTATATGCTAGACATTATTTATCTCAAGATAATTTTAATTATATAAGAGATACTTATATGTATGCATATGGTATTAAGGATACTTGGGATGATACTTTTGAAATATTAATTAAGCAACTCTTAGAAGGAGGTATAGAAGATGATTATAAAGAAGCTACTCCTGATAAACCTGCTTATAGAGATTATAAAAAAGTTCTCCCACTAAAAGAAGTTATTACTTGCCCAGAAGAAGTTAATACTATTATTGACTATATAAAGAAATGTCAAAACTTTTATAAAGGACATTGCTATGAAACTAATAAATTTTCTTGTAGTATTGCATTAGGTCCTAGTCCCAATTGTAATGCAAAATATGTTACAGAATATTGGCATAGTCATGGCAAACCAGAGTTTAAAATAGTAGAATATAATATCTCAGATGTTATTTACGGAGACGGAGACTTTGAAGAAGTATCTGATGAAGAGTTTCTCACTACATTAAGATGGTAACTAATGAAATTACTAAAGATAACAAGACACTACTTATCTGCTATAAAAATTCATATCCCTGTGGGCAAATATTATACAACGGGAGTAAGTGGATATATATTACTAGTGTAGATATAAACAAAGTTAATTATGCCGAAGATACTCCGCATAATTTAGTACAAAAATTATTAGATAAAGAAATTATTGATAACATAATGTTTTTCACATACAATGGAGAGAATGCCAACTGAATTTACTTTAGAAGAAGTATTAAAAGGAAAAGCTACTAGTATTAAAGGTAAAGATTATCTTCCTACTAGAGGATATATTGAGCCTTTTCTAGAAAGAGTTCAAAAATTAACTTCTGATATTAGAGTACATGTAAAATTACCTGATCAAATCACTTATAATAAAAATGGTGATATAGATACTGCTGATTTAACTTTTAATAGAGTATGGTTAGAAGCAGTATTACCAAATGAATATTCAGTAGATAATCATAAAGAAACTATAAATATGTTATATGGATTAGATACTAGAAAACCTATAATAAAGTTTTTTAGAACAGGATTAAATATGGCATGTTTAAATATGTGTGTATTTAATCCTAGTTATATAAGAGTTTCTGAATTATCTCCTGATAAACCTGTGGATTATTCTCCTGTAAAAACTTTAGTAGAAGCTACTGATTCATTGGGAATTTTCCTTAAAACTTTGAAAAATACTGAATTTAATACCTCAGAATCTAACATAAATATCAGTTTAGGATATTGGGTAAGACAAGCTATAACTGAATTTGAAGATAATGGTTTTGGTAAAATAAAGTTAGCTACTTCTGAAGTTATAGCTTCTTATAAACGTATGTTTGAAGATTCTAAATCTGATTATTATATAGGAATTAATGGAGAAGCTTCAATGTTTGATGTTTATAATAGTTTTACAGAAGGTATTTCAAATGATAATAATAAGGATATTATGAATAAATTTGAAAAATGTGTATTACTTAAAAAGATTTTAAATTTGTAAAAATTTATTTGCTTCTTGTACAAATCTATATATAGTCATCTTAACTAAATCATAATACAGATGAATAAAGAATATTTTATTAAAAAAGCTCAAGAAATTCATGGAAATAAGTATGATTATTCCCTAGTAGAAGTTTCTAGATCAAAAGATAAAGTTAAGATAATATGTCCTATTCATGGAGTGTTTGTGCAAGAAGCAAATTCACATTTATAGGGACGAGGTTGTGCTATTTGTTCAGGTAAAAAATTTGATTTAGATACCTTTATACGAAAAGCAAATAAAATTTGGAATAATAAATATGATTATTCCAAAGTAGTCTATACGGGCACTAATAACAAAGTATGTATCATATGCCCTGAACATGGAGAATTTTGGCAAACAGTTAGTAATCATTTAAAAGGACAATGTGCTTGTAAGGAATGCCGAGGAAAAAGTAAAGATTTTAAAGTAATTAGATCCAAAGAGGATTTTGTAAAAGCTGCTAATGAAAAGTATAATTATAAATTTGATTATTCAAAAGTAGATTTTAAAGGTAGTAGAGAAAAAGTTTGTATTATATGCCCTGAACATGGAGAATTTTGGTAGTTACCTTACCAGCATTTAAATTGTAAAAATGGATGTCCTAAATGTACTAATACTTTCAGATTTACTCAAGATGAATTTATTAAAGAATGTGAGAAAATTCATCCCGAATATACTACAAATAAAACTGTTTATACTGGAATAACTAATTCAGTAATTTTAACTTGTCCAAAACATGGAGATTTTAATATATTAGCATCAACTTTAATATACCATCATGGATATTGTCCAGATTGTGCTATAGAATCTTATACTTTAACTAAAGAAGATTTTATAAGAAAAGCTAGAGAAGTTCATGGTTGGAAATATGATTATAGCGAAGTTAATTATATAAATTATAAAACTCCAATTACTATTATTTGCCCAAAGCATGGTAAATTTGAGCAATTACCAGGCAATCATTTAAAGGGGTGTAAATGCCCTGAATGTGCTAGAGAACAAATAGAGCCTAGTAAAGGAGAATTATTTATAAAAAGTTTATTAAACAAATATCATTGTAAATATAAATTTCAATATGAGATAAAGACTAAGGAAATAGCACGTAATTCTAATAAAATTATAGTAGATTTCATAGTGAAACATAATGATTGTATTTATATAATAGAATATAATGGAAAGCAACATTATGAATTTATCCCATTTTTTCATAATAGTCAAGAAGATTTTCAAAAACAAATTAGAAGAGATAATTTATTAAGAAAAATATGTAGTAAACATCCAGGAAAATTAGAATTGATAGAAATTCCTTATAATTATTCTAATTCTAAAATAATAGATACACTCTCTTTTTTAGATGAAACAAAAAATTTAATTTTGAAATAACTATATAAGCACTATATTATTAGTTCAGTACTAGTATTATAGTGCTTATTTCGTAGATGATTTAAAATGTTAATTTATAAATGTTATTTATGGTAATAAAGAGAGACGGAATTAAAGAAGAGTTTAACAGAAACAAAATTAGAGATGCTGTACTAAAGGCTTTTGGAATTACCCAAAATTCTAGTAAAACAATGGACGAAGATATTTACAGAGCAGTTACTGAGATAACTAATTCTGTAGTAGAGACTGAAGATCAATCTATTGAGGATATTCAAGACCAAATTGAGGAACTCCTAATGGATTTAGGGTATCATGACGTAGCTAAAAAATATATTCTATATCGTAAAGAACGTGAAGATATTAGAAATCATGCTACTAGGGATATTAAATTTATTCATAATTTTGTAAAGTCTGATAATACTGCTAATGCTACTATTGATGATAATAGTAATGTAGGAACTAAAGGTATTGGAGTATTAAACGCTGAAATACATAAAGTCGATAATAAACTTACTAATACAGAATGGTGGGAAAGTTTTGTAAAGAAGAGAGACCCTAACTTTAATATAAAAGTTATGAGGAATGACTTTAAAACTATTTTGTATCCTCATGACTCATCTTCTCAAGTAGGGGAACCATATTGTATGGCAGCTTCTATGTATCCTTTCTTGTTGTTTGGATTAGAGAAATTAGGAGGTAAATCAGCTGTTCCAAAGAACCTTGATTCATTCTGTGGTATTTATGTAAATTTAAACTTTGCATTAGCCTCTGAAATTAAAGGAGCAGTAGCTACTCCTGAGTTTCTGATGTATATGGATTATTTCTGTAGAAAAGAATGGGGAAATAATTATTATCTCAAACCAAGTGTAAAAATAACTACAGATTATTGTATAAAGCAGAAAACTATTGGCAGTCAAATTGATCAATATTTCCAACAGGTAACTTATTCCATTAATCAAATAGCAGGAGCTAGAGGAATGCAGTCCCCATTTACAAATTTTTCATTCTTCGATAAATATTTCTTTGAAGGTATGTTTGGAGAATTTGTATTTCCAGATGGAACAAAGCCAGAATGGAATTCTACTAATTGGTTACAAAGACGTTATTTACATTGGTTAAATCAAGAAAGATTAAAATGTATCTTAACATTTCCTGTGTGTAGTTATGCTTGCTTAACAGATAAGGAAGGTAATTTTAAAGATTTAGATACTTTTCATTTTATATGCAGTGAATATGCTCAAGGGAATTCTTTCTTTACTTATCTGTCTCGTAGTGTAGATAGTTTAAGTTCATGTTGTCGTTTACAGAATGCCGTACAAGAAAATACATTTAATACTACTAATGGTCAAATAGGTATAATGACTGGTAGTAAAAATGTTATTACTCTTGATTTAAATAGAATTATTCAAGATTGGCAGCATACTTGGTCTGATTATAAAGACCATATTGATGTTGATACCAATAAATGTTGTTTCCCAGTAGATTGGATTACACATAAAGACTTCCAAGAAGGAATTAAGAAATATATAGAAAATATTCTTGAAAGAGTTTATTTGTATCAGTATGCTTATAACGACTTAATGCATTGGTGTAAAGATCATCATTTATATGCTGCTTATGATGCTGGTTTTATTAATCTTGATAAACAGTATTTAACTATTGGAATTAATGGCTTAAATCAGGCTGCTGAATACTTAGGAATGGAATGTAATAATAATATTTATTATAAGACATTCTGTAGATTAATATTCAGTACTATAAAAGAACAGAATAAGAAACATAAAACTAAAACAGCTCAATTTAATACTGAACAAGTACCCGCAGAAAGCGCTTCAGTAAAACTTTATAATAGAGATAAAGCTGATGGCTATTGGATTCCTACAGATACTAATCTGTATGCTAGTTATATATTTAAACCTAATGATACACATATAAGTATACTTGATAAAATTATACTTCATAGTTCTGAATTCGCTGCTGATGAATTGGATGGAGGCTCTGCTTGTCATCTTAATTTATCTGAACATTTGAGTCAGAAACAATATGAGTATTTACTTAAATTTATGGCTAAAGTAGGTTGTAAATATGCTACTTTTAATATTCCTAATTGTGAATGTGAAGAGTGTCATTTTATAGCAAAACAACCGTTTAGTAAATGTCCTAAATGTGGTAGTACTCATGTAAGTCTATGGGATAGAATTATTGGGTGAACGTAAACGCCCCACATAATAGTAATATTATGTAGTAAACGCAGAATATGCTGGAAACCCCTTAGAACCTAAGTATACTTGAAATATTTTCAAGGATGAACAAGTCTTAGGATTGGGCAATCAGCAGACATATAAATTGTTAATTTATAGGTCTCAGAGACTACCAATGCGCAACCTATAGGTTGATGGTATAGTCCACTCCCTTATTATTAACGTAACTTGATAAAATTTCAGAGGAACGTAAAGCTGAAATAAAAGAGTATGTTATTAATAAATTAAATATCTCGAAAGAGAGGGTATAAAAGGATTTAACAAAGATTTCTAACTGGAGTGCTGCTAGACAACTAGAAGGTAGTACTAGAAGTAGAAAGAATGAATTAGAAATTAATATAGAATTAGCACAATGAAAAGAATATTAAAATTTGAAGCAGAGTGGTGTGGACAATGTAAAGCTTTAGCACCTATTTTAAAAAGAGTATTAGAAAATCATACTGATATTACTTTAACTACAGTAGATATAGAGACAGAGGAAGAAACTACTCTTAAATATAATATTAGAAATCTTCCAACTCTTGTATTTATAAAAGATAATATAGAAGTAGGAAGAACTTCTGGAGTTTTAACTGCCGATATGCTTGAGAATAAAATTAAAGAGCTCTATGCTTAAATATGTTGATACAGCTGTTACTTTTGCAGAATTTCCTAATGAAGTTTCTCTATGTATTAACATCAGTGGTTGCCCTTGTTTCTGCGATGGTTGCCACTCACCTTATTTGTCAAAAGATATTGGAGAAGTACTATCATTGGAACGACTCCAAGGATTAATTGAATCTAATAAAGGAATTACATTAGTAGGATTTATGGGAGGAGATTCTGATCCAAAAGAAATAAATAAATTAGCTAAATGGGTTAGAGAAAATTATCCCGAATTACATATTGGATGGTATAGTGGTAAACAAGAATTAGCTGATAGTGTTATAGATATTGATAATTTTGATTATCTTAAACTTGGTCCTTATATGAAACAATTTGGACCATTAAATAATCCACATACTAATCAAAAATTTTATAAGATAGATAGAAATGCCCATATAATGATATGGTGTACTGATATATTTTGGAAGGAGGCTGAATAAGCCTCCTTTTTTAGTTTTATGGAGTGTGCAATTTTAAATTACGGTGTAGGAAGTGTTGACTTAGTAACAGTTCCAGATGATATTAATGATGTAGAAGTTTATTTATGTGATGTTCTTAGTTACAGAGAAGATGAAATAGAATTTATGATTAAAGAGGGTAAAATTAATGTAGAAGATGATAGAGACTAAACGAATAAATAATTTAGAATTTAAGGTCGCTACCTATCTTTTAAAAAATCCTCCTGAAATTAAAGCCTACCATATAAATAGATATATGCCTAATTGTTATTATGGTCATGAGTCTGATTTTATAAAAATAGATAATGATTGGTATAGAGACCCAAACTTTTCCTGGCATAAAATACATAAAAGCTGCTTTAAAAATTCTGAAACTTGTTATGCTATAGCAAGTTTTGAGTATAATAAACATGAAGGAGTTTATGAGTTTATGTGGGTAGGTGAAAGACCTTTAGATTTAACAGAACAAGAAGAAAAAGATTTTAAAGAATTAATTATTTATGGTTTTAATAAGTTAAATCATGGAAGTGACGAAGGTGAGTCAGATTACTGATGATCTTAAGAAATACACATATGAAGGCAAAGATTCCGACTATATAACTCTTACGGAATGGGCTAATGGAGAAGGATATGATATTGATATTAATGGTAAATTAATATCTTTATCTAATGATGAACTAGAAGCCATTAACTATTTAACACTAGTAATGCGCTTCGAAAACAAAAATAATGGATGACATAATTGTGTTAGATTATTCCAATGGTAAAGTTTATATTTATACCTTACCTAGATTACAAATGTATGATAGTGAGATAGAAGATTGGTTAGATTCTATGAGTTTTGATCTAAGCAATATAAACTGGATGGTTAATAAAAATATCACGATTAATGATGAAAGAAAATAAGACAGAATTAGAACAGAATATTGACGAGATTATTGAAAGCTCTAGAAAAATTTCTAATATTTTTACTTTGGAAACTGCTAGATTGATTAAGGCTGCACTAGTTAATAATAAGCACTCTGAAAAGCCTGTTTCCGAATTAGAAGTTCTTCAGAAAATGGCTAAAGAGCGTGAAAAGTCTATAGTTCTCTATACAAATGCAGGTCGTCAGGACTTAGCTCGTTTAGAGTCTAAAGAACTTGATTGTATTAAAGAGATGATACCTAAAGAACCTTCAGAGAAGGAGATTGAAGAACTTATTGCTGAATTAATGGAAGCAACAACTCTTACTATTAAAGATACTAAAGGTGTTATTGCAGATGTTCAAAGTAGATTCCCTACTGCTCAGAAGAGTACTATTGTTAAAATATTTAAATCTTTACTGTAATGAAGTTATACGGAAAATTGGATGAAGAGGCTATTACTGACATATCTTGTAATTTGAAAGCTTTTGAAGAGTATGATGATGTTTATTATACTACTAAAGAAGCTGTATCAATGTATGATGTTTACGTACCTTTTGAAGAAAACTTAGATGCAGATTGGCTTCCTTATAATTGTACTATCGTAGAATATGATATATTTTTCAAAGATGGTGAATACTATTATGAAGGAGAGGAGCCTGATGATTCAGTAAGAGGCGAACGAACATTTGAATATAAAGAAGGTAAGTTAGTAAAACAAGGGTTTAAGCCATATTAATATGTATTTTATATATCAAAAACAAATAAATGTAGCTAGTGAATATAGCTATAATGTAGACTCTATAATTGAATGGTTTAAAGATTATATCGATCAAGATGATATTATAGAGGCATATGGAGGAGTAGAAGAAGTTACTGCTAAAGATATAGTAGACGATATTTTCTGTGAATCCGATTCTTGGTATGATGCTTTTATACAAAATTTTGATATAGAATCAGATGTTGTAGAGAATATGTATCCTGAAGATATTGCTGAACAAATAAAAGAAGTAGCAGGAGATAAATTAATAGATTACTATACTAAGCGTTTAAAAGAACTTCAAAAATGATAAATTTAATATGGAGTGAAATTCGACAAGTATCTGTTGAAGAAGATACCCTTTACTCAGCTTTACTTTACATATATCGTACCTATATAGGAAGTGAAGACGATAGCATAGACGAGATTATTGAAGGCATTCAAGACAATATAGAAAATTACATAGAGGAATTAATTAAAGAAGCTTCTCCCTATAATTATTCTAATGGTGATATAGATGCTGAAGATATTACAGAGTTAGTTACCGAAGATGAGTTCTTAGAAAAATTTAAAGAGTGGTATTTGAATGACTAAAATACTAGTAATCCCGGATGTGCATGGTCGTGGTTTTTGGAAAGAACCATGCAATAATTGGACAGGTAAAATTATATTCTTAGGAGATTATCACGATCCTTATGGAGAATATATAATAGGAGAGCCTGATAAAGTAGAATCTTTAACTAATCTTAAAGAATTAGTTGCTTTTGTAGAGAATAGACGTAAGATCTCTGATGTTATATGCCTATTAGGTAATCATGAGCTTCCATATTTCAATGGAAATGGTAAATGCAGATTTGATTATTGGGAGCAAAAAGAAGTAAAGGAGCTAATTAGTAGTTTAAATCCTCAATTATATTACATATATGAAGATTTAACTCTTAAAGAGCCTCATAAATACTTATTCTCCCATGCAGGTATTACTAAAGATTGGTTAGATTATAATAATCTAGAATTAAAAGACTTAGATAGTATAGATATAACTAATCTTAGTGCTCTTGATCATATCCCTTATTCTAGAGGAGGGTATAATAAATATGGCTCTTGTGTCTGGAATGATTTAGAAGATTTTCAACTGCAAACTCCATATAAAGGTTATCATCAAATATTTGGGCACTCTTGGGGAGGAAGAACTGAACCTGTAATCACAGATAAATATGCAATGCTAGATTGTTGTAAACCATTTGTGTTAGATACTGAAAATAATGAATTAAAAGAATGGAAATTAAATTCATAGGAACTTTAAAGATAGATACTTCTGAATATTGGGATTGGATTAGAAGTTTATTCCCTCCAACATTATCTAATGTAGAAGTATTTAATAAATGGATGCCAGAAGCTCGCATTTATACTTATAGATTTTTAAAATTACGGGGTTATAAAAATAATAACCCCTCAGATTCTGGTCTAAAAGAAGTTATAGACGATGTTACACAATATATAACTAAATTATCTTTAGAATCATGAAAATTTCATATCAATATCTCACAACAGATGAATTAGATGTAAGTATTAAAGATATATTTGATTATATAAAATTCTTACATACTGATTCTGATATGTCTATTAAGTCCACTTTATCTTATGTGAAAGAGTGGCAATTAAATAAAGAAGAAATTATTCAAGCTTTATATGGGACTCTGGTATATGACGATGTTAGTCCGTCTTTTTATAGAACAATAGAAGAAAAGTTAATACCTTATTTAAGACGTGCTGATGGAGAACCCTCTTAGAACATGGTGGAAGGTTAGGAAATGGTTTAGAATTCCTAAACCTTCCATTTATTTTGGACCCATAATATCAGGATTACCTTGTAGACTTCCTAATAAATGGATTGAGTTACATAGTTATGACGTTACTTGGAAAGATAAATATAATAGTCCTAGATTTGAATTTACTCCTCAAATAAATTTAGAATTATTTAAGAAATATCAATTATTATTAACTTTTCAAACTAATAATAACGATGTATATTGGGAGACAATCTTAGATATAATTTATTATAATAAATCCCTTAAAGAAGCTATAAATAGAAATACTTGGGAGAATTGTAATAAAGAAAAAATAAACGCTTTTACTGAGGGATTTCTTACTCCTAAAGGAGAAAGAATATATTTATATGAGTGATGAATTAATTTATATAGATAATTTCGATGGGTCTCCAGAAAGACCTAGTATGATAGATAATCCTTTTGTAAAAGGAAATAATTGGTTAAGATTTATCGAAGAAGAGAAACAGATAACATTAGGAGAAGAGCAATTACAAGTATTGCACGATATAATTGATATTATATTAGATAATTTCAAACAAAAAGACTTTTTAAATCCTATCAATTTAGGAGGCGCTGCTGGTTGTGGTAATTAATAAAAACACTCTATTATAAAATATCTTTTAAAAAATTTTTGATTTATAGGTGCTGCATATATAATAGCTATACATAAAATATATAGTAAAATGAGTAAAATTACAGTACCTGAATCAGATTTAATTCTCATAAAAAAATATTATGAGGAAGATAATAAAAAAGTATCAGAGATAGTAAGGTTATTAAATAATAAATATTCTTCCGGAGTAATTATTACTAGATTAAAAAATCTAGGAATATATCAAAGTACTAGAGGTAAAATACCAGATAATATTGGTAATAATATTATAGCAGAATATAATAAGGGCAATAGTATAGTAAGTTTGTCTAAACAATTTGGATATTCTACTACTAAAATATCTACATATTTAAAAAATAATGGTATTATTGTTATAAATAGACAAAATATTGTAAATTATGATTTAGATAAAGATATTATACCTTTATATAATCAAGGATATAGCCTTACTAAATTAGCCGAGCTATTTCATACTGATAGAAATAAGTTAGCTAAAAAATTAAAAGCTAGAGGAATTGAAATAATTAATCATCAAAATGAAACTAAATTTAATGAACATATCTTTGATGTTATAGATACAGAGGAGAAAGCTTATTGGTTAGGATTTATATTTGCTGATGGTTATATTGATAGTAGTCCTCTAGAAGAAAATAAAAAATCTAAATACGGTTTTGAAATATCTTTAAAAGGTTCTGATGCTGAGCATCTACATAAATTTAATGAATTTATGGGTCATAATAAAGATAATGTAAAAATTGGTTATGTAAATTGTAATGGTAAACGTTGTGTTAGGTGTAGATGGCATGTAGCAAATAAACACTTATGGAATACCTTAAATAGTCTAGGGTGTACTCCTAGAAAGAGTTTAACATTAAAATTTCCAGAAAAAAGAATTTTTCAAGATACTTCTCTTATAAGACATTTCATTAGAGGATACTTTGATGGTGATGGATGTTTAAGTTATTATAAAAATATTAAAACTTTTTCTCCAATTTGTACATTTTTAGGTACTAAAGAATTTTTATAGGTACTATGTAGTTATTGTGAATTACTAACAGATAGAACTATAAATCATAAAAGTAATGAAAATGTATATGAGGTATCTTGTACTCACAATATAGCCAGTAAATTATTACATTATTTATATGATGATGCAAATATTTATTTACAAAGAAAATATAATAGAGCAATATTTTTATGGAATGGTTGCCGGTCACTTGAGAAATTAAGTGAATTTTTACAAACCAATATCGGTGAAGGCTGGGATGCTAATACCGAGATAACTACAGAAACTAAAGAGTCTGTAGCATCGTAGAGCGTAGAACTTGAACCTGAGAAATCAGAATAAAATAGTTCCAAGAGTGGTTTGCCCTCAGCACGTAAAGGTGGAGGTGAATATGTACGCCGAGCTATAGTAAATAAGAAACTATAGAAATACAGATAAAAAGCTGTATGATAACAAAACTGAAGTCGCTCTGCACTAGCTTTCTTTTAGAGTGGATAAATACCAAAGGCTTCCCAGTTAAGTTATGTGCTCCTACTCATAAAGCAGCTTTAGTACTTAAAAAGTATAATGATTATGATGCAACTACTCTTCATAGTATGTTAGCGTTATCTCCTAAAGTAGATATTCTTAAACTGGACATCAGAGAATTAAGATTCTTTGCTACTAATGATAAAAAAATGTCTATACCATATGATGGAATTGTCATTTGCGATGAAGCATCTATGGTAAGTAGTGATTTATATGATTTATTAGTAGAAAAATGTAGCTTAATGGGCACTATGATTATCTTTTGTGATGATTATGCTCAGTTAAATCCAGTAAAAGAAGATGAACAATCAAAAGTCTTTAGATGTAAACACCAATTTAGATTGACTAAAATATACAGACAATCTGAAAAAAGTGGTCTTAAAAGCATTTTACAGACACTTAGAGAGTCTCCAATACAACAGTGGGACAACTGTGAAGGTGAAGATGGAAGTCTCTTTATAGAGTCTAAATTAGAAAATTTTTGCAGAAAAGCAGTTTCGGAATTTAAACACGAAATAGAAGCTAAGGATATATTACATACTAAAATTCTAGCTTATACTAATGCTCGTGTAAATAACTATAATAAAGCTATTCATAAACTTTTATGGAATGATAATAATTTTCTTCATAAAGGAGAAATTTTAATGGCTTATGAGAATTTCAAAAAAGATGGTTATGAAGTAACTAATTCTATGGATTACATAGTGGAAGAATTTACTTCTACTATTATTGATGTTCCATATTATACTAAGTGTAAAGGATATATAGTTAAACTATATGACGAATATAACAATGCCTCTTTTGAAATTCCACTATTAGCTCCAGAAGAATGTAATGAAGATTTAGCTATAGTTATAGAAACTATAAGAACTGAAGCAATAAATTCTCAAGGATACGATAGAAAAAAGAAGTGGGGAATATATTATGCTTTAATGGGAAGTTTCTGCACATCTAAAGATTTATTTACTGATGGCAGATGTATAAGAAAAGCTACTTTTAAATATGGGTATGCTATTACTACTCATCGTTCTCAAGGGTCTTCTTATGATAATGTATTTATAGATATGAAAGATATCTTTAGAGCTAAAGATAAAGAGACTCTTAGACAATTACAATATGTAAGTATGTCTAGAACTAGAAGCGATATAACTATGCTATTATGATTGATGTATTATTGATTCATAATAATCCGGCATTAGTAGAATTGTTTAAAAACTCCTATAATGGAGAAGCTTTTTTACAATTCTTAGATAGAGGTTCTAAAGTAGAACGTAGTAAAGCTTATAAGATACAGCAAGAATGGGGTAGTAATCAAACCCCATTTGCATTAGTGAAAAAAGATGATAAGGTTATTAAAGCCTTTTATGCAGAAGATAAAGACAATGTAATTTCTAAATTAATATCTTATTTAAATGAGCACAACTATTAATATTCCAGTAATTAATAAATCTAGTAATAAACTTCCTGAGTATGCACATAAAGGTGATGCAGGTTTTGATCTCAGAGCTAATGTAGAAGAAATTGAAAATAGTAATTATTTGTTTAATGCTATTAAGCTTAATGATACTACAATAATTCTTAATCCTGGAGGTAGAGTACTTATTCCAACAGGTTTATATATGGCAATTCCTGAAGGTTATGAACTTCAGATTCGTCCTCGTAGTGGTTTGGCTTTGAAGCATGGCATTACCGTATTGAATACCCCAGGAACAATTGATGCAATTTATAGAGGTAATATTGGAGTTATTCTTAAGAATGATGGTACTGAACCTTTTATAATTGAACAAGGGGATAGAATTGCCCAGGGAGTGCTTAATAAAGTAGAAGAAGCTAATCTTATAGAGACAGATTCTTTGGATGAAACAGATAGATCTGATAGTGGTTATGGTAAATCCGGAGTAAAATGATAAGTAAAGAATCTTTTTTAAAGAAATTAAGAGTATTAGGCAAGCAGTATGCTAATAAGACAATACTAGATTCAAAAGATCATCAAGATGCTGTAGAAGCTGTAGTATCAGACTATTTACAAGGAGCAGAAGATTCTTATGATACTTTCAGAACTTACGATAAAGAAAGATTCTGTGATTCTTTACGTAATATTTTAAATTATTATAAGAAATTAGAGGAGCTTGAGGATGTTTTAAATTGTGTATTAAGAGAATCTCCTATAGGGGAATCTACAACATTTATTATAACTGATTTAGTAAGAGCTTTAGCTAATAATGATGTTGAAACTATAAATGATATAGAATGGTGGTTATATGAAGATGTAGAAAAAGAATGGATTATAGATGGAGAACTTGTAAAAGTAGAAACTCCTGAACAATTTTATGATGCTTTAAAGAAATTGAATCGTGTCTGACTTATTTGAAAAAGAATTTCAAACAAATGCTTATTTAGTGTCTAAGGATGCTAAAGGTAAAGTTAGATGTGTAAGACTATGGTATGAGTGGAGTGATTCCGCTCATGCCTATCTTATTAAAAGACAGTCTTGGCAATTAAATGGTAAAAGACTGGACCATCCAGATATTCCTATAAAGAAAGGATTAGTTAGTAGAACTCTTAGGGAACAAACTCAACTTCAGTTTAACTCCAAACTTAAAGAATATAAGGATAAAGGTTATAAAGAAGTTGAAGAAGATCCTGATAATAAAGATGAGAAAATAATTTTAAACTTTCTTCCTGAGTATAATACTGATGGTAATGGTTTTCCTAAACATATGTTAGCTAAACAAGCTAGTAAAGTAGCTAGGAAAACTATTGATAACACTCCTTACTATTATGCTAGTAGAAAAGTAGATGGACTTAGATGTTCTTTTTATTGGGATGGTAAAGAAATAAAATCTGCTTCTAGAGGAGGTGGAGATTACGATTTTGGAACTACTCACATAAGAAAACATCCACTATTAATTCAATTCTTTAAGGAACATCCGTCAATTAAACTTGATGGTGAGCTTTATAAACATGGTTGGAGTCTAGCTAAAATAAATAGTGCTGCTAGAATGGAAAAGAATGCTGTAGATTGTGATGAATTACAGTATTTTATATATGATATAATGGTTCCGAACATACCTTTTAAAACTAGGTTAAAAATGTTAATTGGAATAGCTAAATATCTTAAACTTGGATTTAATCCTAATAAAGATTTTAGTGATTCTGAATTACATTTGCAAATATTACCTCAAGTAAAAGTTACTGGATATGATAATATTATGAAATTACATGATAAATATGTAGCTGAAGGTTGGGAAGGAGTTGTTTGTAGAGATCCTGAAGGCATGTATGAGTTCGGGTCTAGGAAGAACATTATGCTCAAATTCAAAAATTACAAAGATGACTGCTTTAAGATTGTAGATTATGAGTTAGGACTAAGAGGTTCTGAAGATATGGTATTTATAATGGAATTACCTGATGGTAGAACTTTTAAAGCTAAGCCTTGGGGAGATAGAGCTTTAAAAGAATATTATGTAGAAAATTTTGATACCGAATATAAAGGACATTTTGGAGAATGTAAATTTTTCTACTATTCTGAAGATGGTATTCCATTGCAACCTAGTTTCAAAGCTAGAAGAGATGATTTAGATGATTCTATTAAACAATTATATTAATGAGTTCTGCAGCTGACAGAAGTAATGGAATAATACTTAAGAATTATATATATGCTAATATATCCTTACATAAATTAGCTAAAATTCTTATAGAAGATTGGCAAATAGCAGATAGACAAAGATTTCCCAGTATTTATAAATTATTTTCACTTAATTGCCCTCGATATGGAGCTCAAATAAATGCTTTTATAGATATTTTAGATATTAAATATTATTGGTATATCTTATATCCTATTATAAAAGAAATAAATTCAGAAGTATTAAGTGAATATGATAATTACCTATATAATGAAATAAAAAATTCTTTATTATAATGACGAAAATTTGCGTACTAAGTGACCTCCATGGTCATTTACCAAGAATTGAGCCTTGTGAGTTAGTATTATTAGCAGGAGATATTGTTCCTTTAAATATTCAATTTGATAATGCTGAATCTACTTTATGGTTTTTAGATGAATTTACAAAATGGATTGATTCTCTTCCTTGTGATGAAGTTATTATGGTTGCAGGCAATCACGATAAACTTATAGAAAGAGCTTCTTTTATAATTCATGCAGTAGAATCTAAAACTAATTTTAAACTTACATATTTGTCAGGAACTACTTATGAATATATAGCTAGGAGTCTTAAACATTATAAAATATATGGCTCTCCTTTCTGCCATAAGTTCGGTAACTGGTCATTTATGCAAAGTGAAGAATGGTTAAAAGATTATTATGATAATATTCCAGAAGATACTGATATAATTTTAACTCACGACACTCCAATGTTAGGGGATTTAGATTTATTACCTCCTAGTCAATGGAACCCAAAAGCTATTCACGCTGGAGGTAAATCTTTAGCAGATGCTATTTGTAGAGTACAACCTAGATATGTATTTTGTGGGCATTTACATACTTGCAAAGACAAATATTTAAAATTAGATAATACTGAAATATATAACGTATCTATATTAGATAATAACTATAAAGAGATTTATAAACCATTATACTTGGACATTTAAAATGAAAGACGTAATAGCTAATGAAAAATTACCATACATTCCGGAGACCTTTACTCTCGGATGTCACACCTTTAAAGTACAATTATACGAAGAATTATACGACGACAACGACCCATTATATGGACAATTTGATTATGATGAGCAGATCATCAGAATCAAAATATTTAAACATAATGGTGAGCCTTTATCCAAAGAATGTATTCTTAACACATATTATCATGAGCTTTTCCACGCCTTTAACTATCTGTGGAATACTGGAGGCGATGAATCGCTTGCTAGTACTTTTGCAATGTTAATGTGTGAATATGAAACAACTAAGAAATATGCCAAGAAAGAAGGTATCAATTCCAGTGGTAGAGAGTAAACCTAAAATTAAATATGTTTCTCCTATTAAAGATTATTCAGTATCCTATGATGCAGTTATTAAAATTAGACAAACAAGTCTTCAACCAATAATACCTGCTAAGATTAGGACTGATAAAAGAAACTTCGTTGGAAAACTTCCTGAAGAAGTTATTAATCAATTATCTAAGATTATATCAGAAGCTATTAAATCATCATGCTCTTTCTGCACAGAAGTAGTTTCTGTAGATAATATAAAATTTGATCAAACCTTAATAAAAGAAGACTAATGATTTATTTTATTATAGAGGATTCTCATTTTGGCTCTCATGTAGAACAAATATCTACTGATTTTAATAAATTGAGGGAAAATTTTCCTGATGAAGTAATTTACACTACAGATTATATGAATGTAGATGATACTTTATATAATATAGTAGATTATTCTAATATGCCGTATAAACCTTATGATGGTACTGAAATAACTAATTGTTACTTATATCATGATAAATTTTGTGAGTGTGATGAATTGCCAGAAGAATTAGATCCAGATGAATATATGTGCACTTTTTATAGGACTTACACAAAAGGTTATTTAACTAAAACATGGCATAAAGATGGCTGGGTATAATTTAATTACAGACGATAGTGAAGCACTACAAGCTTATCTAAATAACATTACTCATTCTACTCCATTATCTTTAGAGGAAGAGAAAGAATGTGCTGACACTGGAGATTGGGAGAAATTAGTAAATGCTAATTTAAAGTTTGTAGTAACTGTAGCTAAAAAGTTCCAGAATAAAGGACTACCTTTATCGGATTTAATAGCTGAAGGAAATGTAGGTCTTATTCATGCTAGCCGCTTATATAAAAGTGAATATAATGTTAAATTTATAACTTATGCTGTATGGCATATAAGTGAAGCTATTCGTAGAGCTATTCATTATAAAGCAGATACTGTTAGAGTTCCTGTAAGTCAAAAACTTACTTATAATAAGGCTGCTAAAGTTATAAATAAATATTGGCAAACTGAAGATAGACCTCCATCAGATGAAGAGTTGGAAGAAGCTACTGGTAAAACTATGAAACAAATTAATGGAGCTATAAATGCTAAAAAAGTATGTATGTCTTTAGACACTCCATTAGGTAGTAATGATGATGACGGAGACTCTACTTTAGTAGACATTGTTAAAAACAATAATAGTCCTCTAGCAGATAATAATATAGAACAGTCTTATAAGACTAATGTTATTAACAAAGTTTTAAATGGACTTTCTAATAAAGAACATGACATAATAATTTTATGCTATGGATTTACTGGGCAAGAATATACTCCTGAACTTATATCTCCTTTATTTGGGTGTACACCAGAACGTATCAGACAAATTAGGAAAGAAGCAATCAAGAAACTTAGAAAAAGAAAAATTCTTAAAAACATTTAAATGATTTATTTAGTTACCAAGGTTAAAGCTTTATTCAAATCTTCTAAATATGAATGTATTTCCATAGAAAGAAGTAAGGAAATTATTAATTCTATGAAAAAAATTAGAGGATTAGATACTGAAACTATGGGGCTAAATCCTCATACTAAAGCATTACTAACAGTTCAGATAGGTACTAAAGAAAATCAAGTAGTAATTGATTGTACTACTATAAACATTTGGGAATATAAAGATATATTAGAAGATTCTACTATTCTATATATTTTAGCTAATGCTAAATTTGATATTCAATTCTTCTTTAAACATAACATTATATTATCTAAAGTATGGGATGTAATGTTAGCTGAAAAGATTAGATATTTGGGATATCCTAAAGGTAGTTTCCATGCTGACTTAAAGACTCTTGAATACAAGTATCTTAATAAATATATGGATAAAACTGTTCGAGGTAAAATTACTAAAGTTGGTCTAACTGAGGAAGTAATAGTTTATGCAGCTAATGATGTAGTAGATTTGGAAGATTTAATGAATGCCCAAATAAAAGCACTAGAAAAAGAAGATTTAGTAAAGGCAGTACAATTAGAGAATAGATTTGTCCTTCCATTGGCTTATATGGAATGGTGTGGAGTAAAATTAGACGTAGAAAAATGGAAAGCTAAAATGGTAAAAGATGCTAAACGTTTAAAAATTGCTCTAACTAAATTAAATGATTGGGTAGTAAAACACTATGGAAATGATTCTAGATTTACTAAGGTAGATTTACAAGGGGATTTATTTTCAGGATTTAATACTGACCCACAGTGTATTATAAATTGGAATAGCGCAGCTCAAGTAATTCCATTATTTAAAGCTATTGGAATAAATACTTCTACTATAGATAGTAAAACAAAGAAATTAAAAGATTCTGTAGATGCTAAATTATTAGAGCCTCAATCTAAGGATTTTGAAATTCTTCCTATTTATCTAGATTATAAGGAAGCTCAAAAAGTATGTTCTACTTATGGACAAAACTGGTTAGACCAAATAAATCCTGAAACTGGTAGAGTATATACTAAGTTTAATCAACTAGGTACTAATACTGCCAGAATATCTAGTGGTGGAAAAGATAAGAATGCTAAAATAGAATATGTGAATTTTCTTAATCTTCCAGCAGACCCAGAAACTAGAAGTTGTTTTATTGCAGAGAAAGGTAACTCTTGGATTTCCATAGACTACTCGGGTAAAAAATAAACATATAAACTATAACATTTTTTAGCATAATATACTTTGGATAATCTATCTGTAAATAAATCAGAGGATGTGTTAAAAATGTTTTATAGTTTATATCATAATGCTCATTATTTTCTAAAAAGAAAATATGAAAAATTTGGCCCCCTTGTAAGGAAACTTACAGGTGCAAACCTCGTAAATTCAGTTAATGAACGGGCATTATCAAAGACTGAGCCAAGCCTTATAATAAAGGAAGGTGCAGAGACTAGAAACGAGGAGCCTAAAATAAATGATTAAATTTATCATGGCTGAGGTATAGTCCAGCGTGTTTACGTAGCAAGAAAGTTTTATTATGGCTTCTATCTCTAATGATAAAGCTTTAATACATGAATTAATGGAAGGAAGTGGGGATTTGCATTCTCTAACTGCTTATATGAGTTATCCTGATCAAATACCAAGAGATACAAAAATAACAGAAATTAAAGAAAAGTATCACCATCTTAGACAGCTAGCTAAGAAAATTGAGTTTGGATTCAATTATGGTGGAGACTTTAATACTATACATAGGAATTTAGGTATCTCTATAGAAGAAGCTAAAAAAATATATGAAAATTATATGTCGGGTTTCTCAGGATTAGCTAAGTACCAAGAGTATTGTAGAAAGATAGTAATGGAAAAAGGCTATATACTTCTAAATCCTATAAGTAAATATAGAGCACATATATATGATTTTGAATCTCTACGTTCAATGCAAGAAAAAATGCAAGATAGGGAATTTTGGAAGTATTATAGAGAAATGAAGCGAGAATCTCCTAACTGTGATACAGTACAAGAAGTACGAGACTTCTTTAAGAAAAAAGGTGAGTGTGAAAGGAATAGTATAAATTATAGAATACAACATACTGGAGCTTTATGTTATAAAGTAAGTATGATTTATTTCTTTAAATGGATAATAGAAAATAATCTTTTTAATAAGGTTTTAATTACTGTTACCCCCTACGATAAATAATCTTGTCGTAGTAAAACGATGTTAATTGCTTGGAACTCCTAAAGATTTAATTACTAAATTATTGAAATAATAAGCCAGTAAAAATATTGAATATGATTTTACCTCAGTTAAAAGAAATGGACAATAAGCAGCTTTATAATTTTACAAGAGAACAAACTCAAGTATTTTTAACAGGATTGCTAGGCGATGGATGTATATCCACTACAAATAGTGGTAGTTATATTTATACCACAAATTGTAAACATCTTGAATATTTAGAATTTAAAAAGAAATTATTAGGTAAAGGAAATATTAAACTCCAAGAAAGAAATGGTTATAGTCAAACTCCTATATATACTATGTATGGGGGAGCTTACCCAGAATTATTTGAGTTTAAAGAATTTACTATTCAAGATGTTATTGAAAACTTAGATTTACTTGGGTTAGCATTATGGTTTTATGATGATGGCAGCCTTCATAAAAGAGATTTATATTATAATTTAAATACTCAAAAGTTCCCAAAGTATATACAAGAAGGAATTTTTATTCCATGGTTTGATTCCTTAGGCATTAAAGCTAATTTAAGGCACGATATAAAAAGAGGAAAAGAATTGTATTATTTAGGAATTAATAAATATGAAGGAGCTAATATTATTAGTGAAATATTATCACGTTATCCATTAAATTGTTACTCTTATAAATTATGGAGTTCAGAGACTATCCTGAAATGGAGTAAGCTGCAAGAGCAGATGAAAAGCATCGATGAAAATCTTACTAATAGGCAGTTAGCTTATAAGTGGAGATTTTTATAAGATATAGTCCGAACCTATATGAAAGTATAGGAGAATATATGGAATCGATATATTCGTAACAATATATGGAGATTAATTGTGAAGCACCTATAGAAATAGCTGAAAAAGTAGCTATTAGACTTCATGCTATTATGGTTAGAGCAGGAGAAATATTTTGTACTAGATGTAAGTTAGATGCAGATATCTCTAGATGTAAAGATGGGACATTACCTAATTACTGGATTCATTAAAATGGAAATAACTTACACTTGTAATGACTATTCATTATATATCGACGGCAAAGAATTCGTTGATATAGATTACGACAAACAAAAAGAAATTTGTCATAAATTAGTAGATAAAGTTTCCGAAGGAGTTTTACAAAGATTTATAGAAATTGCTTGTACCGGAATGGGCGAGTATGAACAATTAGATTATTGTGAAACTCATGGAGAATTTGTTGATAAATACGTAATAAATATATGACATTTATTATAACTAATAAAGATGGTTCTAGAACTCAGTATTCTAACCATTATGACGAAGATGATGAAATGGAAGTAGGTGCAGCATGGGATGATGTATATGCAAAATTCCCTGAAGCTGATTATATTGAGCAATTTTAATTATGGCTAGTAATTCGCCAACGTTGATGCAATCTGAAGAGAGATTTTTAGATAATCTTAATACAGATATTCCTTTAAAAGAAGAAGATTATACAATATGTTTTTGTATAAGTAAACAAATTTCTACAACTAATATTGAAGATATTAGTAAATCTTTGCAAAATCGCTTTTTAAGTGAGGGATGGAGCATTGATGATTTTGATTTAGAGAAAGAATGAGTAAATTAATTATATGTAGAGGTATACCTGCATCGGGTATCCAATAATTTTATAATAATTATAAAAATATATATCCTTTAAATGGTAGATAATTTTAATATATTTGCTCCTTGGTTTGATAATCTCTCAGACCAAGGAGATTTTTACTTTGTACAAGTAATACAAAGAAAAAAAGACTGTAATGTAGGTAGTAATAATAATGTAATTAAAGATTATCATTTCTTTGATAAAAAATCTTTTTTAAATAAAAAAGAAGAAATAGTTACATTATGTAAAACTTTTAATGCTCGCGCCTATTTTTGGGTAAATTCTAGAAATTGTAAACAAGTACAATACGAGATAATTAGAGAGGCTCTAGAAGCTATAGAATGTAATTCTAAAAAGTTATTTAAATGTGTTTCTAAAGCAATAGGTCAAAGAAGAAATACTGATTATAAATCTAAATGGATATTAGATTTTGATACTAAAGATTGGAGTCTTATAAATAAATATTTAGATTTAGTTAGGGAATGTAGACCTTACACAAATATAATATTATATTATGTTCCTACAGTAAATGGCATTCATGTAATTACTCTGGGATTTGACTTAGGACAATTTAAGCAGAAGGTAGCTATAGCTAAATTAGATAATATAGATATACACAGAGATAATCCATCAGTACTTTATTATGATGATGTTAGAGCTTCTAATAATTGATATAATTATTGTAATTATCTATGGTATAGTTTTAATAGTTATGTTAATTACAAAAGCTTCTTCCGATGAAATTATAACAGCTACTGCAATATATTGTATAGCAGCTACTATAGTAAATGGGATAGTATATCTATATCCTTAGATAAATTGTTTATAATTTTAATAATATTTGTTATGTTTTTTAATAAAACTTTTACTGACGAACTTTCTAGTATTAAATCTGCTTTTCAGTCTACTCACGATAAAACCGCTTCCCTTATAGAGCGAATGAATACTGAAATCACATCTAAAGAAAATTCTATTAAAGAGTTACAGTATGAAATTAAAGAAATTGAGAATATCAAAGCTCAGGCAGATAATTTTGTAACTAATCTTAAAAACATTCTTGATTAATGTATAAAGTAAAAGAAACTTTTGAATATCTTGTAAACGATCCAAATAACTTTTGCTCAGTACATGATGCCTTAGAAATGGATACAAGTATGCCTTGTCCTTGTTGGGAGGGAAGTAAAGTTCCTGTAAATGAAAAAGGAGAAGAAGAATCTATCCCATGGGGTAATAGTGAAGTATCTATTACTGATATAGGTAATATTATAAAAATTGATAAGGATACTCTTTTAAAATTAATTAGAAACTCTGAGAAATTATTAACATTAGAAGAGTGTGGAGTAGATAATTGGATAAATTATGGTGAAGCCATGCAATATTTAGATGATTCATCTGATGAAGTGTTACTTAAACAATATTTAAATGATTGATTTTGAAAATAAAAAAGTACTGTTCATTGATTTGGACGGTACTTTAATTAAGACTATTTCAGGTAAAACATTTCCTGAAGATATTACAGATTTTAGAATACAGCTTCCTGTATTGGACAAGATTAAAAAGAAAATACCTAATTTAAATTGGTTCTTTGTTGTAACTAACCAGGGAGGTATTGGTAGATTTATATCTAAGGAAAATTTTGATGCTAAAATATTAGGTATCACAAGTTTTTGTGTTAACTATTTGCTTTGCGAAGTGGGGGATTCTAAATATTGTCCATCTAATAATAGCAATGATCCTCTTAGAAAACCAAATACAGGAATGTTAGAGAATATGTGCTATATTTGGGAGGTTCAAAATAAACATGAAATGCTAATGATAGGAGATGCTTCTGGTAAAGAAGGAGATTTTTCAGATTCAGATAAGAAATGTGCTGAGAATTTTGGTATAGATTATATTGACGTTAGAGACTTTTTAAAACTATGAAATTAAGACTAGACGAATATTATTACATACTTAACATAAATTATGGATGGGAAGAAATAGAAGACTATATGCCTGATGATATTGCAGACAAATATCTAGAATTTTGTGAATCCCATAACTCAGATGAAGTATATGATTATTTAAAAAGATTATATTCATATATACAGGTAATAAACCTCGAATATACTATTCTTGATATTGATTCAGAGAAAGGTTATGTTGAATACAAGGCAATTATAAAAGTCAATAATAAGTATTATTCTTTTGATTATTATCAAAGTCCATATTGGGATTTTAAAGACACAGTAGATGAAGACACAGATTTAACAGAAGTATTTCCAAAAGAAGTAACTACAGTTATATATGTATAATTAACTAATAACTATGTTAATATGAATGAATCTTTAAAAAAAATATTCTAATATATTTAAACAAATAAAAGATTGCAAATATCCTGATATTACTATAGAGATTGATGACTATCCACTATATAATAGATTTAATGTTCATATAATTATAAGAGATAAAAATAATCCTTGGTATAGCAAATATGTAACCTCTTCCCAATACCCTTATTATGAGGCATTATGTGAAGAAGAATTACAAAGATATATAAAAAATGCTAGACAATTTTTTAAAAACAACAAAGAATGAAAAAAATTTTTATTTTTCTAATAGCTATGGCGTGCTTAACGTCTTGTAAAGAACAGTTTTCTAATGGAGAACGTGTTGGTACTGTAACTAAATTTAGTAAAGCAGGAGTTTTCTGGGATTCATGGGATGGGTTACTTAATGTTACTCAGACTGGTATGAATTCTAGTGGAGAACCATTTGCTTTTTCAATGGATAATGATCGTAATGATCAGCAAAAACTTATTGATACATTAGTTAAAGCCCAAGTAGAAGGTTGGAAAATTAAAATTAAATATCACCAAGTTTGGGGATGTAAAAATGTATTTAAAAATAGAGGAGAAAGTGATTATTTTGTAGATGATGTAATTATTCTTGATAAGAACTTCTCAAAAATTGGAGATATTGTAAAGGGAACTAATAAAACAGTTCCTCATGATACATTATATGTAAAAATAGTTAAGTAACATGAAGTTAATTAAACAGTCATTTGAATTTATCAATCAAACAGATTTCTCTTTAGTAGGAATCAAGAAGCATATTGAAAGATGCGCACGAGTCAGTTATAAAAGCGAAGATAAAATTACAGATACCTCTTATGAGAAGTTTGTAAATATGCTAGAATCTAGAGGGCATGATAGACCTCTTGAGTTCGGCACTGTGTATTTATCTAGAACTTCTCAAAAAGAGGATAATATGGAATGGCTTGACAAATATGCTTATAATCCTTGGAGTAAATTTAGTTTTGGAAATGGTAGTACTAGAATAAATGGAGAACTTAGAAATACTGTTTATGTAACTACTAATTACAGAGTGATTAAAGAACATCATTGGGAGGATGACTTACAATATCTTTGTGGACCTACAAAGTATCATTATAAAAGATATACAGCTCATATGATTCTCGATCGTGGAGTTATGGATGAGTTTAGAACTCATGTAGGATTGTCTCATTTGGCTGAAAGTACTCGTTATTGTAATTACTCCAAGGATAAATTTGGCAATGAGATTACCTTTATTAAACCATGCTGGTGTAATATTCCTGAAGGAGACTATGGTACGCCAGATTATATTCCTGATAGGCTACCTCGTATAGGAGCAACAGAATCAGGACTTATTGACGCTCTTCAATATGCAGAATATTACTATTTCTTTCTTTTATCTGAAGGATGGACACCTCAGCAAGCTCGTTCTGTACTTCCTCTAAGTATTAAGTCAGAACTTATCTCTTGTGGATTTAAAGATTCCTGGGAAAACTTTTTTTACCGTAGAGATGCTCCTGATGCTCATCCTATGGCTCAAGAAATAGCTAAACCAATGCACCAAAAATTCATTGAATTAACTGAAATGAAATGATTACTTTAATTATAATATACATAGCATCAATTATAGGAGCTATAATAAGTATTAGATACGATGATGACTTGTTTGATGAAAAGTCTAGGACATTATTTTTAGTATTTTGTCCGGTAGTTAATACAGGTCTATTTATACTAGAATTAATCATCAAACTATCATTATTATTGGATATAGTCATACATCTGAATTTAGATGAAAAATTTTATAAATTAATTAGATTAGGACGAAAATAATGAACCAATCAATTCCTATTAGTTTATCATATAAAAGAAAACCTTTTGATGCTATGGATGGATTATCTTCAGATGCATCTTATAATACTATGCCAGAATTTAATGGAGTTACTGCGGTATACTCTAATAGAAAAACTAATATAGATATTTTAGGAGCTAATAAAAATAGTTTCGATAAATCTTTAACAATATTTTATATTAATGTACAGTAATACAATACAAGCTAGAATAGAGGCAACATTAAAAGATTTATATAAAGTACATGATACTGTATTTAAACCAGCAGTGATGTACGCTATGTATAGTAATATTCGTGCTTATTTTATAATATTAAATAAGGATAATAAAGCACAACTTTTAAATGCTTTTAATCCTAGAGTAGTAGAACATAAAGATAAATTAGAATTAGATAGTGTAACTGATAGTCCTCGTATTTATCAAGAGTACTTCATAAAGGAATTTTCTGATAATGTAGATTATGGAATTTATATTGATGAAGATGAGATAGGTCATTATTTTACAGCATATGGAGAAGTTCAAATATTTAGTACTTATATCCAAGTGAATTATAACGATTATAAGCAAGCTGAAAAACTTTTAGAATTTGTAAAACCACTACCTGAGGATACTGATAAAATTGTAACTTATGATTTAGTAGTATCTACTAATACAGGATTTAGTACTACAGAATGTACAAGTTCTAGAAATATTGATATTGATGTAAAAAAGAACTACAATGATGATTTACCTTATGATAAATATAAAGAATTCTGTGAAAAGGATGGTTCTGGTTTAGCATTGATGTACGGAATTGCTGGAAGTGGAAAGACAAGTCTTATAAAGAAACTTATATATGATTGTTCTGATACTAATTTTTATATAATGGATTTTTCTATGTTACAGAATATAGTCTCAGGACAATTTTTATCTTTCCTTTTAAAATTACAAAATGCTGTAATCATAATGGAAGATTGTGAGTATATATTAAAACGTAGAGATACTCATGAAAATCCATTAATTAATTCTCTTCTAAATATTACAGATGGATTAGTTGGAGATGCTTTAAACATACGATTTTTATGCACTTTTAATGCAGCATTAACAGATATAGATGAAGCTTTATTAAGACCTGGAAGACTCAAAGTAAAATATGAGTTTAAAGCTCTAAATAAAGATAAAACTAAGGCTATATGTGGAGATGATAAAGCTGAGACTTTAGCAGAAATTTATAATAGAGATAAAATAGATTTCAATAAAAAGGAACAAAGAAAGATTGGTTTTTAAATTATCAGATAAGGAGTGTCAAGCAGCTGAAGAGTTTATAAAAGAACATAATAAGCAGTGTGACACTCCTTATTCAGGAGCTAATGGTTGTCCAAAATTTAGCTATATATTCTCACCTTTTGGACTAGGTACTTTTGTAAGAATAAGATGTAATGTTTGTAAGAATGAAAAAAATATAACTGATATTGATACATGGTAATAATAGGAATTTCTGGAAAAGCTACTTCAGGTAAAGACACTGTAGCTAATTATTATAGTAGATTTAGTAAAGCACATTGTACTACTTTACATTTTGCAGATTCTTTAAAAGATTGTTGCCAAGGATTACTTATACCATTTGGTACTTATGATATGTCTCTACAAGAGACTAAGAAGTTAACTATTCCTTGGATGGGTAAAGGTTATACTGTCAGAAATTTGCTGCAAGATGTTGGCAATGCTTTTAGACAAAGTATTACTGAAGATTTTTGGGTAAATATTATGATTGGTAAGATTGCAGCTATTAAAAAGAATGGATCTATAGATACTATCTTAATTCCAGATGTCCGCTATCCTAATGAATTTAAAATGATAAAAGATTTAGGAGGAGAAGTATGGAGAGTAGAAAGACCTAATATTACATTAATGGACCATATTAGTGAGACAGCATTAGATGATTATACTTTTGATAAGATTATTCAAAATAATGGAACTATAACTGATTTACAAAATAAAATTAAATGCCTAAGTATTTAGTAACTACTAGTAAAGATGTAATTAGATATATATCTTATGTTGTAGAAGCCAACTCCCAAGAAGAAGCTGAAGAAAATTGGTGGAGAGGAGAAATGGCAGATGAATGGTATGAATCATCAGGAGATACTTATGTTGAAGAATCTGAAGAAGTAACAGACTAATGTTTAAAATAAATTTATTAGACGTAAATGTAGTAGAAGCACAAAAGTGCTGTAATTATTTTGATCAAGGATATGTTTATACAGAAGAAATATATCCAGAGTTGTTTAATAATCCACATGCTAAAATTACTATGGTGGGAAAAATAGATATCAGTATATTACAAGATTTAGTAGAAGAAAATAATTTAATTAATACCTTATATTGGTATTAAACATTTAAAGGGGCGTAGCTCAGGAGAAATCCTGGGTTACGCCCCTTATTTTTTTTAATTTTCTTTATAATAAGCTTTAGCAGCCTACTTATACATAGCTAATGACGGAACATTATTTACAATATACTCACCCCAATGTTTATTAGGGTCTGTAGCAGTATTAAACATATTCTTAACTAACTATGTCGGATAACTTTGGTATGGTATAGTCATACCATCACTTGCACCACTTCCAGCAAAATACTCCGGAATAACAAAAAACTCGTGAAAGTTCTAAGTAGACTATTTACCTCCATTGTATACTACATAAGTCATAGCACTAGATAATATATCATCACTACTATAAGACTTCATTATCTCTTTATATCCAGGATCAAATATTTCTTTAAATAAAATACTCATAAAAGCAGCCCATAATAAACTAACAAAAGCTTTTCTAAGATTAGCTTTATCATTAGGATTAGCGTTTATCATTTCTTTTATTTTTTTAATTTTATCATCCTAATTAGTATCCGATAATATTCCTAATATATCACCAAAAGTATAAAATATTCCCTAAATTACTATAGGTATATTATCCATTACTGGAATTCCTGTATTCTCTGTAGTAATAGTTCCATCTTCAGTAAAATATAATAGTTGTCCTGCTTCATTTTTCTACTATTCTAATTTATCTCCTTTTATAACTCTTTTTTTACCAAACCAGTTAGCAATAATACCATTAGAATATGTAGTAAACTAAGCAAAAGACATACCTATAGCCATATTTTCTGCCATCATTCTACCACCTCTGTCATAATTACCATATATACTATCAGCAACTTGTTTAATTTTATCAATAGTTTCTAATGAATAAGGTGATGGAAGATCTTCATTATATCCAATAGGAGAGTCAATATGTTCTTTATTATACGCTCGTATAGCTGAGAAATATAATGATTTAGCTTTATTATATTTTTCACTTCCTTTAGGAGCTTTTAATATATCTTGGAATCTTTTATCTTTTTTCCAGTCATATTTAATTTTACCATCTTTATCTAAAGATAAAGCATCCCAAACACCGTCCTATAAAGCTCTTGCTACAAATAGAGTCATTCTATTTAAAAAATCAGGGCGTTTCATGGTATTATGAGCTATATCATCCCAATGGTTAATACCACTTTTATCAGTTCTTAATCCATTAGCAATGTTGGCAAAGTCTAAGTTAGATAAACCATATTTAATACATAATTGATTTAATAAAGAGATAGTTCTTACATTAGTACAACTACCCTTCATTACTATATAATACGCGGCTGTTAAATTAGTCGTAGAAATATCTGTACCATACTTAGTAGCAGATTTAATATAGTTCTATTGGAATCCTTCTAAGGTATCTCTAAACATAGATTTAATATTAAAACTTAAAAACATCTTAGATACAAAATGCTTAATAGGATTAATTACTGTAAAGAATTTTTTAGAAGTTTCCTCTAATATAGTATCATTAAATACATTTACAGTTAAATATTTATCAGCCTCTTTCTAAAACCATTCAAGATATTTAAAATTTCCAGAATTTAAAGCCAACATTTTAGCCTAGAACATTACTGACTTAATTAATATTAATGATTTATTAAATTCTTGGGTTAATATATTAGCATTAATATAACTATATAACAATGCTGGAATATTAGTTTCCCAATAATCATTAGTATGTTGATTTAATATTTCCTACCTAACATTTTTATCAGAAGACATACTAGAAGCAAAAGGATTAGTTACTCCATTTTCGAATCTATCTCTCATAGATACATTAGCCCCTTCTTTATCTAAAGTTTGTTGCCATTTAGCAAATACATTATCTTCTTTAGAGGTAAGTCCTTTAATAGTATCAAAAAATTGATTTACACCATTCTTTAGTGATTTTACGGATAAAGTAGGAGAAGCTCTTTTTAAAGGTACATAACGCAATACTTCCTATTCTTCTACAGCTTTAGCAAATTCTGGATCTTCATAGCTTGTAAAATCAAATTTTTTATTATGCATAGAGTATGTTACTTTAGCAAGCTCGAATAAAGCTTTTTTAAGAAAAAGTTTTTCATGAGAACTCATGTAATTAGCAGCATCATTCTTATAAGGATTTTTAAACATCATTATTTTTTCTCCTCTATCATTATGCATAAACATATTATCGAAATATTTGTTTTCATCTCCTATTAAAGACCCTTCTACTGTAGAATATCCTGCCTATTTAAAATAATCTCTAGTAAAATTTTGAATAGGATTTGCAGCATCCATCACTCTTTCGTTAGCTCTGAAAGTTGTCTAAGTAACAATTTGTTTAATAGTTCTATAATTATTATCTGAATTAGCATCAGGTTTTATTATATTACTTTCTAGCCAACTTAGGGGTTTATATTTAGTTTCTACATAGACTCCCATTAACTTGTTATATTCATAACATGCCTAATTATAAATATTAGCTAACATCTTAGTATTATCGTTGGCATAAGTTAAATCAGATGTTCCATTTTGCAGATTTTTTATTACGGGATTATTCTATAAATATTCAAGAAAAGATTGTAAAGCAGCTCTTCTAGCTGATTCAGAGTTAGCATTTTCTAACTATTCCTTAGCATCTTTTAATTTATAACGTATAGGATTAGTTTCTAAATAAGAAGAAGTAGTTAAGAAATTACTTATATAATCAGTAATTAATTCATACTAATCTACAAAGTTGATATTGTCAAAATTATTATTTAACTTTACTCCACTATTATATTTATTTACTACTTCTAATATAGGTGAATAATATTTAGTAATTAAATCTGAAGCAGTACTATACATTCCCTAACCTCTACCATAAGTAGATATTACCTAAATATTACCTAATTTAAAATTACCATCTAATTGTGGTAATATCTCATTTAATATATTTAATGTACGAATCTATTCCATATGTCCAAAAGAACAGTCATAATTATATAGATTACCAGATTGATTATCCATAATATAACTATTCATAATATTTGAACCATTACTTCTATGTTTATTTACCTCATATAGATTATAATTAGCTAACGATACTACATCTATCTATCCTTTACTATTTTGAAACAATAAAATGTGAGCATTTCTTAAAGCTTCATTATCAATAATATTCCATTCATATACTGGATCTCCTCCTATATAAGTAGGTTCAATATATTTACCAAGTAAAGAAACTAATCTATAATTACTTCTTTTGAAAGCTTCAAATGTAGTATTCTAAGGATTATGCCTTGCTACCTAAATCTATTTTACTAAAGTATCAAGTACTGTACTTATCTATTTTTCCTTTTTATCAAATTCTTTCTATAATAATTCTTTTAATTCAATATTATTTTTAGGTAAAGAATCTTCTTTTATTTTATGAATTTCTCCATCAATAGTTACAGCATAATTATATCCCTATGGATCATCTTCTAGTTTTACTATATCACCAGTACCAGTTCTAGGATTATATTGTTGAGAAATATAACTATCAATAGTTTTAGTAATTCTATTCTAAGTAATATTAGCATTTAAAAACATTAAATTAGTTTTATCTAATGCTGTCTATACTTTGTCATCAATATTACCAAAACTTAAATCAGGAGTATCTATATAAGCTTCAACTGCCTCATCTATATTTCCTAACTAGTACTCTCCTTGGACCTAGATATTTTTTGGATAATCCATACGAATATCTTTTATAGAACCATCATCATTATATACTATCTATGTAGGAATTAAATGTAAACTAATTTTATTAGCATTAAATCCTTTAGCCTATAATATTTTCTTTAAAAAGGCTAGTTCTAATTCAAATTTCTACTTCTTTATTTTTATCCAAGATTCATAAGGCTAACTAGATACTACATTCTAATATATAGCAATATTTCCATATTTATCTACAATTATCTAGTCTATATGCCCACGTAATTTTATTCCATCTTTTGTTAATGCATGAGTAACTGCAATATTACGCACTCGACTAGTACTAGTTCCCATTTTATTTTCTCTAGCAGTTATTATTCTGGACTATAAAATTTGGGAACCTAAATTATTATTATTACCAACACTTTGTAAAACTCTATTAAAGCTATTTAATAAAGATTCCTAAAAATCAGTACTTAAATTACTCAACTTACGTTTAGTAATATCTTCAGTTAATTTTGTTATCTATTTACCTATAAGTAAAGATACTTGCACATTCCAAGTATATGGATCATTTACATTTGAAATCTCTAAGTTATTAACTAAATAATGTATTACATAAGCATCAGCTCCGACTAATTTAAATCTTTCAAATTCTTGATTTATCTAATCTTCGGTATAACCTCTTTTTCTTAAAGCATCTTTATAATTTTCATCATTCATTTTAGTATAATACTTCTAATTTGGGTCAAAGTACTAACTATCTAAAAAATGCTAAATATTATATACTCCTGATTCTGGATCATCAGCTACTACATTACCCCATTTATCAAAAATAAGAGGACTAGATTTTAAATTTACTAATTTATTATATACATCAGTTTGTGCTGAAAATAAAGTGTCACTATAATTGGTTAAATCTATATTATCAGATATTAAGTTATGTAATTCAAAATAAGATAATCCTTTATCCCCAGCTAACTGACTAAGTATCTAATATACTTTATCAGATTTTTTAGATACTTCTGTAAAAAAATATTTACAACTCATTAACAAATCTCCTAAATAATTTTATTTTGTAATGCTGCCTTTAAAAAGTTAGTAATCTAACGCTCTTTACTATTAGTATTTATTTTATAAGAACTATTTACAGCAAAATCTGTAAAATCTAAAATATTCTCTTTTAAATCCTAATTAAAAGTATTATTCTAAATAAATTTTCTAAAATCTCTAAATATTCTTGGATACGTATTAGGATTTAAATCAGAAAGATATTCTCCCATTATATTAGCAGCAACTTCTTCATATAAATCAATTCTAGCCATATCAGAATATTCAGAAACATTTTGATACTACTATAATTGTTGTTGTCCCTATTCAGTATTTTCTACTAACTCTTGTAATAAAGCATAATAATCTTCCTACAAATCTGGCTAGCTTTTTACAATACCCATAAATACATGCATATATTCATGTGCTACATCTTGTTTAGTAGCTAACTCTAGATTAATTACAATTGTATTATCAATAATGAAAGCTTTTTCCTTAGAAATATCTTTATTAGGAAACTTTGCACCATATTTTTCAGATATAGCCTACTTATTTAATATCTAAGTTGGTATTCCAAATCTAGATTCAATTTTATTTGCAAAATAAGTTAATCTCTGAGGCATAGAAATCCATCCTATAGGACTGCTAGTAGCACTTCTTACATTAGGTATTTGTTGTAACTATATAGTATACTATAAGCCCTAACTCTAGTCTACGTTATTAACATAGTAATAATTATAATTATTAAGATTATCGACAAATTCTGTTAAATCCTCCTACACACCTTTATCTATACCTTCTTGTACTTTAGCCGCTGTTAATAAAATTTTTTCTAAGCTATCTAACTAAGTAGTATTTACAGTGTCATTATGTTTTTGTATAAACTTTAATCCCTATTCGGCGTTATAGTTCTAAATCTCTTTAGTAAATGCTTTAGAATTTATCTAAACATTTATAGCTCTAATAACCTAACCAGGTAATATGGTAGAGTTATGAGTAGATAAACTAAACTATACACCATGTTCATTAGGCATATATAAGTCTAATAGTAATCCTTTTTTTAAAATATCTTCTTTAAAAGACTTATCAATAAAATCTCTAGCTTGCTATAAACTATCATAAGTTTTTCCTACATTCTAATCAGTAAAAACTCCTCTAGCTACCATAAATTTAGTAGTACCATTTATTACTGCCGAATATATATTATAACCTTTATATTCCTATTCTTGGTGAGGATACGCCTCTTTAGATGCTATAGTATATCCATATTTAGTTTCAAATGTAGAAGGCTAAATATTAAAATATATATTACCATTATAAATAGCTTCTATCTAAATACCTTTAGTACTTAAATTTTCCTAACCATCAGTATTCCAAAATAACTATCGTAATACTGAATTTACTTTAATCTATATAGCACTTGGATCAGGATTATCTTTTGAAAAATACTTTTCATATAATTCAGGAGAAGCCTATTTTGTTAATGTTTTTAATTGCTATAAAGTGATAGCTCTATAAGTAATTTCATTAAATTTTTTATAAGAAGTATGCATCATTAGAGCATTAGCAAAAGGAGTTCCATATTCTCTAGGAGGGTCATAATCATTTAAAGAATTTAATGCTTCTTTTATTTTTCTAATACGTTCTACATTTTGTTTAAAGTTAGCATTTTTTCCTGATAATAAATATTCATAAAAACTTTCAGGATTCTATAAATATTTAGCAAGAACTTCTCTGGCAGTTTTAATACTTCCTTCGTATTCTCCTCTGGCTTTTTTACTAGAAGATTTAGTAAAAGAATATGATGAAAACTTTCTTAACCAAGCTTCATCAGATTGCTCTAATTCCTATATAAAATTTATAAAGTTACTTGGAATATCACTATCCTAAATTGTTTTAAGTTTATTTAAATAATTTATAAACTATTTTTCTCCACCTCTTTGTACTATATATAAATCATTACCCTAAACATCTTTAGTAGAATACACTAAAGGAGTGTCAGTTCCATTAGTTTTTATTTCATCTACATATAATACATTTATATTCTCTAATTCAGGAGCTGTAGGAAACTTATTACGAAATTCTCTATAAGTCATATTCGGAAGAAAAAACTATTTACTGTCAGTAAGTCCTTCCATATCTTTATTTACGTATATTGAAGTATTATTAATACCCTAAGCACGTATAGCATTAATAAATTCTTCAGTTTTACCCTATTTATTTATTTCCTATATAAGATTGGAGTAATTATAAAAACTTTGGATGGAATCTTCTTCTATTCCATCCAAAGTAATTTTATTACTACCAATATTTAATGTGATAGTACAACTCATTAACAATTAACTCTAATTTTAACTTTACCAGATATTGTCATATTATATAGGCTAGTACCTCCAGAAACAATATCTTTAAACATCTATTCTAATTTATTTATCTATTCTTGTAAATCAATATTTATTGGATAATATTCTTTATTTATTTTTAATCTCTAAATAAGTTCTCTCTAATTATCATATCCTTCAGATATCTAGGTAAAAGGATTTATAAATTTATGGTCTTTAGTGTTATAAAGCATAACTAAACCATTAGTAGGAGAATTTCTAGGATCTTTTATACGTACTATTCTATTATCTCCAGCCTAAGAAAGAGATTCTACATATGGAGCAGAATAAATATCAAATCCTTCAAGGGTAACTCCTAAAGCATTTATAGACTCTTCTATAGGTAAATCTTTATTATCAATAGTTTGTTGTATGTTAGCTTTGTCAGCCTATCCTAAGTGTCTATACCATTGCATTAATGCACTTGGAGTATATTGAGGATTCCCGATATTATTTATATCCTCTATTAACTTACTCTAAAATAATGTAGTTAATCTATTATAGCCATATTTATTACCATTTACAAATAAATTATAAATCATAAATATATCCTATAAATTAAATTTTCCTACTTTATAGTTTATAAGTTTATTATAATCTTCTTCATAAGATGCATACCTTAATGTAGATTCTCTAGATTTATCGATATTAAGCATATCAATATCCAAAGATAGAGCGTATCTATCTCCTTCTTTTTTTAATTGTAATCCATTAATAAATCTATTTTCAGGAAAATTCTACATTTTTTCACTATCCCAATAAGAACCATTTTTTAAAGAAGGTACTAAATATTTATGAACCCAATATTTAAAAGTAGCAATATTATCTCTACTATTCATAATAATTTCAGTATTAGACTATACTTCAATTGGATTCTAATCCTTTAATAATTCCTATCCCTAATGTAATGGAAATGAAAATGGTAAAGTTTCACTATTATTTACAGCTAACTAAATATTAGTTAAATACTACTAAATATAAGCCTAATCAATATAACTCTAAATCTAGTTAAGTTTCTTAGAATCAATATATCCTCTATCTTTACGTAATATTTCATAAAACTTTCTAACTAACTAACTTTTTGTAGACACTATATCAGTATTTACAGTAGCTGCTTTTTGTAATTCTAAATAAACTCTATACTAGTCAGAATGATTTATTACATCTAATACATTTATAGAGTCTTTTATTAAATTATAATATTCTGTAGCTAAAGTTCTATAATCAGTATTTCTAGTAGTACCATCTAATTCTTGTACCTATATAGGGGCATTTATCATATATTCATAAAAACTGAAATTTTTATAAATTCCAGCTTTTAAACTCTATGATACAATACTATATATATAACTATTAGAATAATTAGGATGTAATTCTTTTACTTTACTAAATAAAGCTTCTAAATCAGTAACTAGATCAGTACCTTGTTCATTTAAAAAACTTAGTAAAAGTTTTCCTGCATATTTAGTTTTTAAATCTTTTATTTCCTAGACACTTGGCAGTATTTCATCAAAACCTTTTATAAAATTATTGAAACGATTTTCAAACGCTAACTACTCATTCTACTGAGTACGTATTCCCTAATTCATACTAAAAAGTAACTATGCAGCCGCTGTAGTTTCTCTGGCACCTCTATGTACAGCTTTAAATCCTTTTAATTTATTAAAGAATAGCTCATCATATCTTTGTCTAAGAAGAGACTCTAAAGGTTCCTAAAACTATTTTGGAGTATCCTTCAATCTTTTATAAGTTTTAACCTATGGATCTACAGGATTATTATCATTCTCTACATAAATACCATTTATAAAATGTAATGTAGTTCCATTATCTGAAGTAATAGAAGTATCGTTTAATAATTTTATTAAAGTTTGACCTACAATAGTATCTCTTCCAGGGTCATATTTATTAATAATAGTAGGGTCTAATACATACTAAAACCAATCTTTTTGTTTATCAGGATTACTAGAAATTAACTAATCTAATACTTTCTAAACATTATTACTTTTAACTCCAATATCAGAAAACATATCAGATTTACTTAATCTGTCTACAAGTCTAACTACAGGTGAAGTCATTAAATCTACAATCTAATCTAATGGAAATCCCATTATCATAAGATAACCATGTACTCCTGCTAAATTCATACCGGCATTTATCTTATTTAAAATAAGCTCTTTAGCATTATCAGTAGCTGCGTTAAGTAACTGAGATATTAAATCAGATGGATCTGTAGCATTATTAATTAATGACTACATTAGAGGCATATATTTAGCCTCATCTTCACTAAGTGTAGTATCTATACTATCTAATAAAGTTTGTAGTTTATCAGAATATTCATTATTTTTATAAGCATTTATAAAATCTTGCTCATATTCTGAATTATTACCCTAATATATTTCTTGAATAAGAGAATTTTTAATATTAGTTAATTCCTAATTAGAACTAAGTAATAAAATAGATAATTTATTTAATCTATTATCATTATTAAAATTAATACCTCCAATAGTTTCTTTTATAACTGGAGTACCATCAGCCTTCATAAATACTCCTTCGAAAGATTTAGCGAAAGTATATAAATCTTTGTTATATTTCTCAGGATGTCTTACAATTTCATTATAATAATGTAATAAACTAAAATAAACTTTTTCTGCATTAGCTGCTACAGAAATAACATTTTTACCAATTAAGTTCTCTTCCTACAATACCCATTTAGTAGCAGGATTCCACTAAGTGTAAGTACCACTATCACTAGCTAACTATTTATCTTTTACTACTTGCTTCATACCTTCTACGTTAGTAGGACTGTATGAATCAAGTAAGTTTCTCTCATCATTCACTATAGCCTAGGTAGTCCATGATACTGCATTCTAAAAAGCTAATATTTTATTATCACCAGATAACTAAGTACTCTCATGAGTATTAATATCACTAATTAACTAATTTAATATTGGGCTAGAGTAATTTACTTCTATAGTACTATTAGGACTATAATCTATATTATCTAATACTTTATTTATAAGAGCATTTCTTAGAATAATGTTATTAGAATCATATGCTTTCTAAGCCTCTTCAGCATATCTTTCTATATTTATACCATTATTAGTTTTTATCCATTTAGAATTTCTAGGTACTGGCAATGAACAAGAAGATTCTAAAGCTTCATTAGAAGAATAATCAAATAAATCACTCCATCCAATAAATTGTCCATTATCATCAAAATTAAAACCCATTACGTAGGCTTTATCTATATCATAGTCAGCTCCCTAAAGCCATGCCTAAAAATGAGAAACGTAAATTCTATTATTATTAACCTAAGTAAATCCTATAGTTCTCATCTTCATAAAAGATTGTAAAGAAGCTGTAGGAATACGGTCAGCAACAGTATCTAAGGTTTTTTCAAAAGAAGCCATTAAATACTTTTGTTTATTTTGATAGTATTCATTTCTTGCATCTTCTAATACATCTCCAACTAAATAGAACTAATTATCAATAAACTATTTAAGATTAGGATCTTTAAAAGAATCAGATATTAATTCAGATTCTGTTTGCTAACTTTTCTAAGAATCACTAATTTCTGCTCCTAAATAAAATTTCTAATGATATATATCATTAATAATATTAGAAATAGCTAAATCATTTATACCTAAAGCTCTTAATTTATTAATGTCTACATAATAATAATTATATCTTGAATCAGTACCTTGTCCTCCCTACTAAGTAACATTATATTCTTTTACTAACTGTATGTCTCCCTCACTAGTACGTAAGCCTACTTTGTATAATAACTATTTGTCTATAGATACTTTATATAACCAAGTTAATTCACCTTCTTTTTTAGCTATTATATTACCCGAAATATCTTTTTCTTTAAAAAATACTCCTGCGTCATTTTTAATAAGAGGTTCTGAAAAACTTAAATAAGTATGTTTATTATTACCCGTAATAAAAGCTACATCATAATTACCTTTAAAGACTTTAGGCTAAAAATAATCTGCCCTACCTATCTTAGTCTGTAATAACTTTTTAGCCTCAATTAAAGATAGATTATCTACTCCAAATATTTTACTGTAAATGTTTGGCATAACATTCTCGGCTGCCTATAGTTGTTTATTCTAAACTACATAAGTCTAACCATTAATAGTAACCTATCCATTATGTAAATCATTCAGAATTTTCTAATATTCCTATTTACGCATATTAGAATTTTTTCTATTATTTCTAATACCATCAATTAAGAAAATATTAGTATGACCTACTTTATTAAAAGTACCATCAGGGTTAATAGTTCCATAATCAAATACAACACGTTCTGGAGCTAAATCTCTACCATGCATAACGTCCTAATGTAAAGATATTATTTCTGAGTTAGGATCTATTAAAGCTCCCTAAGATAATAAATATTCTTTTAAAGTTCCATTTGTATTAGCATCAATGAAATCATAATAAGTATCAATATTATCTAAAGCTATATGAGTTCTATACTTTATATAAGTTTTAGTTTTTTTATCTAAAACTTTATATACTACATCAACTACATCAGAAGGTACAAATTCCTCAAAATTAACATTACCTTTAGCTTCTTCTAACTACTACTAGTATAGTAAATAACAATCAATTATCTACTATTTTCTAATCTAATAATCTGAAGATAAAGGAAGAACTTGTAAATTATCATTACCAATAATTTGAGATTTTCTAGTCTCCTAGTCATTAGATAATGACACTATTTTATTTTTACCATTAATAACAGGACGATAATCTAAAGGATTAAATGTTCCATCAGTCATGGCTGTTATAGCATCATTATATACATCAGAACTCATGTGAGTCTCTCCACCATATTTAAATGTTTGCACATATTTAAATCCTGGAGTTAATACTAAAGCTAATCCTTTATATTTACCTTTAATTCCTTTATTATTAATTACTGTAGCTATAGATGGTAATAAACTACCATATAAAGTAGCATCGCTAAATGGAATTGCTAAATCCTTTTTTAGTTCATCACTATTAGACTTTAATACTTTAGAAATTCCTTGTAAGATTATATCTCCTAATTCAGCATCACTCTACTATGAATAGCTAGCTGCTACTAACTAACCAATGTTTTCTGTTATTTCTTGAACTTCCTAAGTAGTTAATTTTTTACCTTCATTATAAGCTTTCAGGAATTTATTAGCAGTATCTAATTCTAATTTACAAGTTTCCATAGCTAATTGCCCTAATTCATAATAGACTCTTTTTGATAGATGATGTAAATTACCGCCTTGTTCAAGAGCAGTAATAGCCTATGTAGGCTAAGTAATTTCTCCTGCATCTTTATCATGGTCAGCATCCAACTATACTCCATAATGAGTCATAGTCATAGGAACATAAGCTAATGGCTCACTATTAAACCATAAGGCTTTTGAATTTACATTTCCCTAAGCTCTTTTAGAAGCAGATTTATTAGCTAGGTAATGTATCATTTTATTTTTATAAGGCTGAATTATTTCATTATTTTCTACATAAGAAGCATTATTTAAAATCTATGCAGAAGCTATATTAGAACTCTCTGAATCTATTAAAGTATTAGTATCAATAGCTAATTCTTTACTATAAATTCCGCCTAAAGCTCTATGCAATTCATATACTGAATTTATAGTTTCTATATTTTCATCTTTTTTGGCAAGTCTATTATTATATTCTTCAGGGGTTATTTTTTCCTAAGTAGTGGCATCAAATATTTGATATTCCGTATGAAGAATGTCGTTTATTATATTACCATTTATATCCACATCATATTCTAATGTATAATATAAATTATTTTTAGTATCATAATTTAAAGAATCAATCTTCCTATATTGTCTAGGTCCAGACTCATAATATAAGTTTTCAAACTCATACCCTATATCATTTACTAAATTTAGTTTAATATCATTACCAAATTTTATTGAAGACATCTTCTTAAATATATTGGTAAGTTTTATTTCAGAATTAGAAGACATTCTCATTCTTTCATTAGTAATAGCATATGTGGCATGTTTCCATAATACTACAGAACCTGTTCTATTATCATAAGCATGTCCAATAGTTTTCTTATCCATACCTATAGTCTATCCTCCTAAAGACCAAGATTCAAATACAGCTTGTATAGGATTAATAAAGGTAGAACCATCCATAGCATCAATATCTCCATCTTTCTACCCTTTAAAGTTCCAAACATGTGCTCCAATATCTTCTATAGTAGCAGCATTTATGTTCCTGCTAATACCTTGCTAAGTTCCTAACATAAATGGAATCATAGTAGCAGATACTATATTAGCACGTTTATTACTAGTATTCCATAAATTAGCTTCCTATGCATGAAATAATGTTGGAACATTTTCAGATAAAAATTCCATATTTTGAATAGCGCTATTTTTAAAATCTATAGACATAGCTTTAGATTTTATATCCTATAAACGTCGTCTTTCCTAATTGTCTTCAGAAGAATTTATTCTTTGAGTAATATCACTAATGAAAGCTCCCTTAGCAGAATTATAATCATTATATTTTAATGGGTCAGATAATTCAGTTCCTAACATAGTATATCTCATATTTCCTGATAATAAATTATCAACGCTAAAGAAATACTCTAACATAGGATTTAAGATTATTTTACTAGCATTTCTTGGGAGCTAAGAATCAAATAATAAATCTGTACTTTTACCATTTTCATCAATAGCTTTACCAAGAACCATATAATCTCCTCTTGTCCACTATCCTAAATTCCATTCTTTAGTATTGCCTTCACTATCAGTATACTATCTCCAAGATTTCAAATTATCATTTTTAAAAAAATTATTTGCTAATTCTAAAGCTGGTAAAGATTTAATTATAGGAGGATAATCTCCATCAGGATCTATATTAATAGTTTGAGTAAGTCTTACTTTAAATCCTTTTTTAAGTAAAGTATCAAGAAAACTTGCCTTCTCCATCTACCATCTATTAATAAAATTATTAGGTTTGAACTACTAACTTCCTAAATATACAGCTAAAGGATTTAAAGTAACTTTGTCTTTATTTTTTATATAATTTACATTAGAATATAAATCTACTCCAGCCTACTGTGCCATTTTGATTAAATCAGTTTCTTTTAAACCTTTTTCAGCCTAGGCTAATACCTAAGCAACAGTAATATCCTATCCTAAATCATTCTAATATAATATAGTCTCTGGATCCGTTTTTAATAAAGTAGAAGTAGTAAATGTACGACCATCTACCTAAATAGTAGGATTTGAAGGTACAGAAGTAGCCCATTTATCAAATATTTTACTAGCTTCTAAGAGCTAATCTTCTGACATATCATAACCTATATGATACAAGCCATCAGTTCCCCAACCTTTAACAGTATTATCTCCGGTAGTTAAAGGAAATGAAGGGAATCGCTATCTATTAATAGCATTAGTTAAATCATATAAAGTATTATTTAAAGAACGTTTATAAAACTATCCAATAGATGCTATATAAGATTCTTGAATATCCTGTTTAGTAGCCTTATTTAACTAGAAAGGAGTTTCTGTATTAACTATATTTACTCCAGCTTTTATAGGATATATAAAATCAGAAGTTTTATCAGAATAATCAGCTGGCTTTATAGATATATAAGGATTTGATTCATCAAACAAATGAGAATAAAAATTATCTATAATACCGTGATATAAGAGTTCTGCTGAACTCATATTTTTTAATTGCTTAGATTTACCATATGCATCTACAGCTTCCAAATCTAGTCTTGGTTCCATAACTAAATTTGTTCCACCAATTAAATTATTTACAAATAATAACTATGAAGAGGCACTAGTTCTTGTTTCCTATCCTTTATATCTACTTTCAGAATTTACCTATTCTCTTAATAATTCTTGAATATTATTACCAATAGAATATTGTCTATAATTAGGTATTTTAAATCCTGAAGCATTAGACGTTACTGCCGATACATTAGTTCCTTCAACAATTTTTTTAGATTGTCCAAAAGAGAATAACCAATTATCAAGATAAGCATTAGCAACTCTAAATACTGTACCAATTTCTCCAGGTCTAGCAATAGAACCTCTAGTAGCTTTTAAATTTATATTATTATATGTATCAGGTAATAATGTATTAATATTAGGATCATAAAAATTAGATATAGATAATTGAGAAGCTGCTGCCTATGGATATCTCTTTACAAAATCATTATAATATCCTACTAAATGTTTTACTATTTCATTACGTACAGCTGTTACTAACATACCAGTAAACCCATTATAAGTACCAGAACCAAAAAGTTTCTACATTTGGGTATACTATTTTAATAACTAAGCTTTAGATACAGTTTTTAAACCAAGAGAATCTTCTATAAAATCAAACATTTCTGTAAATCTACTATCAATACTTCCATTAATAATAGCTTTTTCATTAAAATCTCCTCCTATATATTGACTAGTAACATCTTCTCTCTAATTACCATTCAACTTAAATATATATATATCTAAATTACTAGAATTAGTTGATAAGATTCCCTAAAGATTAGTTTTTTTAGTATTAGGTCCTACAACTATTAATAAATTACCATGTTTAATCTAATAAGTATTAGGCACAATTACTCCAGCGGGATTTGTATAATCTATTTTACCAGAAGTATCACAAACAACCATAGAGTCATTCATAGTTGTAACAGTTTCATTCTAGTTATTAATAACTTCTGTAGTATTTAAAGTTTCTCTATTATAATTAAATTTATCTTTAACAGTTACCCTAGAGCTAACTCTATTACCTTCATTTACAATATAAACTTGTTGATAATTCATAGGGTCTAATGATACTAAAGAAGTTACAACACAATCTAGTATTGTGGCTTTATGTGTAACCCTTCCCAGTTGTTTTTCAAATAATCCATCTTTAGAAAATCCCCACTATTTTATAGAATGTAATATATCCTACTCTCTCTATTCAAGTTTACCTATTAAATCTTCAATATGAGGCTCTTTAAATATATCATATAATAATTTATTTGAATTATCTCTAAATGTTTGGGCACGCTGTTTTAATGCAGTTAAATACGAATTATTAGTATTAGCTAATTCTTGTCTTAGATGAGTAAAAGCCTCAATAGCTGATATATCGTCTATAAATTGAGACTCATCTTCATTATTAGAATTAATATATGGAATAATTTTAAACAAAGATTTAGACATCTAAGAAATATTAGTAAGTCCATTTATTAATTCATTATCTGACCAACTTTTACGTAAAGAAGATTCTCCCTTTAAAGTATAAGGCATATTTCTTTTAGTAAAACTATGATTAGCATTACCCACAACCTTTAAATCTTTACCTATAATTTCTTTGATATCATCATCAAAATTTATAAGATTAAAGTAAGCAGCTATAGCATTTCTATATTCTTCATCTGAACTTAAAGAACTTTTAAAATCTTTAGTATAAATTTTATGTTTAAAAGCTTCTAAGGTATCTTCTACTTTAGAGTTATATCTCCAAGTATTTTTGTTATTAGCTTCAGTATACATATCTAATTTTTCTGTTCCTCCAGTTAAATATGAACTAATAGTACGCATCCACTAATTTTTTAACTTAACGATGTTACTATTAATAGCCCATTCATTAGAGTTTAATTCATATCCATTTGGAGCTATAAATACAGATTTAATAGTATTTCTAGTTAAATCAAATTTTCTTAATTTGTCATAACCTTTATTATTTTCATAGGCTATATTTAAAAGTTCTTTATTAGTAACTACTAGTTCTTTCTACTAAGCTTTAATAGTAGCTAATATCTATTGTGTAGATGTATCTATACTCTATTCCTAAGATATAGATTCATCCTATGATGTAGCAGGTAATTCAAATATTTTCAATAATTTATTTAAATCATCTCCTTTAATATTTTCAAATTTATTAGCAAGTAAATTTATCTATTGCTGTACCGCTTTTAAATGGATTTTATCTTCCTAAGTAAGTGCCTTACCCTCTTCGGGTAAGTACACTACATTAGATATAATTTGCATTAACCTAGCATCATTATTTTTTAAATTTTTCCATTGTCTAGAGTCTAAATTAATTAAAAATTTTATTAGGGATTGTTTTGACTCAATATTGTCAATACCTGTTATTTTTATAAGTTCTCTACAAGCCATTTATTATACTAAATTAATAGAACAATTTTCATAATCTATAATATTATCTATATATTTTCCTTCTAGCTATAAACCATCAGTATATGTAGCACCTAATATTTCTTCAATTTTACTTTTCATATCTTCTATAGAAGATAAATTCATAAAACTATCTCTAGATAATTGGAACTCGTCATTCATACCAACTTCATCATAAGCCGTTGTATCTAATAACTCATCATATATTTTACTCAACACTTCTTTATTCTTAATAGCTTCTTCTATAAGCTTTTTCTTTTTACTAGAATCATCGAAATTTAATTTATATTCTTCTACTATACCATCATTATTTACAATATAATAATTTTTTGGATTATGTTTATCTTTAAAAATATTTTTAGTTTCTCCAGATTTAAAATCAAAACCCTATATAATATCTTCAGGATTATAACGAATATATTTTAAATTATCGTCTTCTAAATATATTAATGGAGGCGTCTAAGAATAACTACCAAGTGAAGTATTATCTTCTGCAGATACTTTTAAGTTATGAGCAGTCATAGCCTCCTAAACAGTAGAATAACTTCCAGTAATTACTCCAATATTTTTAATATTATTAATTTTTTTAGTATCTTCCGAAATTACAGTTTCTGTAGGCTATTCTTTAGTAATTGTATCAGTACGTTTTTCTAAAGATATATCAGCTAAAGGAATAGGAATAACATCTGACATATATAAACTATTTATATTATTAGTTCCTGATGTATTTCTTACTTTTCTAAAATAAGCAGTTCCTCTATCTGCCAAGCTCTTTTTATATAATAATTCTGATCCCTATTCATAATCTACTCTAGGATATGTCCATATACCCCATCTAAATGGAGCAGTAGATTCTCTGAAAACTTTAGGATCTTGAACTTTAGTAGTACCATGAAATATTAAATCTACAATATTAGTAAATTCTGTAGTGCTTCCTATATCTTGACCTGCTTTTATTAAATCCTACATTGGTAATACTTTTATCTGGGACTTACCCTCAGAGTCAGTATATTTATATTTATATTTATTGGAATCTCTATTCCAAAGTTTATTACCTTGAGGAGACATAGCCATTGATACAAATCTATAATTTTTAGTTAATATCATTGGAACTATTTTAAATATACTCCAAGGTTTATACTAATTATTTTTAGCTTCTGCTAATTGCTATTGAGATTTAATTACATCTTGATCTAATTCTATTAATACTGTACGTTCGTTTCCATCAGTATTATAAGTAGGGAATGCAAACTAATATCTTCTATTATTTTCCTAGTAATCTCTTAAGGAATGCATAAATAATTTACGAATATCATTAGTCCTACCTTCTTTATCAAAAGTTATATAATTTAATTCATCAAACTCAGAAGTAGTACCATCATTATTAAGAGCTTTTAAATTAATAAAATCTTTAAATGGAGCTAAAGCTCCTTCTACTACTTTAAGCATTTGTCTCATATATTCAGGAGTAGCATATATATAACTTTTTAATTTATTAGGATCAGATTCTTTTAGATTTCTCTATTCTTTTATAAATTCTTGTCTAAAAGTTTCTACCACTGGAGCATCATCATTCCAATTATAAACACCATTGGTATATTTAAAAAAGGCATCATTTCTATCTTTTTCATCCCATCCTATATAATAACGAAGATTTTTATTTTTTAGTCCTTCTGGATTTAATCTTCTAAACTAATTATATATATGTAAATCATCATTAGGATTAATCTATAAAGCACTAAGTACTCTTTTTAAATTAGCTCTAGTATTCCATAAATGTGCATACATTCTAAGTCCTAACTAAGTCTAGTCCTATGGATATTTATTAGCACTCTCAGTATCAGTAGCTTTTAATGTGTACATATCCTACCATACCTAATTAGTTAAATCCTAGAAAGATAATCCTCTGTGAGTAGGTACTATCATACGTACTTTCATTCTATCAAGATTATCCTAGTTAGTATTTAATTTATTGCTGCAATACATTTGAACTAATTCCTCAGTACTCATATTAGGTAAACTAGATACTAAATATACTACTTGACCTTCCATTTTAGGATTTACTCCTTCTAGTTTATTAGCTCCTCCCATATATACAATAGGTTCAGAAACTGATAAATATCCTCTATCTTTTAAGGCAGCTTTATTTATAGTATCAGCATCTCTTAAAGTTCCTTCAGTAGTACCCTTAAAAGTCTCTCCATTAATAGTACGTTCCCATCTCCACGTTTGCTATAGTCTAACTTTCTAAAATGGAATCTGAGAGTTAGTATGTTTTAATAAAGTTATTAAGTTTTTAGGAGCATTTATTTCTCTCTATCTTCCCTCATCATATATAGCTTTAAACTATTTTACATAATTATCATATGCTGGTAATAATTCTTTATGGTCTTCAACATATTTAGAATAAGCTCCATTTATATCAGGGTTAGGTAAACTTCCTAATGTAATAGTATTAGTTACTGTATTACCATCAGGATCAATAGCCTACCACTTAGCTTCTACAACTGCTACTATCTATTCTCCATTATAATTAAAAGATACTTCATCATTATTTAAATCAGAAAATCCTACTAGAGTATCTGTATCTTTTTTCTTCCTTAAAGTTATATAATATTTTAAATTTTCAAAAGTTTCTGGAGAATTAAAATATTGACTTATTTCTGGATGGTTAGCTAAGAAAATTTCTCCATCCCATCTTTCATTAGTATCAGTTCTTCTTACCTACATTAAAGCATATTTTAATGTAAGTAATTGTCTCACTAAATGGTCTTTTTCTTTACCCTCTGATATAACTTGACTAGCATTATTAAATCTTGCTACGACTCCTATATCAGATAATTCATTAGAAGTAATATCTTGAAGCCACTCCTTTTTAGAACTTCTTTTTAGTCCTAATAAACTAAAATTACCATAACATCTATCAAAACTGTTTTCATTAGGTGCACTTTCTATAGATTCTAAAGTAAAATTTGAAGCCTATTTATTATCTTTATCTAAAGATTTTTTATCAGTAGGAGTAATATCCAAATCTTGAACCATATCATCTAAATCTGCCATATTATAATAAGTAACAGTTTCTACAGAAGGAGAATTACTAGTACTAGCATTTGTCGTACTAGTAGAAGTTGTATTAGTTGAAGGATTAAAAGTATAACTATTTAATTCTTCTAATAAACTATTTCTTCTATCATTAGCATACTAAGAAAAATCTGTAGTATCTCCAGTATAAAATTCTTCAGTACTAGTAAATCCTGAATTAGGAGATATAATAACTGCTCCCTTTATACCTCGACTTATTAAAGTATATAATTCTCTAGAGCTATTTAATAAATCTCCTACTGCTGTATCATCATATTCCCTAGTTTGAGCTTTAATATTTCCTTCGTATATTAAATAATCAAATTCCTATCCTTGTAACTCTTTAATATTATTAAATTTTATAGCTGTAGGAATTTTACTAGTAATATCGTTAGGTCCAATATAGGCTATTTTTTTAGGAGTATCCTGTGGAATCATATCCCACTAATTAAATGAATCAGTGATTATAGTTCCATGTAATTCTCCTGAAGAATAACTATATCTAGGAGAATAACTTTTAATAGCATTACGAGCCTAAACATATTTATCTTTAGGCATAACATCATTTATTAAAGTTCTTACCTACTAAGTTAGTCCATATAATAATTTTGTATCAGAAGATTGCTGTATATTACCATTACGTAGTGAAATAGCTAATCTAGGAGTTCTTAAACAAAAAGCATTATCAGTGTCTATATTAGCAATCATTTTATCAGTAGTATATCCAGACTAAGTATCGTCTCCTAAACCTAATATAAATATATCATTCTTTTTAGCCCACTTATTTATTAAGGCTAAATCCAAAGTACTGAAATGAGTTATCTCATCTATAACTAAAATTCCAGAATCATGATTTTTAACATCAGCATTACTAATTAAAGATTCTACATTATCAGTACTACTTAAGTTATTAAATTTTCCATTTAAATCTTTATATTTAGCATCATCTATAACTAAAGATAATAACTATTTAGCATTAATTCCGTCAGTAACTCCTAAGGATTTATTTAATCCAGTTACTTGAGTATCAGTAGGTCCTGCTACTATTATATGTTTATTTTTAGCATAATCAGTTATATATTTAGCTACCACTGAAGTCTTACCTGAACCTCCGATACCACTAATAAATAATAATCTATCAAGTATAGGTACTTTAATATCTGATTTCTTTTTTATTCTATTTATTACAGAAGATACTAAAGAAGGATTATTTATAGCGGCAATACCTATTCTTGCTAAATATAGCTAAGCATCTATTGGTACTATATTATCATATTTATCTACTTCTTCTTTTATAAAAGATAAATAATCATCAGATTTTACTCCTAACGTAGCTAATAAATAAGTGATTTTATCATAGTTATTAAAAGTAGTATAAGAAACAGTCTAATCTAGATTTGTAGTTTCCTATTTATTTATATTATCTATGAACTAATCAAATATAGCATTTACATCATATCCCTAAGCTTTATATTTCTAATAATTTTCATATAATAAAGCTTCTATATCTTTTAAGTCCATATCTGGTGAATAACCTTCTAATAGATTTACGCAATTACTTTGCATGCTTCAAAATTATTTCTATTTGAGTTAAAAAATTCTTTTTTAGTCTAAGTAAATTTTTCCTTAGCCTAATCAAACTATCCTATTATATTTCCTTGATTTATATTAGATATAAAAGGTAAAGAATAACTATTAGGATCTATCATATTTAAATATTTTCCTATTTCTATCTAATATATGTTAGCATAGTTCTCGTCGATTTCAGCTAAAGGATTTGCTTTTATTTTATGCTCTTGATTAAATCTATTTATAGTTTTATTATGACCATAAATATTAGTTAAATCCTAATCTGTAGAAGCTGCACGCATGTACGTAGAAGCAAGATTTAAAACAGTCTATACTTGTTGTAAAGATTGCATTTCTTGCCCAGTCAATTGAAAAGTATTAATATCATCATCGTCTTCAAAATGTTGATACATTTTCTAAATTACTGATTCTACATTTTCATTATATACTGGTAAATGCTTAGCTAATTCTACTATAGGATTCGGCAATGATTCTGTTAATCCTGCCAAAGTTTGATATAATAAATTACTATTTATACTCTTTTCAGCATTATCAAGTACTTCTTTAGCAAAAGCTTTGTAACTATCATTAACTGATTTTCTAGCATCGTCAAAATTACCATTTTTATTAGTAATTAATGGCTATAATTTAATTAAAGATTGTATAGAATTATTAGAAACATCTTTATTTTCCTATAACCAATTTTCAATTAATTCATCAGTAATCTATTCTCCATTAGCTATATATTTATAAGGATTTATATATTGTAAATTATACTACTGATCGGTTTTAGGGTCAACATATTTAGAATTTTCTATAGAATTTTCAATTCTATCTACAGTATCCTTTCCAAATACTTCTGTTAATATATATTTATAGGACTTACCTTGATAACGAGAATCTGATCCTCTATAAATATTGTCTAAACCTATAGAAGCTAATCTTAATAAATTCTGTATTTTCTCTATTTTAGTACCATCAAATTCGGGTAAGGCATCCTCATTTATAACCTTCTAATTCAATAAATCAGTTACTACTATATTACTAAAACTATCTGTATTAGTATTAAATAAAGAAGTAAATGGTATCATTACATTTAAATACTCATTATATTCATAATCAGGATGGATAAACTACCCATATAATTTACCAAAATACTAATCAATTTTTCCTAGGCCTTCTTTAGTACCAATAATAGCAGTTCTAAGAGATTCTATATCATTACCTTTATAATCTTTTAAAGAATCTCCCGATAATTCTTTTATTAAGTTATCTTGCTATACTGAAAAATTAGTTAATACTACATTCTTTCTAATATCCTTAATTCTAGCAGCTAACATAGTTTTAATCTATCTAGAAGTAATTGGATCTAATATATGAGTATTTACAAAATTAACTAAATCCTATAATTTCTATTCAACTTTTGTATTTATTTCTTGTTTTCTTTGTTCTTGTCGTATTTTATAATCCTAAGCAGATTCTCCTTCTTGCTATTTTGATTTAGCATATTCTTCATCAGATTCATACCACTATTTGTTTTCTAGATGATTAGCATTTTGATACCAATCTATTCCATCTTTAAATAATTCCTAGACTTCTTTCTAATAGCTATCATAATTCTAAGACTACTACGCCATCTACTATAAATAAGGATCGATTTTCTATTGCCAATCTTTAAATAATTTAAAAGATTCCTATAAATCAAGAGGCTATGCATTAGCCTAATAAGTCTAATAATCAGCTTTATATTGTTCTATTTCTGGCTAAGTTAATTTGTCTACAGTTAATCCATGCTAAGTATTATACAACCAAGAATTAAAATCATAAGTTCCAAAAGTAGAAGATATAATAGGATCTATACCAAACATTAACATTTCAGTATAATATGATGAATTTTCAGGAGATTCAAAATTTAATAACTCCTATTTTTTATTATTTAAATAATCCTACCAAGCTGCTACATTCTAATTACGTTTAGCTTCTTCTCCACTATTATGACGTTCTGTAGAGTCTAATAAACGTGCTTCTCCTAGCTTATCGATTAATTCTTTAGAACTACTAGCAGTAGCTAACTCAGGAATTAATTCTTTTGGAATTTCTCCATTTTTAGCTGATGCAGCTACTTCTAAACCTTTTTGAGCTATAACTACTTGTTGTGCTAATTTCTACCAAGTCTATTGGTAACGTGTAATATAAGATTCTTCTTGTAAATATCCTTGTAGATTTCTAAAGATTTTATCCTACATTATCATTTGATTAAATAAGTCTTCATCAGATTTATTTAAATTATTATCATCCATAATAGTTTGGTAAGAACGAATCTAATTAGTAAGTCTTTTAGCAATATAATCATTTATTGATAAATCTCCATCAACAGTGATATTAACCTACTAACCTTCACTATCTGTGGTGGCATTAGTTGCTGATATGGTAGTACTACCAAACTGTCCTTTCTTACGCATTTGTTCTATAGTATTAACCATATCTTCAGCTTTACCTTCTCTAGTTAAATATAACATATTACCAGAGTCTTTATTTATATGGAAATTATTGCCCTATAAAACGCCAACTCCATAAAACATACCTCCACCAAGAGTACCTCCAATAAAGCTCATTCCATATCTAGAGAGTAATTGAGCTATATTATATCCGCCTTTTCCTTCCCCATTAAGATTTTGATCATAATTAAAAGCACCAACGTTAGCCTGTGTGGTTATTCCAAAGTTATGAAGCATTTCATAAGTAGCTTTAGACATATCGGTTACTAATTCTTCAGAAACTTCTTCAAGACCTTCACCTATAGCTTTACCTACTGCACTAGTAGTATGATATTTTATATCATCAGCATAATCCTATAGAACTTTGACCATTTTGTTTCTTCCGGATAATATAAGTTTTTTAAACTTATTAGTGTTTTCTGGAATATTTTTAGTAGAAATTCCTAAAGCTTTAGCCCAATTTTCTTTTTCACCAAGTAAAGCAGTTCTTATTTGGCGCATATCATTTTTAGCTAATTCATCAAAGAACATTTCTCCAATACCTAGTCTATCTACAGTATACATACCTAAAGTAGATCCTAAAGCTACTGCAGCAGCTTCTCTAGGAGTAGCGCCTGCGTCTAACATACTTTGATATACATCAGTATTAGAAACTAATGCCATATAAGCTAATGAAGCATTAGCACCTAATCTATTTAATTTTTCTATTCTAGGTTTATATACGTCAAAAGTTTTTCGTAAAGCAGCAGAACCTATAGATGTCTATTTCCAAGCATCTCCAACTGCTTTACCTTCCTACTCTAGTATTTTAGCTATCTAGCCTTCTTCCATTCCATATAATGATAATGCTTTATACTTATCTTCAGCAGTATTAGCATTATTTAATACGCTCTATAATTTAGATTCATATAAAGCTTTAGCTTCTTCTTCAGCTACTTTACTTAAATCCTATTTTCCAGTTATTAATTTTTTAGTCCAATTAGCTACAGCTTTTTGCTAGCCCCATTGTGTAGCTACATCTCCCATCATATTAAACACTCCTTCCCAAGTCCACATAGCACTCTACCCAGCATCAGAAACACTTCCTGACATAGCAGTAGCTCTACCTTGTAAAGAGTTAAGAAACTAACTATTAGCTGGTTTATCTGAGAACAGAGACTTTATCATACCATATAACATAGGAGTAGTTTTAGCTAGTTCTCTCACTACTAAACCTGCACTATAAGCTTCTCCAACATATGGAACAGCTAAAGGTAACACAGAAGCCACATTTTTTAAAATAGTTTCTGTTACACTTTTATCCATATCATCAGAATCAATAAAATCATATTTATTTAAAGAAGATGCTTCTGATGTTACTATATCTCCCATTGATAAAACCTATTTAGTAGCAGGATTTCTACCATTTAAAGTTTCATAATAAGGTTTGCCATTGGAATTTAATTTTATTTCTCCTTTAGAGTGCTTTAATTTTTTCCCTGAAATTGGGTCAATACTTTCTCCATCAGAATCGTATGTAGCTAATACTAATGGGTCACTAAATATTTGTTTAATATATTTAATAGGGTTAGAAAATAAAGATATACTATCAGGTGTTTCGTTTAAAAATTTTCCAGTAGATGAATCAAATATATTCTAACCTTGAGCAATTTCTCTAGTACTTTTACTCTATTTACTTATTTCCTAAAAACCACTAATACCAACACCCTAATTAGTT